TTCGTCCTGTCGAAGTTCAGAGTTTTCAAGAGTTTGTCCAATTGTTTGGCGAACCAATTCCCGGTGATGGCAGCGGAGATGTCTGGCGTGACGGCAATTATACCTCTCCAACATATGCCGCTTATGCAGCAAAGGCTTTCCTTCGTAATGGTGGGCCTTTGACGTTTATGCGCCTCCTTGGCGATGCTAATTCTTCTGCAAACACCGCTGGTCTCGCTGGTTGGACAATGGGGTCTGTTGGCAGAGGGGCAAGCCACGGCGGAGCATACGCTCTTATTGTGGCCCCAAGTGGCAGCGAGGCAGATGCAACCCATACATTCGCACACGGATATAACACAGGATCAGTGGCAGCAATATTCTATGCTCGACCCGGCAGCGACACAGCTTTCAAGCTCTCTGGTTCTTATATTGGTTATGACGGTTCTCTTGCTGGTCAATTTGCACATGGTACTTCCTCTGCTGGCGCATTTTTGAAGACCAATTCGAGCAACAACTTTGTAATGGAGATTGCAACCACCGCGGATCTTAGTTCCGGCACCGCAGCAACTGCAACAATAACTTTCTCTGATACCGATGGCGGCAGTATCGACAATAATCAAGACATAACAATCACATCTGCAGCTGGGACTACTATAACCTATACCACCAAGGCCGTCACCACCGTTGCAAACAACGAATTTGCTAGCGGCGGCGGTTTTGATGATAAGGCTGAGCAGTTGAGGTTGTGTATTATTAATGCATCCGGTCACGATGGCGAGATTCTAGTCACGCGAGCCGACAATGTTTTAACACTGACTCAGCGAGATGTCGGCACCGATGGTAATACCACTATAACAGAAGACATCACAGATTGCGCTGCAAGCGCCGCCTTCACTGGCGGAGCCGACGGCGTATATAAGAAAGTTGAGTTCAACTTTGACAAAAATTCAGAAAAGTTCATTCGCAAGGTGTTTAACACCGATCCTACAAAGACCAACAGCAGCCTAGAATCAACAGTTGAGCCATATTTCTTGGGTCAAACAAATGAGCGTCTTCTCGCTCAGCCTGAATCGGGTTCGACAGTGTCCTCCATGGCCTCTAGTAACGCTATGTACGGAGCGATTATTCCAATAAGAACCAATTCCGGCGATTATGAAGGCGGAGTCAATCAACAGGCTTACTCTGCGGCATCCTCTGGTTGGATTCTCAGTCAGGCTACAGAGCAATTCTCTGATTACGACTATACACGATCGACAAAGCAGCTTTTTAAGGTACATGCCCTAGAAGAGGGCGAGTGGCCGATGAGAAATGTAAAGATCTCAATTGAAAGCATTAGACCACCTTCAAACCAGTCGGCCGACCCATACGGCTCGTTCTCTCTTCTTGTGCGCCAAGCATCAGATAGTGACCACCGACCTCAGGTTCTTGAGAGGTTTGATAACTTAAACTTGAATCCAGACTCAGCAAATTATATTCTCCGAAGGATCGGGGATCAGTATGCTCAATGGGACTCTACAGAGAGAAAGCTTATACTTGTCGGCGAATATGATAATATTTCACGATACATAAGAATAGAAGCTAGTTCTGATCTTTCTGCTGGCTCACTTGATGCCTCATTGCTTCCATTTGGATTCGTTGGCCCACATCAGCCTCTACCAATGCATTTTGTTAGTGGCACCACTAATGCCGCAGCAAATAGTATTTCAAAAGTTCATACCGGCAGTGTGGCATATGCGACTGCAAATTCACATACAGCATATACCATACATAACGGTGCCACCGGCATCGGTGCCGCACCAAAGCGCTTTGGCGACGGCAACGGGAACCATGTTGTACTGTACAGCGCACAAGCATACAACGTCAACATTCAGGAATCCGACACTGCCGGAAACGGTGGCGGAGGCCTCACTAATACTGACCCTCAAGGGAGAGTAAAGTTCATTTGGCCAACAATGCCGCTGAGAATAAGTTCATCAGTAGGTAATTTTGCCTCATCTGACTCTAATTACTTCGGCATAGATACAGCAGCATCAGCTGGCTCTAGAGATCACGATGTTGCCTATGCTGATTATTTGAGAAAGCTACCCGGAGCCATGTCGGACAGTACAACTGTTGTTGCGGCACCAACTTTCCACTTTTCGATTGATGAAATCGGACCAGACCATGCACATTATGGAACTCACCTAACTTGGAGATCCGGCTCTGCTCAATATCCCGATGAAGACGATATTCGCTCATATTCTGCAGCAAGTGGTTCTTTTTATCTGCTTACTGGTTCCGGGCCAAGGGTTAAGGGTTTCACCCTGCCTCTTGCTGGCGGTAACAGTGGTTGGAATATTCTCGAAAGAGATCCGCTTCGCCAAGGAGACGAACCTACAGGCGCTTTTCAAGGCGCTCAGGGCGGAACAACAACAAATGCAGAACTAGACAACTCAGTATACCACACCCTCAGACGCGCTGTGGACACAGTGGCAGACCCAGAATATGTAGATTATAACGTATTGACTGCCCCGGGCATCATTAACACGACTATTACGGATAGGATGCTTGACATATGCGACTCAAGGGCCGACGCTTTGGCTCTTATCGATCTGCCAAGCGTTTACACCCCCAAGTACTGGGCAAATAGTGACACGACATATGCAAGCCGCAGAAAGAGTGTAGACACCATGGTTGAAACACACCGTGCTAGAGGGTTGAACTCAAGTTACGGCGCTGCATACGCACCTTGGGTCAATATAGTCGAAGGATCAAAGACCTTGTGGGTACCGCCTTCAGTGGTAGCTCTTGGCACCTTCGCTAGCAGCGACGCACAATCGGCACCATGGTTCGCCCCTGCAGGCTTCACTAGGGGTGGCCTATCAGAAGGTTCTTCGGGCCTTAGTGTTGTCGGCGTCACACATAAATTTACAAGCAGAGATAGAGACGACCTTTACGATGTGGATGTAAACCCCATTGCGTCTTTCCCTGCTGAAGGCATCGTAATCTTCGGACAGAAGACGCTTCAAGCCTTCGATTCAGCAGTTGACAGAATCAATGTTAGAAGATTGATGATCTTCGTGAAGAAGAGGGTATCATTCATTGCATCAAGGTTATTGTTTGACAACAACGTAGAAGCAACTTGGAACAGATTCAAGAGTCAGGTTGAGCCTCTTCTCGGTTCGATTAGATCCGGCGGCGGCCTTAGCGACTTCAGAGTTGTGTTGGATGAAACAACGACAACACCTGATCTGGTAGACAGAAACATCATGTACGCAAAGATTTTCTTGAAGCCAGCACGTGCTATTGAGTTTATTGCAATTGACTTTGTTATCACAAGGTCAGGCGCATCTTTTGACGATTAAACAAAAATAAAAAAGATTTCTTCTACTAATTACAAGAGAAGACATCCGATTATAACAGGAGAACATAAAAAATGGCATTTTGGAGCGACCCGGGGATTGAACCAAAAAGAGCGTACCGCTGGAAGGTACAGGCAGATGGCCTTATCGGTGGTAACTACTGGATTGCTACCAAGGTCGATAAGCCTTCTTTTAAGGTTGGAGAATATTCACACAAACTCTTGAATCACACTTTCTATTACCCCGGTAGAGTTGAGTGGGATCAGTTAACAATGACGATCGTAGATCCGGGTGGCCTTGGCCGCACAGCTGGCGTCGATGAGGCCGATCTTGACATGGCTAAGCAACTGATGAAAAACCTTTACGGCTCAGGATATAGAGATCCTGATTCCGCAGGGGTAGCAGATTCAACGGTTTCCAAAATCAGCGCAGTGGGTTCGTTGGGTAACTTAATTATTACACAGCTTATTCCTAGTAACGATGTTAATCGCGTCAACATGAGAACGGGCGACAAGTTTACTCTTAATAACGCTTGGATCTTGGACGCTAAGTTTGGTAGCCTTGATTACTCTTCTGAGGAAGCTGTAACAATTGACTTGACAATCCGTTACGATTGGGCTAAACTAGAAGGTGTGAATGAGCCTTAATTTAATTAGGCTTAAGAAAGCGAGGAATAATGAGAAACAATAAAGAGCGCATGGGCGCACCATCGAGTGCCCCAGCGCCTACTTCCGCTGTCTTAGAGGAAGCAAATCAAGAAACAAAGCAGTTTTCTTTTGTTAATCCCACAGAATTTGTAGAAATACCATCGTCTGGAAGGTTTTATCCTGAAGGTCATGCTCTACATAACTGTGAGACAATCGAAATCCGCCACATGACAGCAAAAGATGAAGACATCCTTACTTCACAATCTTTGATTAAAAAGGGCGTAGCAGTAGACAGGATGCTTTCGAACATAATTGTCGATAAAAATATAAATATAAAGGATTTATACCTTGGAGACAAGAATGCACTCTTGGTCGCAGCAAGGATCACTGGCTATGGAGCAGAATATTCTGCAACAATTTCTTGCCCAGCTTGCGGAGCGTCAACTAAGAATGCATTTGATCTACAGGAGGTTCTAGATTCTGGAACTTCCCATGACTTAGATACAATATCATCAGATGGTACCTTTACAATAAACCTTCCAAAGCTTGATGTTGGAGTGCAGGTCAGAGTTCTGACCGCTGCCGACGAGCAGAGGATGTTGAGCCTATCAAAGAGAAAGAAGAAAGATGGACTTGGCGAGACGCCATGGACGGACCAATTGAGAAACATAATCGTCTCAGTCGAGGGGGTAGACGACCCCAAGGTACTTTCAGCTTTGATTGAGAACATGCCAGCGTTTGATTCACGCCACTTAAGAAACGAATACCAGAGAAACTGTCCAAATATAGACATGTCGCAAAACTTCAACTGCCAAGAATGCGGGGCGGTAGAGGAGGTATCGGTGCCACTAACGGCAGAGTTCTTTTGGCCTAGGTAGCAAATATATGGAATCTGTCTATGAACAGTTTTTCTATTTGAAGTATTACGGTAGTTGGAGCTTCTTAGAAGCGTACAATTTGCCAGTGGGTCTTCGTAGATGGTTTGTGGAGAGGTTGTCAAAACAACTCACCGATGAAGCAGAAATGCATAAGAAAGCTTCCAAGTCATAATTGACTGGATCAGTTAACAGTGTGTATTTTCTTTCCTATATCCTAATTATTAGAAGAAGTCTTTTATTGAGAGGTACACCATTTGGAAGATCTAAAGGAAGATAAGATATCTGAGATAGTTCTAGATCTAAACATGGGGCACTCTGGTCGTGTTGACGAGAGCGTCTTAGCTTGGTTTGGAGGTATTGTCAAGACCATTTTGGGCAGAGCACTTGGTATGCCTGAAGACTTACCGATAAAGATTAGAGGAAGCCAATCACAGGTGGATAGTTTCACCAAGGCTTTAGCCGCAGAAAAGCGATATCTTGAGGCATATAGAGATTACGGCCTCGATAGTGCAGCGACTTACAAGACCCGACACACACTTGATGCTGCTGTCAAGGGATTCGAGCGTAAAACCGGCTTAAAGTGGCCTTTCACATAGGAGGTCATTAAGTGTCTGTAAAAATCCTAAAAGACATTCTAAGCAGAATGAGAAACTCAGGCTCTGATGCGAATACAGTGCAAGCTTTCGCAGACGCTTTGAAGAATGTTAGTGACTCTGGAGACTCCCATCTCTCAGGCACTGACTTGGCGGCAAGAAAGGCTGAACAAGACCTTCTTATCGAACAGATCCGATTGGAAAAAAAGCTAGCTGAGGAAAAGAATAACCTCAATGCTGCAACTCGGCAAAATAGGCTGCTCCTACAAGAGATGCAGACCGCAGGCAAGTTGGGCCTTCGACAACTCCAAGAAGAAATTGATGCTTTAAATCAAAAATTGATTCTCAAGATTCGATCGGGCGAAGCATCAGAAGAGGAGCTTACCACTGATAAAGAGTTGATGGCGACAAAACAAGAAAAAATAGAACTCCTAAGAGAGGAGATTGAACTCCTAGCCGAACAAAGAAGAGCGCTCGATGACACTCGCGACGGAATGTCCAACCTCTTAAATACTTTGACATTCGGGTTGACTAATTCTAAAAACTGGAAAAGGTCTCTAATGGGGTCAATTTCCGTCACAAAAGACCTCGCAGCATCTACAAATGAAGTTGTTTCAGCGATTAAGACGGGGGTTACGTTCCAGAACATATCCGCAAATGCATTAATGGCCATTCAAGAGGCTACAATTGCATATGCTGTGGCCACTGAACGCTCCTTGAGTCGACTAGAGGCTGCAACTGGTGCAACAGGGGTCTACAGGGAGATGTTGTTGGATACAGCAGCAACACAAAGATCTTTTGGTCTGGTGGTCTCAGAAGTAGGGGAAGCTGTAGGGCAGCTTTTTAACACATTTAAGGGCTTTTCCGATCTTATTGAGGCAGACAGAATAAAAATAACAGAGACCGCAACCTCTCTCATGGGTCTCGGGATCAGTTCGGCCACAAGCAGTAAGCTCGTAGCTGGTCTGGGTGATACTATGGGTATGTCCGCACTCGACATCGAATCAGCAAGTCATAGAATTATTGCCGCGTCAAACCAGATAGGTGAAAGCTTTCAGTACATGGCTGATTCTTTTGTTAGCGCTATGGATCACCTTGCTGTCTTTGGAGATGAAGCTGTACCAATCTTTTTAGATATGGCTGCAGCCGCAAAGGTGGCAGGAGTAGGGGTCAGTGATCTTCATAGCGCCTTTGGGGAAACTTTAGATACCTTCGCAGGAGCATCTAAGATAACTGCTGGACTTAATGCAGTTCTTGAGACGTCATTTTTTGATGAAACAACAATGGTTAACCTACAGAACCCTGCTGAGAGGTATATGTATGTTCTCAAGGGCTTACAACAATCTACTATTGATTTCGCTAATGCAGATGTTAACACAAAGAGGATGATTTCGAATGCAGCAGGATTTAGGAATGCCTCTGTTGGTGTTCGGCTCCTTGAAACTAGTTTAAGTGACGTTCAAGCTAAGATGGACCAATTGAGGACCCCGTCAGGTCAACTAAAAGACCTTGCGGAACAAGCTATGAAGACAAAGAGCGTTTTTGAGTTATTCAAGGTTGCATTCGAAAGTTTAGCTATCGTCGCCCAGCCTCTTATTGACAATGTCTTAAGGCCATTGGTCGTGTGGTTTATAGGTTTTACCGATTCCTTGGCAGGAGCTATAACAGCAGGTATTCTCATAGCCATCCCGGTTATAAAACTCCTCGCCGTCACATTCAGTGTACTTAAGAGTCCTGTTTTGTGGCTCGCTACCGGCCTACGTACTTTAATTGCACCACTTGCTGGTGTGGCCGCTACAGGGCCCACTTTTGCGACATGGATTTCGACTATTGGAGCTGCAGCGCGCTCTGGCGCTGTTGGTTTGCTCATTCTTTCTGGTGTTATGTTGGCTATTTCTGCATCAGTTAGTGCAATCATTTTGAGTATGGCTGTTTATGAAAGGGCGCAAGCAAAAACCATATCCGCTACTGCAAAACTAGCAACAGCACTCAAGGATGTCGCCAAATCCGACTTCGCAGTTCTCCAGTTACAGCTTGAGCGAATGGTCGAAACAATGAACAAGTTGCCGCAAGATAAGATAATGACGTTTAAGATGTTAACTGATTCAGTGACTCGGATGTCAACGGCAACGGCCGCAATCGATGCAACTCAAGCAGAAGCTGCAACTGGGCTGGTAGAGGCCGGAACAAAGTACGTAGTAGCGCAAGCAGCATCAGGAAACAACAACAATATGTTGGCTGCAGTGCTTAAAGAATTGACAAATCTAGCCAAGGCATCTGCCGGCCCGGGACAACCAGCCGGAAATACAACGGCTGCAGCCCAGAATCTTGTAGTAGAGAAGCTCCATATTCAGTTGGGTACAGAATCTCTAGCAACTTTGGAAAATGTGGTTGCAAATGTGATCAACAACAACGGCATACATATGGGGACAGGATAATGACATTTAACACCTTTTCAAAAGATAGTTACAATGATGCAACTATTACCTTGGGAAACAAAAACATCTCTTTGGAATTTACTCATATCCCGACAGGTATGAAGTGCAAGTTTAAAGCTTTTCTCGAATCCTATTCTGAAAATTATGAATCTAATTGGAATCATGAATATGTCTACGGTCGAATGGATCCATTGTCAACCTTTAATGGAACATCGAGAAAGATAACCATGTCGTGGGCCCTGCCAGCCGCGGGATTAAAAGAGGCAAAAGCCAACCACAGAGAAGTAAGCAAATTTTTAATGATGTTATATCCTTCTTATGAGGAGAGGTTCCTTCTCGATGACGAAGGAAAGCAAACAGATAAATTTCTGGGTATGAGCGATATAGCCGCAGCACCACTGTTAAGAATGAAGTTAGCAAATTGGGCCGCGAGAGCCGACGATCAAGGCAAGGGCTTGCTGGTGGCTCCTACAGGTTGCCAATTCGAGCCAATGATTGAGCATGGTACTTTTATAAATGGCGGGAAGCTTTATCCAAAATCTATAATCCTTAGTTCAGATTTTGTAGTTTTCCACGAGCATGAATTGGGATTTACCACCCGTGCCGGGGAAAGTGGTCCTAGTCCTGCTAGGCCCGGGTTTGGGACTTTTCCGTTCGGCCAAATCAATGAACGTCTCGTGACTGGCAATGCTTACAAAAGGAAAGCATTAGATGATAATCGAACAGCCCAAGCAGACAAAGACATACTACTAGGTAAGTAACAAAGGGGATATCAAAAGATGTCGAGATCAGGAATAAGAAAAACATTAAAGAACGATTTGCCTTTTTATAAAAACCTTTTAGATAAAAGAAACAAAAGGTTTATAAGAATGCTCGAAACTGCGGATTTTGCGAGAATTGAATCCGCGGATCTTAGAGGTATAACTTTTATCGATCATATTGTAACCATTGGAGATAGAATGAACAAGTTGTCTCACAAATTCTACGGCGATACTCAATATTGGTGGGTGATTGCGACATTTAATAATACGCCTACCGACGGCCACTTGGAGCTTGGTCAGATGATATCTATACCCCTACCGCTAAGTGATGCTTTGGCCTTGCTAGACCCGGATCTAAGCCCGAGAACATACTAAAATGACAAACCCGGTCACCAACAAAGAAATTCTCGAAGCTGCCATGAGAGACGCGAAGGCTGGCAAGGACCGGTTGACACGCGCTCAAGTCGCTGAAAGCAAATTCACATTGGATCTTACAGCTGAAGCAACAAAAGCAAAATCAGTCAGGGACCTCTCTGGTATTAAAGATACCTTCAAAAGAAAAGAAGCAATACAAGCAGAACGGACAAGACTGTTAGAAACCGAGCCATGGAAGTCCGAAAACGCGGAGATACAGGCCGAACTCACCGCGGCCAAAGCTGCTCACAAGCCAATGGATAGCGAGGTTGCAAAGAAGCTAGCAAGGCAGAAATCAGAACAATCAGGCGTCGCACCACCAGAACCAGACAAGCTTTTAAGTGAAAAGAAGCTTTTTCAAGAGCAGTGCTTTTTGATAAACAATGCCGAACCCATAGCAGCATACCATAACATGAGAATGAGAAATGACACCGCGGAACAGCATCACACCGCGGTGATGGCCAAAAACCCGTACGAAATATTGGGTGTCTGGGATCGTGTCGAGAATGTTCATCTATTATCAAAATTAACACCAGCACAAAAAGCTGTTTTGGTGCCAAAAATAAAGGTTTACAAAGTCTTCTTTAATGTGGGACCGGCTCAAGGTGCCGGAACCCGACTGCAACACGCCCGCGGTAGAGCAATCAGAGAGATTCCGATAGTGTTCGACGATCACACTAAGGATTCTGATATAAAAAGAATAACTGAATCACACAAAGGTAGGATGAGTGGCATTGGTATAACCTATTTCAGGCTAAAAGAAAGGGCATTAAATGAAGCAGAAATAGACAAGAACATGAAATGCAAGATTGGAATAAGAGCCCAAAGTATGGACGAATTCTTACCATCAACCCCCGCCGATAAAAAGGCTCTCGGCTCTAGAGCAAAGTTTGCAGATTTTTGGTACAAAAACCCAGATTCCCAAATAAAGGTAGCGTTGGGGTGGCAAATACCAGCATCTGTTCCGGAAGATTTAATAAGCAAAGAGTTGAGAAATGCAATTCTTTCGTGCACTAGGGTTATATATCTTAACTTGGAGACTTATGATCTCACATTTAATGAAGATGGTACTGTCTTATTTGAAGGGTCATACAGGTCAAACTCTGAAGCCTTTTTGGATGACCCGGGTTTCAATGTATTTTATTTAGATCCCTATACCTATTCTGATGGTTCGTGCAAGGACTCCAGAGATATTGCAACTCAGATAGATGGATATGAAACGAGAATCGAGATCCTTAGAAAAACAATAAGTCTTAGGGCCGCGGCCCAAAAAAGCCTCGGCAACAGTGACGCCGTATTCAATACTGGCATTAGTTTGGAGGGCGGCGAAGATCCGACAGAGAAGATCACCGATGACGCCGACCGGGCCAAACTCAAAGATATCGGATTCAGCGAGAAGGCGTTAAACATGATGACCTATCTCGACCTAAGGAGGATACAGAGTAAAGAAAATCTTGAGAAAATAGAAGAAGAACTCTCAAGCCTAGTGGCTGAAAAGAACTTATTTGTGAATCAGTATAAATACCATAGATGGTCACACCTATTAACCTACCTTCGAAAAGAGAGCAAGGTCTATACTGTCGGCGCAGACATAAACACGAGCGCCAAAGCAGGAAAGACGGAGCCTCATTTTAAGTTGGTTATGGGCCGCGGCACGCCTTCGCCTGCAGGCGCCCGGGCAAGTCAATCTTTTGACTCTCTCAAGGAGAGCATAAGAAAATACATAACAGAGAAAGAACAAGATAATTTTCAAGCAGCGCTGGAAGGCATCGTGGTTAACAACACCAGATATACTAGAAGCGACCCCAAGTGGGCAGCCCCCCACAAGACGATAGCATTTATTTATTTCGGCGATCTGGTCGATGCTGCAGTAAAAACGGTAAAACAAAACCCTAAATACAATGAGACTAGAACAGAGGTAGATATAGTTTTGGGCCCCGCTATTGTATATGATGAGCGAGGACAAAGAACAATAGTCAACCTGTCGGATATACCAATATCTCTAACGTTATTTCAGAGTTTTATGTTAAAAAGGTATATTTCTCTAGACAGAGGTATTGATGAGAACGTCACCTTGCATCAATTCATATCAGATTGCATGCAGTATTTGTTAAGGGACTCTATCGAAGGGTGTATAAGTTCTCTTCAGTCGGCTATGAATCGAAAACAATACTTGGCTTTCGGCAATACTATGATCAGGGGATATGAGACAGGCAGAAAGACACTAATAACAAAAGAGGCACTAGCTTTGCCACATGGTTATTTAAACTTTGACCATCCAGATTTGTATTTTGGTGACACGCCGATTAAAGATCATATCCGAAAATCGTTTGCAGGAAACAAGACGCCCTTGGAAGAAGTTCCGATATCCAGCGTCAGGTTTCATATGCTCTATCACATGGTTGATGCAATTTTTGCAGGAAGCTCAAAAGAACAAGTATCTCAAGACAAAGCTCTTGGGGTATATAGGTTCTTGTTGGGTTCTGACAAAGGGTTGATGAAGAAGGTGACATTTACTCCAACCGACATACAGTATCAAGCAGAGAGTAACCAACTTGAAAAGAATGTAAGCGCTAACAAGAGATATAAAAGGCTATACCGGGCAAATATATCATCAATAGGGAACACCATCTTTAGGCCTTCTTCTAAGGTGTTCATAGATCCAAGTTTTGTGGGGTCTAGTCGGAATGCGAGTGGCGATTTTGGCCTTGATGGGTATTACTTCATAGAAGAAGTAGATCACATATACGGAAGAGACACGTATGAGACCAACATACATTGCAATTGGTCAGCGCCAAGTAGGCCACCGTCTAGAGATAGAAAAAACCCAATAATTTCAAAACCAGTCTTTCCGTCTTTTTATGAGTGCAACGGTTCGACCAACGCTCGCGAATGTTAGAGTATAGTATATCGAACCGTAGAAGGAAAAAGTGAAAATGCCTTTAAAAAGGAGATTTACAGCAAAGAATGGAGACAGAATTAAAGATCTCCACAAAGGAAGACACCTTTATAGGGCACTCTCTATGCAGGGCATCCCGCCGGATAGGTATATTGACCTTTGGGGCCACAAGAGACTGTACGGGAAGATAGATTCAGACAGAAATCCCGTTTCTCTGGCTACAGCAGACGTTTTAGGTACGGTTAGGCAAGATGAGGAGAACTTTGTACAAGCAGTTGATTTTGTCGCAGATGCTTTTTCTGACCTCAAGGCAGCCTATGAGGAAAAGTCATTAAAGACCGGAGAACTTGCCTATCTTGAGCCCGTTGTGGGTTACGATAACCCAAGCATAAAATACGATAGCTATATAAGTGCGCTCTTAGACGTTTTTATAACATCTTTGTATTCATCGGCCGAAGATTCGAAAGTGCATAACTTTGATGATTTTCTAGTGTCGTTTATGGGGTATGTTTCGAAGATAGCGCCAATAACCCCAATATCCAAGGCCCAATTTTTAAAATCGTCACACTGTTCTGTCATGACAACAGGCCTTGCGATAGAGTTGTCGACCCTCCCACACGATTCGGACAATGCAAAGGCAGAGAAGTTTCTGTATGACTCTAATTTCAATCTCTATTCTTCAGCCCTTAAGCAGTTTGGGTTTATTTTCGATAAGAATGCCCCTTGGAGAATCGTTGCGGATATAAGTTCATCGAAAATGCAAGAATACATGGAGTTCTATGGCTTGGTATATCGGCCCGGAACAAGCTCAGATTTATTTTCTAAATATTATTTTAAAGCTGGCAACCAAGATCCTTTCCTTCTCCGGGAGAATCTCTTCTCTGCTTACCGTAGAGTGTTGGCCGAAAAGCCACAATATAAAAAGAATCTATACTGCAAAAACACCATCCAGAGAGAATCTCTGCTTACGTCCAACTATAATGATATATATTGGATGTATAAATACATTCAAATACGAATGATAGAAACTAACAAAACTATAAGCGAAGCCAGAATTAAGACGATTTTAAAAAAAGCAGAACAAAAGTATTTTTATATTGACTTAGAAACAGCTTTGGGGTATATTAGTAATCAGTTTCCGAAGTAGAGTATGATATTTCAAATTATTGACGAAAAAAGCACCTGCCCCAGCGTGTATTCTGGTGGCGAGCTTTTATTAAAAGAACAATTCAACGAAAATATGACAAGCACATGGAAGTATAGCCCCTTCTTAGAAGGCGGACAATACGACTGTGCCAGTCTGTATTGTAACGGGGAAAATCTTGATCAGGTGTGCCCACCGGGATTAAGAGAATCTTGGTCTCAAGCATCTGGGAAGATGGCAGCTTTTCTAAGAGCGTTCAACACGGTAGGTGTGGAATTATCTGAAGCCTGTCTTGTAGATCTTGTTCCGGATAAGGTTATAAAAAATTACTGCCTTGAGAAGGAGAGAATTATAGAGCATGTTCTTGATAGCCACAAAAAGCCCGAAAATTATGAATTTTTGTATAACTCTAGTCAAATTATAGAGGACGTGAAAAGAAGAGAGCTAAAAATAGACCTAGCCGAACTGAACAACACGAGCGCTTCTCCCCGGGCTTTAGCTTTTCGTAAGAAAATCAATCAATCATCTAGAAAAATCGACTACAACTTGTTTGGATCGAGGACAGGTAGGCTCTCAACGAACAAGGGCTCGTTCCCTATTATGACACTAGACAAGGAATTCAGAAAAATAATTAAACCTACTAACGATTTATTTATAGAGTTGGACTTTAATGGCGCAGAGATCAGAACACTCCTTGCTCTCTCTGGTCAAGGCCAGCCTGACCTAGACATTCATGTTTGGAATTTGGAAAATGCATCGACCGATCTTTCGACGCGTCAAGAGATGAAGGAGAGGTTTTTTGCTTGGTTATATAATCCGACAGCAAAAGATCAACTTTTGGAAAAGTTCTACAATAGAGACAGAGTAAAGGATGAGTTCTGGGACAAAGAAACTTCTACTATTTCTACTATTTTTGGTAGAAAGATCAAGGTAGATGACCGGAGAGCGTTAAACTACATTATACAGTCAACAACAAGTGATATATTGCTTGAACAGGCTTCGCAAATAAGGGACATGCTCAAAGGCACAAGCAGCGAGATAGCGTTTTTGATGCACGACTCTATAATTTTAGATTTTTGCTCTGGGGATTCCGGGGTTTTGAAAAAGATAGTAAATGCTTTCTCAACAACGCGACTGGGAAGATATAAAGCAAACGTTAAGTTAGGTAAAAACTATAAAGACATGAAGGATCTGGAGTTATAACTTTGAAAAACATAATAGGAATAGGAACGGTGGGGTGCTCAGTAGCAAAGGCCTTCTCGGCATATCCGCAGTATAAAATTTACACAATAGACAATGATGGCGAACCAGAGAAAGGCTTTTATAAATTGCCTAAACTCAAAACACCAGAGGAGTATGAAAACACGCCAATAAAGCTTGGTAGCTTTTTCAAGGGACTAAAAGGCGAGTCTTTGGTGGTCTTATCTGGTGCCAGTATTGTCTCCGGTGCAGCCTTGGTTATAATGGAGCAAGTCGCAAGAAAAACTCCTATAAAGGTTTTGTATATACAGCCGGAAATGGAGCTTTTGGGAGAAATAAAAACAAAACAAGAAAGAGTGGTGTATAACGTCTTACAACAATATGCACGATCAGCATTGCTTGAAAGGATGTACCTAGTTTCGAATCCGAGTATTGAATTTGCTGCAGAATCAGCTGGAATATATGATTATCACAGGTTTCTCAATGATTTCATCGCCTCGACAATTAATATGATTAATATCTTCGACAGGCAACAACCAATATCCTCCACAATGTCACCGCCAGCTAGTGTATCGAGGATTTGTACCCTTAGTGTGGTGTCTCCAGAAGATAATGAAGAAAAAGTGTTTTTTCCTCTTGACAACACCAGAGAGATACGGTACTATTATTGTATACCTGAGGAAAAACTAAGGACTGATCCTCGATTATACAGAAAAGTGGTTGAAGCAGTTAAGCAAAAAATGACAGATTCCACAAAAGTTAGTTATGGTATTTATTCTACCAATTATGAATTTGATTTAATATACGGAATCCATTACTCTTCTCGAATCCAATCATCTTAAAAAAACAAAAGAAAAGTCTTTACAAACACATGTTAATGTGTGATAATAAATTTAGCAAGTCGGGATATTAGCCGACTTGACTTTAGCCAATGAGCACAAAAAACAAGGAGATTATCATGGCACTTAATTTAGATCGCATGCGCGAAAAATTGAACTCTGTTACCGGCAAGGGTGGCAACAAGAATGAGTTCTGGAAGCCGAACGACGGCGAAAACAATATTAGAATTGTTCCGACTCCCGATGGAGATCCATTTAAGGAGAAGTTCTTTCACTATAACGTAACACAGGGTGGGTTCCTTTGCCCTAAGCGAAACTTCGGGGACAATTGCCCTGTCTGTAATTTTGCTAACAAGCTTTGGAATGAAGGTACAGAAGATAGTAAGAAGATGGCAAAAGACCTCTTCGCCAAACAACGCTTCTTTTCCCCTGTCCTCGTACGAGGCGAAGAGGATCAGGGAGTTCGAATTTGGGGCTACGGAAAGATGGCATATGAAAAGTTGCTGACAATTGTTCTAGATCCGGATTACGGAGATATTACTGATCCTGACGACGGCAACGACCTTAAAATCATGTATGGCAAGCCAGCAGGCGCTAGTTTTCCTCGTACTGACATTCGACCACGACCTCGCAAGACGGTACTTTGTGACGATGCAGTGGGTGGCGAAGAGAGATGCGCTGAGTTACTTGAGACGGTGCCAGAGGTTGACAAACTGTTTGAGAGAAAGACCCCTGAAGAGGTAAAGACCATGCTCGACCAACATCTCGCAGATGGAACAGGCAACGACGAAGTCGAGCGCTACGGTGCAACCCGATCGGACACATCGACACCCGCCGGAACATCAGATGCGGTTGAAGCAGCATTTAATGACCTGTTGAACAACTAAGGAGTGAATTATGCCAAAGGTAAGTAGAATCAAAACGGGCAAAATCTCTATGGAAGAGATGCGCAGACTGATAAACAAGAAGGCAGGCCATGAGGTTGCGCATAGTTTGGCAAAAGATAATCCAACAGAGGTCAAGGAGTGGATTCCAACCGGCTCGCGCTGGTTGGATTCCATAATCTGTAAGGGAAGCCAAGCAGGCATTCCGGTAGGTAAAATCTCCGAAATAGCTGGACTCGAAGCAACTGGCAAGTCATACATGGCAACTCAGATTGCCGCAAACGCTCAGAAGATGGGAATCGATGTCGTATACTTCGACTCGGAGTCAGCCATTGACCCGGGCTTTTTGCAAAGAGCAGGATGCAATTTGGATACTATGATGTACGTCCAAGCAGAGAGTGTAGAGTTTGTACTTGAGACTATCGAAGAATTATTAGCCACAGATAATAAGTGGCTGTTCATTTGGGATTCTCTAGCTCTAACTCCTGCAATCTCTGATATCGAGGGCGACTTTAATCCACAATCATCGATGGCAGTCAAGGCAAGAATCCTCGCAAAGGGCATGTCCAAGTTGACTGTTCCGATTGCCAACAAGCAGGCTACCTTCTTAGTGCTTAATCAACTTAAGACTAATATCACCCGCTCTCCATCCGAGGCTATGACAACACCTTATGTCACCCCCGGCGGAAAGGCGATGCATTATGCCTATTCCTTGAGGGTGTGGCTTACCGGCCGCAAGGCGAAGGCTAGCTTCGTGGTTGATGAGAACGGTTTCCGAGTTGGTTCTGAGGTTAAAGCAAAATTAGAAAAATCTAGATTTGGTACTGCGGGTCGACATTGTAATTTTAAGATCTTGTGGGGCGACTCTGAGAATATTGGGGTTCAAGACGAGGAGAGTTGGTTCGACGCAATTCAAATATCTGACAGTATTAAGAATTCAGGAGCATGGTTCTCTCTAACTCTAGGGGATGGAACAGAAAAGAAATTTCAGCGTAAAAACTGGCTAACAATGTTGCAGGACGAGCAATTTAGAGGCAGAGTATTGCAGATCATCGATGAAGATGTTATAATGAAATTTGATAACAGGACAGGCAAAGCTACAGATTACTATGATGAAGAAGAGAAGAATGAGTAACAAAAGACTAATGATTGTTGATGCCAACAACCAATTTTTGAGATCTTATATTGTGGACCCCAGCATTTCAAGTCACGGTGAGCCTATTGGTGGCTCGAAGGGATTTCTGAAGATACTTAACAAGTTGACAAGAATTATTAACCCATACATGACAGTTGTTGTTTGGGACGGTCAAGGTGGGTCACAAAAAAGAAGAGCAGTCAACAAGAATTATAAGGCAGGTCGAAAGCCGGTAACCATCAACCCCAAGGTTAAGACGTATCGCCTGAATCGAGGCCACGGCTCAGAGATGACACCAGAACAGGAAGCTGAAAACCGAGCTTGGCAGCAATTCAGAGTTGTGGAGTATATTAATCAGACCCCAATGGTCCAATTCATGGAGCCCAATGTCGAAGCGGACGATGTAATTTCTTATGTATCTCAGATGTCGTCTTTTAAAGATTGGCAAAAGGTCATAGTCTCTAGTGATAAAGACTTTATCCAACTGCTTGATTCCAACACTATATTGTATAGGCCAACTCAGAAGGAAGTTCTAAACAAGAATAAGATTATTGAACGGTTTGGGATACACCCAAATAATTTTGCCATATCTAGGGCTATGGCAGGTGATGCGAGCGACAAACTCCCGGGTGTCCCCGGGGTAGGGTTAGCAACGGTAGCAAAGAGGTTCAAACAATTAATAAAGCCAGAAGAAGTACTTCTTGATGAACTAGAGGCGTATTGCAGGCAGGTAGATTCAGACGAATCTAACAATGTAGGAATCTATGCCAAGATTCTAGACCACTTTGACACGGTCAAGGAGAACTATAAAATCATGCAACTCTCCTCGCCGATGTTATCCATACAGGGGAAGACTAGAATCAATGAAACCTTCAGAGATTACCAGCCAGCCTTCAATAAAACTGGCCTCAGGACAGAGATGTTCAAAGATGGCACTGGTGAGATCTCCTTGAATGATATGTTTGAGAATTTTAATCGATTAATTTCTGCTTTTTAGTCTTGCCAAACCGATCCAACTGTGCTATTATTATAAGAGATCAAAAAAGAAAAAAAGGTATAACCCATGGGTCAACCCAGAGAAGACTTTTCTAAATTCGGAAAAGCTTTCCAAGAGGATTTGTGTAATCTAATTTTGGTGGATAGGCCCTTCGCGGACCAGATATTTGAAGTATTAGATGTTAATTTTCTGGAACTTAAATATTTGAGAGCATTTGTTGAGAGGATTTCCTCCTATAGACAGAAGTACAGCATACACCCCACAGAAAAAATCATGCGGTCCTTGATTCGTACCGAGTTGGATGACGAGTCCGAGTCCATCAAAATAAGGATAAGAGACTACTATGCCAGAGTGTTGTCAACGGGAATTCAGCCCGAAGGTGCAGACTATATTAAGGATGTCGCCCTTGATTTTTGCAAAAAACAAAAACTCAAAGAAGCGCTTATCAAATCAGTTGATTTAATTAAGAAATCATCATTTGATGAGGTAGCGAACGTGATAAACGAAGCAATCAAACTTGGAAGTGATAATAATTTTGGTTACGACTACCTCAAAGACTTCGAGAGAAGGTTTGAAAAGAAGGAGCGCGGTCCCGTTACTACTGGGTGGCCACTAGTAGACGAAATTTCAAAGGGGGGCTTGGGCAAGGGCGAGCTAGGGGTTGTTATCGCGCCAACCGGAGCAGGCAAATCGATGGTTTTGGTGCATCTGGGTGCACAGGCTCTAAAAGAGGGCAAGAATGTTATCCATTACACTCTAGAACTTGCCGATACGGTTGTAGCATCTAGATATGATAGTGCCATCACTGGTGTAGAATTGAAAAATCTATCCGTCTTTAAAGAGAAGGTGTATGAAGAAATCAAAGATGTCCCCGGTAGGCTAATTGTAAAGGAATATCCAACCAGATCCGCATCTATACAAACTATCAAAAGTCACATAGAAAAGATGAAAAGTCACGAATTCACACCAGATATGATAATAGTGGATTACGGGGATCTAATAAAGCCAGCAAATGCTGGAAAAGAAGAGAAAAGACACCAGCTAGAAACTATTTACGAAGAGCTTAGGGGGATGGCGCAGATTTGCGAGTGCCCTCTTTGGACTGCATCGCAAACTAATCGATCGGGGTTGAATGCTGAAGTTATAACAATGGAATCAATCTCGGAAGCCTTTAATAAATGCTTCGTCGCAGACTTTATCTTCTCGGTTTCAAGAACTATCAAAGATAAGGGAACAAACGGCGGAAGGATATTTATAGCAAAAAACAGAAATGGTCCGGACGGTATAGTTTACCCAATTTTCATGGATACCAGCTGTGTTAGCATTAAAGCGCTTCCGCCAACAGGGGAGACGCCAGAGGATATAGTGCAAAATGCGTCAAAACAACAATTTGAAAGTTTAAAAGAGAAATACAGAAATTATAAGAAGGAGAATGGGAATGGAGCTATCAAATAAAATCTTGTCAGACATAACGGTTTACATGAAGTATGCCAGATACTTACCAGAATATAACCGCCGAGAAACGTGGGACGAACTGGTAACTAGAAACATGAATATGCATTTAAAGAAGTTTCCTGATATGGAGATTCATATAAGACGGGCATATAAGATGGTTTATGACAAGAAAGTGCTCCCATCCATGAGGTCTATGCAGTTCGGCGGAAAGTCGATTGAGGTAGCTCCAAATCGAGTATTCAATTGTGCATATGCTCCAGTTGACGACCAGCGTGTATTCGGAGAAATTATGTTCCTTCTCTTGGGGGGAACAGGCGTAGGGTATAGTGTGCAACACCACCATGTGGAGAGCCTCCCGGAAATACACAAGCCAAACACCAATCGGACTCGGCGCTTTCTTGTCAATGATAGTATCGAGGGCTGGGCAGACGCTGTCAAAGCCCTTATAAGGAATTATTTTAATGGCGGGTCTTTAATAAGGTTCGATTATTCCGACATCAGACCAAAGGGGTCAAGACTTATAACTTCCGGAGGAAAAGCTCCCGGCCCTCAACCTTTGAAGGAGTGTATCGTCAAGATCGGCGGCATGCTTTCTGAAAAACAAGACGGTGATAAATTGAACACCATCGAAGTGCATGACATTATTTGTCACATAGCAGATGCAGTCCTCGCTGGCGGTATCAGAAGAGCCGCTCTTATTTCCTTGTTTAGTGCAGATGACGGTGAGATGCTGTCTGCCAAAACAGGCAACTGGTGGGAAGAAAACCCACAGCGCGGCAGAGCGAACAATTCAGTTGTTTTGTTGAGGCACAAGATAACCAAGGATTATTTCATGGGCCTTTGGGAAAGAGTACGCGCCTCCGGCGCCGGTGAGCCCGGGTTTTATTTCTCTAATGACAAGGACTGGGGCACAAACCCTTGCTGCGAAATAGGACTGAGACCGTTCCAGTTCTGTAATTTGACAGAAGTAAACGTTAGTAACATCGAAAGCCAAGAGGACTTCAACGAGCGAGTCCGTGCCGCTGCCTTCATTGGAACGCTTCAGGCTAGTTATACCGATTTCCACTATCTTAGAGATGTGTGGAGGCGAAACACAGAGAAAGATGCTTTGATCGGCGTATCCATGACGGGGATAGCATCAGGCAAGGTTTTGGAACTGGACATGTCAGCAGCTGCAGCTGTTGTGAAAGAAGAAAATGCCAAGACAGCAGAACTTATTGGTATTCGACCCGCAGCCAGAACTACGTGTGTAAAGCCTGCAGGTACAACATCACTAACACTCGGAACATCTAGTGGCATCCATGCATGGCACAACGATTTCTATATACGCAGGATTAGGGTCGGCAAGTCCGAGCCGATCTACAATTACTTGGCACAGAACCACCCAGAACTCGTTGAGGATGAGTACTTTCGACCGCACGATACTGCTATAATTTCGGTACCACAAGCATCCCCTGAAAATGCAGTAACTAGAACAGAGTCCGCCCTTCAACTGCTCAAGAGGGTGAAGAATATAACAGATAATTGGGTAAAGCCCGGATTTATCAAGGGGCAAAACACGCACAACGTCTCCGCTACCATTTCTATTAAGGATGCTGAATGGCCAGACGTTGGAGAGTGGATGTGGGAAAACAGAAATTGCTATAATGGACTTTCAGTCTTGCCTTTCGACGGCGGCTCCTATATTCAGGCTCCATTCGAAGATTGCTCAAAGGAGACTTATGAGGCTATGATGTTAGCATTGTTTGATGTTGATTTGTCGAAGATCAAGGAAGAGGAAGACAACACTGATCTTAAGGGCGAGGTAGCATGTTCTGGTGGAGCTTGTGAAGTTAAATTTTTGTAAAAAAGTCTTGACTTTATGATCAAACGTGTCTATAATCATATTATAACAATCAAAAAAAGGAGGACGCATGTCCAAGACAGTGAGTGAGTTGGCCAAAGAGAAGCAGAGCCACATTATTAATTTTGTTAAATCGTTTGTTGCACTCGAAGAGGCCATGGAGCCATTCAAGGACCAGAAACGAGACTTACGAGCAAGCTATCACGAAAATGATTGGCTCTCAAAAGATGAGATGCGCACTGCGATCAGGGCCTATAGGTTGATGAAGGCCGATACGGACATTGAAGAGTTGGTAGATATGTTTTCTGAGATTAAAAGAGGGGTGGGTACAAATGTCTAGTATTCCCCCTCGGCTAGTTCCCGTTAATCGTCACGTGTTAATTGTACCGCACACGACTAAAAAGGAAAAGAATAAATCGCAGTCCGGGGTACTTCTCCCTGACGACTACAAGCCGAAAGAATCTAGATATGTAACAGCAACAGTTCTTGATGTATCCGATGACTGCAACGCTGCCCTTAAGACATTAAACAGGGCATCGTTACAATCAGAGCGTGACGTTATCATTGAGAGGTCGATGATAGAGGAAGTATCCCATAGAGATAAAAGCTATTATCTGATACTTGAGAACTATGTTGTGGGAATGTTAAGAGGGTAGCGTGAGTCAGGTTATTAAGTTGTTTGGAGACAAGGTCGGTAAAGTAGAGTACATCGATCACATGGGTTCGGATATTACTACAGTTAATGCTGCTAGGGTTTCTTTCGGTAGGACCCGCACCCAGATCGACGAAAAAGATGAAAAACTGATAAAGTATCTGATTAAGAATAATCACACATCTCCGTTTGAACATTGCTCCCTAACATTTAGGTTCACTGTCCCTTTATTCATAAGGTCTCAGCACCATAGGCATAGGACGTGGGCGTATAATGAGATAAGCAGAAGATACACATCTATAGATATGGAATTCTACGAGCCTTCAAAATTCAGAACGCAGCACGAATCTAATAGGCAGGCCAGCAAAGACGAGGATATCGATCCGCTCTCCTGCTATCGGTTTGCAGATTTTTCGTGTTTTAACAAAGCCAGCAAGCTGGTGAAGATGCACAATAAATGCTCTCTAGAGCTTTACAATTCACTAGTTAAAGAGGGGGTTTGCAGAGAGCAGGCCCGCGGTGTCCTCCCGCAGAACTTATATACCTCTTATTATGGAACATGCAATTTACATAATTTAATAAAGTTCATCAATCTAAGATCACATTCTGGCGCACAGTGGGAGATACAACAAGTTGCAAAAGCTTGTCAGACAATTGCTGAAAAGCACTTTCCGATAACTATGGCAGCCTTCAAAGAAACAAGAAACATGGACTAAAAAATGAGATGGGCTAAACCACTAATATTATTGATAATTTTTATTATCTTTGGCTGCGAGGATGCAGCCACTAATCAAACTACAACTACACCTCCAACTGACATTCTTCTTTTAGCTAGGGATGTGTCTCCCGACCCTGACGCAGAAGCCGATGGGCATATACTAGAGTGGGACGCCTCCGTCGACGCTGCAGTTGACGCTTTCGCCGACGCTGAACCACCAGTCGTGTGCACGCCCGCCGGATCCACCGACCCATGCGAGATCGAAGGCCTGTTAGGTCCTTGTGCATATGGGCAAAGGACGTGTATGATAACTGAGTGGTCCGACTGTCGGCAGGTGGTCAACTCTAGGGTGGAAATATGTAATCGATTCGACGACGATTGCGACGGTAGTGTAAATGAAGCTCCAAACACAAGTCAAAACAATACCTTGTCGCAACCATGTTACGATGCTCCGCTAGAAACAATAAAAGTGGGCATATGTCATGGCGGTGTCGCACAGTGTGAAGATGACACTGATTTTGGCTGGGGATATCACTCTTGCCGTGAGCAAAGAACTCCAATGGAGGAGACTTGCAATAATCTAGATGACGACTGTGACGCAACCGTCGACGAAGGCGTGACTAATGTTTGCGGTGAGTGTGGTGACGTCCCTGTAGAAGTGTGTGACTCTCTAGACAACGACTGCGATGGTCAAACCGATGAAGGGCTTCTAAACGCATGTTTCCGATGCGGGCCACTTCCAGACGAAACTTGCGACAACATTGATAACGATTGCGACGGACAAACCGATGAGGGGCTTTTAAATGCATGTGGACAATGTGGAGATCTACCGGACGAACTGTGCGACTACATTGATAATGATTGCGACGGCCTCACAGACGAAGGCTTAGGTAATTGTGAGTGTGGAAACCCGACATATGTCCCGCAGCCAGAAATTTGCAACGGCATCGATGAAGATTGTGATGAATTAATAGACGAAGGTCCCAATGGTGGACCCTTGACTATGCTCTGTGCCACGGATGTCTTAACGAGCGAAATTAACACGTTTGACAGAAGAGAAGACGGACCACAATATGTTGCTGGAAGTGCATGCAGGGTCGGGTTGGCATTCTGTGAAGAGCGAGAAGATGACCTAGGCGCGCCTGCGTGGGACTATTTTGAGTGTTTGCAAGAAATTTTACCTAGCAATGAACGCTGCAACGAGATGGACGATGATTGCGACGGTATACCAGATGAGGGATTTAATCAGGGCACTGTCGCAGTTATGATAGTCATGGATATATCGGGATCAATGCAGGCACACGAGCTTAATGAGGCTTTTACATCGATCACCAATACTATACAAAATTTGTTTGACGAAGGTGCAGTGGATATATGTTACTTGCTTGCGGTCGTGGGCAACGACCATCAATTTGACCCATATTTGTCTGTCCCGGCCCATACTTGCGTCCCCGGTTTCGATGCGTTTTCAAACGATGACATGTCTAACGCAGTGTCAATTTTAATGACTAATCTTCGAAACGGAACGATAAATCAAGGAGGAAGTTCTGAGAATACTTTCGATGCAATGGGTGACTTTTTCACAGATGATTTAATTGACTGGGACCAAGACGGCACGCCAGATGATATAGTATGGAATACCAACGATCCCAATAATCCAGTACACTCTATTGATCTGTCTGCAATGAACCACAGAATAGTTGTGGTCATGGGTGATGAGCCGGGACAGGGAGACTTTTGGGATGAAGCTCAAGTTGTCGATGCCATGAGGAGATCGCAAGGGATGGCGTTCATAATAGGTACACCAGATCAGTGGGTACGAGATAGTTATCAGAGTCTCGTTGCAGCAGGTGCTGAGTACTATTCAGCAATTACTCGCAGAGCCGGTGCTCGAAACGAGAGAACCATTTCAGAAGCTGTGCAGACTGCAATAGATGAAGCCGCCTGCCTCCAAGAAGATGAAGAAGAGGAGGAAGAAGAGGAAGAACTGCCAGAAGAAGAGATGGCATGTATTCAGGGCCCCAAGTATGCTAGGCCTAGTTCCTTGTATGCACTAGCAGCTTATGACGCATTTTACTCTAGGTATGATTTTGTCGACAAAATATGCCTTTAAAGAACAAAGAAAAAACGAGTTATGTGATAGGAAACTGTCTTGCTGCAGCATTATATGCACACTATAATAATTATAACTTAATCTTAACATCTGTCCGCGGCCCTTTTGAGTACGATTTGTTAAAATGTGAAGTTCCGACCTTTTCTGGTAAAAACGAGAACGATGTCTGGAGCGTTTTAGTTTTTGAATTGGCCATGGCTGGTCAGGTTCCCCATGGAAAGCGCGTCGAATCGGTGAGGGTCACCAATGATGAAATTGTCGTATCAATGGGTAATATAAATGTAAAGTGTGAGTATGATAAGTGTTTTATATTTGATTGCGAAAAAGTATCATTTCCAAACGAAGTGAAAAAGATCCGCAAATCAAAATATAGGGTTCTTGACTGGTTCAGTGTTCGTTCTGGCATGCTGCACGACAAAGGCAAGTTAGAAACAGAAGAGCAGTTTGTTAAAGATTTGATATTCTACATTTCCAAGAGAATCCCCGGTAATAAAACAAAAAAAGATGCAGTGGCTGTCTCTTATATGACGGAAGAACAATTGAGGGATTTCGACTATTCAGACACAATGGCAAAATTCAAGGTGGAAGACCTGATGAGGCGGTCGGGAATCAAAGGTTCAGTCTGCAGCAAGAATATAGGGAGCAAACCAAAGCACTACAGTATTAAAGTTGAACACAGCCACAGAGAGGTACTTAAGATAGAGGGAAATGAATTTATCGACACAGGCAAGGTGGTATTCTTGAAGTTGACACCGGAAAAGATTGTAGAGGAACATGCTAGAGAGCGGTCATGAGAACCCAAGTGGGTTCCATCTTGCAGGAATCGTCCCGGTAGCCTGTCCTCCGTCCGATTTTGGATTTCCGTGGCATGACACTATGCAGCCAATTAACTCAAATTATCTAGCCATCGAACGTGCCGTGGTTGAGTGTGCTTATGCTGGTTGTGAGACGATTTGGGTTGTCTGCAATGATGACATGCAGCCTTTAATTAAGGAGAGGATGGGAGATTTTATAGAAGACCCATACAATCTTGCAAAGGCCGCGTTTGTCAGGTTTCCCACTGATCATAGGAGGAGGATCCCAATATTTTATACACCCATTCACCCAAAAGATCGAGACAGGAGAGATAGCTTGGGCTGGTCTGCGCTGCATGGTGCACTCACAGCATTCATAATCAGTGGCAAGATAAGTAAATGGCTGATTCCAAGCAGATATTACGTAGCGTTCCCTCAGGGGGTGTATAATCCGGCATCCATAGAGAAGGACAGAAAGGCTATATCTAGCAGTAAGGCATTTTTTATTTCGCACAACGGAAAGACGGTTCGAGATGGAGAGTATTTGGGATTCACCATGAATGCAAAAGAATACAAAAATTATGTGTACCAGTTGAAGGCATCGTGCACCGGCGGAGATAAGAATATTCCACTCAAAGAAAGATGGTCTTCTCGTCATTTTAAGCTTGACAAAATTTTTAAATCTGCTATGATAGAAGAATCAAAAGTTAAAGAAATCGATTGGTATTACAATATTGACTGTTGGGGGAATTACTGCAACTATATGCAGTCTCCTCATTGCGGAGTACTAAAAAGGCCAAGCGATAAGATGTTCAAGAGATCTAAATATTACGGAGTAAATACAGAAGATGAAAACAGCCAAATTATATAATGATTTGTCGTACACGATAAAAGAAGAAGCTGGATTTCCAATGAACTACATGCAGTTGAGCAGGGTTCAACAGGAATTTGTAGAAAGTTTGACAGAAGCACTCTCAACAGAGAGTGTTAATCCAGACTTGGCCGAAGTTAGGGAATCTTTACAGGACTTAAACGAGGATCTGCTCACAATCAATGAAGAGCTTGTTAGGTTGATGAATGAACTCCGCTAAAGAAGCACAGAAATCTCCAGAGATTCCTTTTGTTGGGTTGCATGCCCACTCAGTTGCAGGTAGTATATTTGATGCACTGGGCTACCCCAGTGAGCATATGGATTTTGCATATCAAAACGGCATGAATGCACTCGCACTCACAGATCACGGAAATGCCAACGGCCTCGCACATCAGGTACTGCACGCCCAAAAGATGCGCGCAGATGGTAAAGAGTTCAAGCCTATTTTTGGAGTGGAGGCTTACTTCATTCCATCTATTTCCAACTGGAGAAGCGAGTACGACAAAATCAGACAGGAGACCAAGAACAAGTCTCAGCTCGTGGGTACGCAGTCCGGTGCAACGGTTGAAGACGAAGAATCCTCGAAGAAGAGGATCAAAAGCATCTTAAATCGCCGTCGCCATCTTATTCTTTTGGCTCAAAACCCCACAGGATTAAAGAATATATTTAAGCTGATCTCTGATAGTTATCGAGCAGAGAATTATTACCGATTTCCGAGGGTTGATTATGCAGCTTTAAAGCGTCATAGTGAGGGTGTAATAGCTGCCTCTGCTTGTTTGGGTGGCGTATATGCAGGCTGCCTTTGGGAAAACAGAGAAGAAGGCCCAGACGCAGTTCTAGAGTCTTTTAGAAAGGTAACACAGAAGATGCAATCCATCTTTGGAGACAGGTGGCACGGCGAATTGCAGTGGAATAATGTCCCAGAGCAGCATGAGTTAAACAACTATATTATTCAGATGCACCACGAGTTTGGAGTTCCTCTGATTTCCACGGCTGATAGTCACTACTATAATCCAGAGGCTTGGAAGGACAGAGAGTTGTACAAGCGACTTGGCTGGCTGGGAAAGCGCCCAGAATGGATGAGCGACGAGTTGCCAGTCGACGTTGAAGAGATTGGCTACGAATTGTATCCCAAAAATGGCGATCAAATGTGGGAGTCTTACAAGAAATATTCAAAGGAGTGCGGAGTTGAGTATGACGACAATCTAGTTATGGACTCTATCACCAGAACCCACGACATTGCGTATAACAAAATTGAGGAGTTCTCTCCAGATAACGAGGTTCGGCTACCCGGTTTCATAGTGCCTCCCGGTGCAACAGCTGTGCAGACCTTGGCTAAGCTTTGCTTGGAGGGAACTAGACAACTTGGTCTGTCTGGAAACAAAGAATACGCAGATAGGTTAAAGCATGAGGTGTCAGTCATTGAGTCTCGCGGCTTTAGTAAATACTTTTTGACAATGAAGGCTATATCAGACCGCGCTGCAGCCAAGCAGTTAACTGGAGCTGGCCGCGGCTCTGCAGCGGGCTCTTTGGTGGCCTACGTTTTGGGTATAACACAAGTAGATCCTATAAAGTATGGACTTCAGTTCGAAAGATTCCTGACAAAGGGTGGCTCAGGATATCCAGACATTGACTACGATGTTGCCGACCCAATGACCCTGAAAGAATCATTGATTGAAGAGTGGGGTGACAACACGGTGGTTCCAATTACTAACTGGAACACTTTACAGTTGCGATCTCTGATAAAGGATATTTCAAAATTCTATGGCATACCGTTCACAGAAGTAAACGAAGTCACAGGAAAAATGATATATGAGGCCACACCACTGGCCAAACAAGAACATGGCATAACGTCGGGCGTCTATAACCCCACATTCGAAGAGTTAATGAAATATTCAGAAACACTAAAAATTTTCCTCAGAAAATATCCAGATATTAAGACCCATGTGGAAACTTTGTATGGCCAAGTTAGGTCTGCGAGTAGGCACGCCGGCGGCGTTGTTATAGGGGAGAATCTAGATGAGTGGATGCCGCTAATTAATAGCGGTGGTGTGCGCCAGACGCCATGGTCTGAAGGTCAGAACGTCAGACACCTAGAACCAATGGGTTTTATCAAATTTGATATTTTGGGTCTGGCTTCTTTAAGGATGTTGGAGGGAGCTATTCGACATATCCTCAAAAGGCATCACAACATTAATGATCCTACCTTTGATGATGTAAAAAAATACTATGAAGAAAACCTGCACCCTGAAGTGATGGATCTGGAGGACGAGGCTGTGTGGAAGAATGTCTTTCACAAAGGTAAGTGGGCAGGTATTTTCCAGTTTACAGAAGCTGGAGCACAACAGTTCTGCAAGAGAGCTAAACCTAATAACATTATTGAGTTGGCGGCTATCACAAGCATTTACCGACCGGGCCCTCTTGGGGCTGGAGTTGACAAGCAGTTTGTTGCGGCCAAGCGAAGGCCTCGCGATGTAGATTATTTAAATGATGTAGTGAAAGAAGTAACAGAAGAGACCTTTGGTTTTTTGATTTTCCAAGAGCAGATTGCTATGTTGGCACACAAGTTGGGCAAAGATCTTTCTCTTGATGAGGGTAATAAGTTAAGAAAGCTACTAACTAAGAAAGGTACAGGCGCGGTCCAAGAAGCAAAGGATAAGATCTTTTCAAAGTTTCTTGCTGGTTGCCTTGAAAAGGGAGTTAAGAAATATGAAGCCAAGGAATTATGGGAGAAGTTCGAGTATTTTTCTGGCTACGGCTTTAATAAGTCTCACGCTGTATCATATTGTATGTTATCTTATCAATGCGCTTGGTTGATGCATTATTACACCCCAGAGTGGGTAGCGGCTTTTTTGGATAAGGAGCCGGATACAAGAAAAGAACGAGCAATTAATGTAGCTAAGAGCAATGGCTTCGGAATTGAGGCTTTGGATTTGAACACCTCTGGAGTCGTCTGGGAAATTTCCGAAGATGGGAAAACTCTAATACAACCCTTAACGTCAGTGAAAGGCTTAGGGGATAAGGCCATAGAGCAGATTATAGATAATAGACCCTTTCAGACCGCGGAGGAGTTTCTCTTTAACGAGAATATTATATATAGCAAGTTAAACAAAAAGGCCATCGACGTTCTGGTGCGCAGCCAGACCATGAATTGTCTAATGGATGAGAGATTCTCAGGACTTAAGCATTTTTGGTCTGCAGTTGCAGTCGATAGACCTAGGAAAGAAAAGAACTTACTTGAAAACATCGAGAAGTATCAAGATGAGGGAGACTTCTTAGAAGAGGAAAAGATTCAGTACTTGGTAGATTTAACTGGCGTCTTTCCATTAAATTTGGTTATGAATGAACACATCAGAAGACGCTTGGACGAGTTGCGAGTCCCGCCTATCAGCGAATTTGATACTGACTTGCAGCTTGCTTGGTTTGTGCCAAGGGAGATAATCAAAAAGAAAACCAAGAACAACAAAGATTACTACATTGTTAAGGTTATAGATAGCAACAGTGAGGTAAATTCTATTAAATGTTGGGGAGTTCGACCCGGTCAAGATAGAATACATATCAATAGGCCGTATATGGCAAGATTAGACTATGACCCCCAGTGGGGTTTTAGTACTAGACGATTACGATCAGACTTTAGACTATTAGGATAGAAAATGAAATTAAAAGTTTACAAAATAAGAGAAAATGCAAAATTGCCAGTCCGGGCACACCCCACTGATGCCGGAATGGATTTATTTTATTGCCCGCCAGAGAAGGAAATGCCCTTTAATAAAGAGGCAACAATAACAATCCCTCGTCATGCTGGCGCTTTGATTCCAACCGGCCTTAAAATAGAAGTACCAGAAGGGTACATGCTAGAAATAAAGAACAAGTCCGGCGTTGCAACAAAGAAGAGCCTTGTCACTGGTGCTTGTGTTGTCGACAATGGATATGATGGAGAAATCTTCGTAAACCTGAATAACATAGGCGGCCAAGTCCAAAGGATCGCAGCAGGACAAAAGATCGCACAAGCAGTGCTGGTTCCAATTGTTACTTGCGACATCGAAGAAATAGACAACGACGCGATATACAGTGAAGTCACTTCTCGTGGTTCGGGTGGCTTCGGCTCATCTGGTGATTTCTAATGGCTTCCATGGAAAGAAAACTGCGAAGAAAGAAAAAGAAGGCAGCCGAAAAGGATATGGCAGAAAAAATTGGCCTATTTGACAAGATACCTCAAGAGTGTAACGCCTGTGAGACGCCCTTTGATAAAACAAGTAAAGAAATGGTCTCAACTTGGAGAGTCGTAGTCAGAGAAAAAGAAGAAATTGTGCGGCTATATTGCCCAAGTTGTTGGGATACTGCAACGAAAATATTAAAAGACGTGGAGCAGAATGATGTTTAATAATACATATTGTTTCGACGACGTATTGTTGGTACCAAGAGATAGTGATATTGAATCTAGATCAAGTATTGACATCGGCGCAACCATCGGCCCACATAATTTTTCGTTACCTATTATTTCCAGCCCTATGGATACCGTTACTGAGTCTGATATGGTGAAGGCAATGCACGCCCATGGCGGCCTAGGTATTATTCATCGATATAACACCATAGAGGAGCAGTGCAAGCTGGTGAGATCATCAGCGAATGCAACGGTTGCAGCTGCGATAGGGGTTTCATCCGATTTTCTCGACCGGGCCCGAGCCATTCGAGATGCCGGAGCAGATATCGTCTGCATTGATGTTGCTCATGGTCATCACACCTTAACAGAGAAGGCCATAAAGTCTATCAAAGATGCTTTTGGGGAATCTGTGACCGTGATAGCTGGTAACGTAGCTACGCCCGAGGCATTTAGGGATTTGTCTGATTGGGGTGCTGACGCAATCCGGGTTGGCATTGGAGGAGGTTCTATATGTTCAACGAGAATTCAGACCGGCCATGGGGTCCCGACATTTCATTCGGTACTTTCATGTGCATATTCCGAAGGCTCAGCGAAGCTGATAGCTGACGGAGGAATTAAGACTGCCGGAGATATAGTAAAAGCCATCGCCGCCGGCGCAGACTTTGTGATGTTGGGCTCAATGTTGGCTGGAACTGACGAAACGCCTGCAGAGATGTATACATCTTCAGAGGGTAAAAGGTACAAGGTATATCGCGGCATGGCCAGTCAAGAGGCACAAGTAGCTTGGAGGGGCGAATCAAGATCCTTAGAAGGGGTATCGACCACTATCCCCTACAAAGGTCCAGTCTCAATTATAATCGACAAGCTTGAAAGAAACATAAAGAGCGGTTTCTCGTACTCCGGCGCTAAAACCCAAGATGAGCTAAGAGCCCGGGCTAAGTTTATAGTTCAGTCCTCTTCTGCACAGTCTGAGAGCGGGACTCATATTCTAAATGTCAGATAAAAAACAAATATACTCGTATGGGTCAGAAGGAAAAAGCATAATGTTTCAAGACTCTGACAAGCGCCACGCAGACTTGAGAATAAGGTTGAGACACGACGGCTTGACTCAAGTGCAGTTTTTTCGAGGCATGGTCAGCGGGTACCTAGAGAGTGATCCAAGAATAATTGATTTTATCACTGGACTCAAAATAGAGCTGGCCAAGCAGGGCAAAAATAAGATTAAAAAGACATCAAACTTGATAAAGTCTGGAGAAGAAAACAAAAGACTATTTTCGTTTTCCAAGGAAGAGGAAGAAGACTTGTTTGACATGATAGCAAAGGAATTTCCAGATTTATGAAAAAATGTTGTAGTGAATGCGTACTATCTAACTCTGCTTGCGAACAGAGAGAGTGCAGAATGTGGATAGACTTCGCAGAAGATAATAATTGTAGTTTGATTTCCATAGAGAAACATGGTCCAATGACATTGATGCAGATTGGAGAAAGATTAAACTTAAGTTTTGTGAGAATAAAACAGATCGAGGATGGACTGATATCAAAGTTGTCTAGGAACTTTGCTAAATAATGTCCTTTTTAGTGATAAACCGACTATTTATCTAAGAACTGGTATGAAATTTATTAGTTCAAGTTTTTCGAAAAACTTGTTATAATTTTAGGAAACGTTAGGAGAAACCAAAATGAGCAAGAAGGATAACCAGAAGGCCCTATTAAACGAGGCCACAATTCGCAGATTTTTGAAGCTAGCCGCAGTGGACTGCATCAATTCTGATCGAATCAATGAAATATCAACCGTGGAGGAAGACGCAGACACCACCGAAGTTAACGAAGAAGAGATCGAAGAGGGCATGGGAATGCACGATCCGGTTTATGATCGCGACGACGACATGTCTGAAGAAGAACCCGCCATGGACGCTGCACCAGAAGGCGACATGGACATGGATATGGACGCAGAGCCTGAACCCGAGATTGATCTCGATATGGATGCCGCTCCGGAAGCTGAAGCTTCTCCTGAGTTGGAGAATGCTGCAGAAGAGCTTCTCGGCATGATTGTCGATTTCTTTAAAGAGCGAGGCGTACAGGCCTCAATGGAATCTGAAGATGCACCGGCACCTGATGATACACCTGCTCCAGATCTTGATTCTGATGAAGAAGTCCCCGTCGCAGACGAAGAAGACGTCATGGAGTCCGTCGTCGACGAAGAAATTGAAGAGTCCACAGATAATGAGGAGACTATTCAAGAAGACGAAGCAGACGTCAACGAAGACACGAGAGAAGAAATTGTCGCAGAAGTTGCCAGAAGAGTGACAAAGCGCCTCTTAAATCTTGCTAGTATTAAAAAGTAAAAAATCTGATTAAAATACTTGCCATTTTAATCAGATTAGGGTAACATATTTATTATGTTTGAAAATGGTTTATGGTTTTTCCTAGGCGCCGTCGTCTATGCTCTCTCTTCACGAGTCCTGAACATAGGCCACGGCGTTTACATCTTTATGGAGCTTGAGAGAGCTATCTTAGGAATTCTTTTGGCACTGGATACAGACATGGCGCAAGCCATTCGGATTAAGCAACGCGCTTATCGGGAATCCGACTTACCAGAAGAGATAATAAAGAAGATGGAAGCTCTTGATGAAGCGGTAGTTAAGAACTGGAGAGACTTAGTAATATCTAAGATGATCTTGACTTCTCCTAAATCATTTTTGAGATTTTATCGGTACGAAAATTGGTCTCAAGCGCTTGAGGTCTTAAAAAGAAGGGAGAAAAGATGAAGGGCTTCGCGTGGTTTAGAAAACTAAATGTTGGGGACGACAAAGATCCCCTTATGTATACCGTGCAGATAGCTGGTATAAGTAAATCTTCCTTGAGGAGATTGAAGAAAGAATTTAAAGGGTGGAAGCAGATCGGCGAAGGAGTAGACACGAGTAGTAACGAGTTTATAACTTTGTGGACAAGATCATTTGAAGATAAGTCTTCGTGGGTCTCATTTGCTAAGGGATTGCAATTCGAAGTTGTTGAGTTAACCCCCAAAGGAAATAAGGTAACGATATCAAATGGAAAATAATAACGGGACTCCCGATCCAAAAGAGCCTGAACTAGACCAAGAGAGCGAGGAATCAGAAGAATCCCTAGATCAAAAAGATGATGGGCTCTTTATGGCAGAGGATGATAACCGCATCCTTATAATCAACAATATCGAGCCACCACGGGATGAGAAATTTTCATTTCGAGTCATAAATCTTTATGGAGATGTAACAGAGCATACCAGTGCCGACGTTGTGAGCGCATTGATGTATTTTAAAGAAACGGGCAAAAAGCAAGTTTACGTTGATCCTGAAGACCCGGAGTCAGAAATAGTCACCGTACACGATCCAATTGAAATGATAGTGTCCACACACGGCGGTCATGCCGCTGATATGTTCTCTATCTACGATACAATGAGGATGGTGAGACAAGAATATGACATTTCCACAGTAGGTTTGGGAAAGGTTATGTCTGCAGGTGTCCTTCTCCTCGCAGCCGGAACAAAAGGGAAAAGAAAGATAGGCAGAAATTGCAGAGTAATGATCCACAGTGTTATGGGTGGCTACCATGGCTCCCTTCCACACATGGAAAATGAAATCGCAGAAGTCCGATGGATCCAGAGTCAATACGTCAAAAATTTGGCACAAGAGACAAACATGGACGAGAAAAAGATAAAAAGCCTACTAAAGAAAAAAGTAGATGTTTATTTGTCAGCTGAAGAAGCCGTAGATCTTGGTCTGGCTGATGAGATAATTTGATAGCAAGGAAAGACAGTTATGTTTGATAAGATGGTAGAGAATTTTTTAAGAAAGGATAGCGAGGAAAACATACTCAGCCTTGATGGCTTATATCGGGCTATAAGTGAGGCCTTGGAGACAGACATCTTCAAGACTGTTGATTCTAAGCTACTAAAAGAGAGAAGGTTGTTTGTCGAAGATAAGCAGAACTACACCTTCACCTTGCAGGCCATACCAGAAATATCAGTGACAGAACTTGGATGGACCAATATCGTTGGATCGGAAGGCGGTGAGCAAATCGCAGGACCTGAAAGACAGAGGCTGATGCAGTTCCTTCAGAATATTAAGGGCGGCGACTTTGTAGCAAAGATTCAATCTCTTTCTCAGTTTTATGAAGATCCGGATGCTGCCATGGCACAAATGTTTCAAGATAACCCAAACGCGTCAACGGCAGAAAGAATTGCCGTCGCGCTGTCGTATTTGGTTTTCTTCAAGACACTGACAAAAGTAATATCAAACTTTAATGCCGCCTCAGCGGGCTTTAACTTTGAGTCATTTCTGGCTGTTCTGGTAAACGGTGAACAAGTAAAAGCAAACACAGGTACCATCGCAGACTTTATCAGCCGCGCCGATGGCACTAATATGCCTGTCAGTCTTAAATTGTATCAGGAAAAGAAGCTGCACGTCGGTGGCAGCTTTACTGACTTGGTAGGAGACCTAGTCAATCCTCAGTTCGACCATGCTTTGATGCGATATTTGGCTGTGACAAAAGAATTCGAAGGGGGAAAGAAAGAAGGCCTAGATATCAATGGTGTACTCAGGTGGTACAGGTTTGACTTCACTCTTGATAATGTGTTCGACATCCTTGCAAGATCATCCTTAAAGTCTAAGAAGTGTGTCATGCTCCCAGTCGATTATATCTCGGGAAGAGTGGAAGATTTCGAAGCTACCCTGCCCGGATCGGCAATACCATCTCCAGAGAAGATGGAGCAAGTTTTCATTAATGCATTCCGAGCCGAACTTGAAGCAATGAATGATCGCCATCGAAATCGACCCGATATGCAAATTGATGAAGAGGGTATGGATGTCATAACAAAGAATTTGAATTGGTCAAAAAATGATGATATATTTCTCCTATATGATCCGAATCCAGCGTTGAAAAAAGGTGAAGAACGCGACGAAGATTTTGACCTGCAGCCTCTTTATGTCTCTAGAGGTAATTCAAAGATGCCCGGATCCGGAGCAAAACTAAAGAAAATAGCAGAAATAGTCCTCACAAGCCTGTCACAACTTAAGGCTGACGACGGATCCCCCAGATATGATATGGATGCCCCAGAGATAAATAAAATCGTCACAGGCTCAAACGCAGGCCTCGCAATGAGGATTGCATATGCTATTGTTAGGGCCAACAACGGAACAACAGTGGCAGGTCAACCCCCTGCAGCGGGCAAATCCAGTGTTATGAGTATGTACTCTAGATCAGTGTTAAAGGACGAGAGAACCCAGAAGCTCAATCAACCCGGCGTGTTTGCGTCAGTAGAAGATTCTGTTAGTTTTTACAACCAACTTGATGAAGACGGCAAAAAAAGAGCACTTGTGCAGTCCTATGGTTATCTGACTACAGAGCAGTTCAACCTAAATCAGTCCGCTGTTGCACAGGTGCATGCTTTTTCTGATAAGAGGATCCTACCAAAGGGCCAATCAGAGGCACTGTTTGGTAGAATTTTGGTCGGTGCAGACAACACTCAAAACATGTTGAATAAAATGACTTCTATCTTGAATGAGTCAATTTTTGACATATTCATGAATGTAAAAAACGTCCAAGATAACACATACGCCTATATTGCAGGTGGTATGAAAGAGGATTCAAAGGCTGACGAGGCCATTACTGCCTCAAGTTCTATCATTTCCAAGACAATGGAATTAAAAACTTCAAAATCTAAATAAACTACTTGACATTTGGTCAAAATGTCTTATAATATATAATATACACTTGAAAAAGAGAGGGTCTTCATGACTAAGGAACTTAACTCTGGCGCAGACCTGCGTCAATTAATTGTCGATGGCGTCAATATTTTGGCGGACAATGTCGCTACAACTCTCGGCCCAAAGGGTCGTAATGTCATTATTCAAACCACTAATGGCAACCCAATCATTACCAAGGACGGAGTAACTGTTGCTCAGTTTTTGGACTTGGAAAACCCGTTCAAGAACGCGGCGGTGCAAGTAGTAAAGCAAGCTTCGGCACAGACAAATTCTGATGCAGGCGATGGCACTACAACTTCTACAGTTTTGTCTCGTGCACTGCTCTTAGAGGCCCAAGAACACCTCTCTAACGGAGCCTGCCCTGTAGATCTGAAGCGAGGCATGGATTTGGTTACATCTGCTGTTGTGGAGGATTTAAAGTCTAATTCTCGCCCGGTCATGAGCGAAGAAGATGTACGCCATATTGCAACAATTTCTGCAAATGGAGACGAAACCATAGGGACTTTAGTTTCGACAGCCGCAGACCGCGTCGGAAAGAACGGCTCAATTACAATTGAGGAGGCTAGATCTAATGACACTACACTGGATTTAGTTGAGGGTTTTCGTCTAGACTCCGGGTATGCTGCTAACGCATTTATTACCGACGAGAGAAGAGGTGTGGTCAAATATGAGGATCCTATGTTCTTGATTACTGATAGTAAGATTGAAACAGTTGATCAGATTCTACCATCTCTTGAGATCGCAGCAAGAGAATCCAGACCGTTTATCATAGTTGCAGACGAAATCGAAGGCCAAGCCTTGGCTGCGCTAATTATGAACGCAGTACGGGGCACTATGAAAGTTGCAGCAGTCAAGTCTCCTCGTTATGGAGAGGAGAGGCGCGGTATCATGAGTGACCTAGCGTTGGCAACCGGGGCATCTTATATTACAAAAGAATCAGACCTAGACCTAAAGACAGTCAAAATGTCAGATTTTGGATCTGCAAAATCAATTGAGATTGGCAAGAGAATGACAACAATTGTCGATGGTTCCTCGAACTCTGATCAACTTGACGAAAGAATTCAAACAATCAAAGCCCAGATCGAGCAAACTGAATCAATCCATGAGTGTGAGAGAATGCAGGAGCGAATCACTCGGTTAGCTTCAGGCGTCGCGGTGATCCGCGTCGGTGCCCCAACCGAGATTGAAATGATCGAGAAGAAACACAGGATCGAAGACGCCCTAGAGGCAGTGAGGTCCGCTCAGATGGAGGGTATTGTCCCCGGAGGTGGTCTAGCTCTTTATAGAACAAGAGACCAGCTAAAAGTCTCAACTAAGAATGAGGATCAAGATAGGGGCGTCGAGATTGTCTTAAATTCTTTGAGCGCACCCATCGAACAGATGGCAAAGAACGCTGGATTTGATGTGGCATCGACCTTGAGCCAAATCGATACAAGTGCAGATGATTTTGGGTTAGATTTTTCCACAGGAGATATTGTAAATATGCATGAAGCAGGCATCATAGATCCGGTGAAGGTAACCCGTTGCGCACTTCAGAATGCGGTGTCCGTAGTCGGAACTCTGATTACAACTGATTATGCCATTATTCAAACGGAATGAATTGTTGGACACTATTTATAATTATTCCATAGAATAGGAGATAATCCGAATGAGTGATAATAGGCCAGATCCGATAATGTCACTAGACGTTAAGCTTGATAAACTATGCAACGGCGTCGACCTAGTCAAAGATAGCCAAAAACTTATGGCTGATGACATAGCAAAAATAAAAGAAGCAGTGTATAATCCAGACGAAGGTTTGTATGCACGTATTCGGGCTCTTGAAGCTTGGAAAGCAACCTCTTCAAAGATGATATGGACGCTGTTTACTGCTCTTATTGGCCTAGCCATGGCTTTCATTTTGAAGCTTTTTCCTTGACATTTTATACATTATTTGGTATATTTAATTATAAGGTAGGCGAATTTGGAAAAAGAATGGGCTAAAAATTGCATGAAAAAGATAGAGAATTATCTCTTTCATCAACATAATGTAGAAGTTGAATATGGGAGAGGCTTTAGCGATTGTTATTTTCAGGGCCTTTCTCTAATAGAAATAAACTCCTGTCAAAACTTAACAAGCCGACTTCATTCCTTGTTACATGAAGCTGGTCATGTGCTCATTAGAGACACTGAAATAATTGGAGTACCGTTTCACAAGTCATTTCCTTCAATGAAATTACAGGGTAGTTTCGTGAGAGGCAACGAGAAACATCGAGTAGATGTTCTTCGGGAAGAGGTGCTGGCTTGGGAACAAGGCAGGAATCTAGCTACATGCTTGGATATAAATATAGATGAAAAGATTTGGGCTCGACACCGACACGATAGCCTCTTGTCTTACGCTCGGTGGGTTTAAGTTATGGGAAGTAACCTAGTTTATATACCTTCGTCTGTATTGCTTAAGAACGGATATAGTGAATCTAATATAACCAATGTTCAAATTCTACCAAAGCCCGGAGTTTTTCTGGTGGTCGGGGAAAACAAAGAGAAAAACAGTTATAGGATATTTTACAAAGGAAAAAAGTGGTACGTGGCAAAAAAAGACACGTTCAGTGTAGAAAAAGGAACAAAAGAAAATGATAGTTAAACTAAAAGAAATCTTCAGGAACGCCACGACTACAGGCAAGAGATATAGAACAAGGGATATATTTATTAATCCCGAACACGTTGTCTATGTTAGGAGCAACGACGACATGGTAAGGAGACTCAACGAGGGCCTCATCGAAGGTGCAACAGGAGATAACTTTTGCACGATTTCTCTTTCTCGTGGAGCAGGAGGAACTGATATCATTGTCCTTGGCTCGCTAGAAGAGATAAACAGAACGATATCAAAGAGGGAAATTCTCCATGGATAGCCGTTTTATTATCTATGGACGTACAAATTGCTCATTCTGCATCGATGCAGTTAATCTATTAAAAGAGAAAGGCTACAATTATTGTTTTTTTGACTTCACAGAGGATCCAGAAGCTATTGCTGATGCAAAGTCTTTTTACAAGTGGGAAACAGTTCCTATGATTTTAAAAAATGACACCACCACAGGAGTCACAAATTTTGTTGGCGGTCTAGATAGTTTAAAAACGCAATTAAGCGAGTCGTAAGTAGTGTCAAAAGAGCAAGATCCAAAAAGAGTACAAGTAACCTCTGAAGAAGTAGTTTCTATCTACGAAAAGTCATTAGGACTTCATAGTCGAGCGAAGTATATTTTGTCTGACCATTTCACGGAAGCAAAAGTGCTACCGGAAATTACTTTCGAGTTGGTTTGCGAAATGTTATCCAGCACTCTTTTCCTTAGAAACTTTATTAAAAAGTCTTTTCCTAATATTGACGACCCTCATAAAACAAAGAACAAGGCATACAGCCTTTCAGTCGCAGCAGTGGGCCAGCTAGCTAAGGCGACCTTGATCTTAGAAGATATAAATAAAGATTTAATAAAACAAAACATACACATGGAACTGCAGTGATAGATTACAAGAAGCTCGCACTAGCATGCACGATCTTTTTCGCAGCTCAAATTTTAAGCTGGTTTCAGTTAAACTCACAATTTGTATGGGACTTCTGGAAAGGACGCCCAGTCTTGTCTGTTCTTTTATATGGCATACCTTGTGGTTTGTCGTTTTGGTACGGCTGGAGACTCTGCAATGAAGCACTAGGGAACACTCTTTGGGGCACTCGTTTTGTCGGGTATTGTGTGTCTTATATGGTGTTTCCATTTTTGACTTATTACTATATGGGTGAGAGTATGTTGACTTTCAAGACTCTATCGTGTATAGCTCTCTCGGTCTGTATACTTTTGATACAGGTTTTTGCCTGACATTTCAAAGCGGAGAGTACCCTTTTGGGGCGACTTTTTGTTTATTGTGTGACTAATTACCATAAAAGGGTGCTATATCTATATGAACTTCAATTCAATCTGGAAATCTTACCTCAACGAAGAAAGAGACTTAGAGCTTCTTATTGAAGGTAAGCTTTCTGATGCCAAAAAGAAATTTAACGACTTAAACGAGAGAGGGTTTATAGATCTATTGCGCGGCCTGATCGAAGAGAGACTAGGCCCTAGAGCAGTGCCGAAATATATTATGTGGGCCGCGAAACATTTGGACTTTCAGAGAGTCCACGAGAATAGCGCAGAACAATTTCTAAGAAACCAATCCCTTGTGATTGCAGACTCTCTAGCCTTTTTTGAGAACAATCAAGATAGAATGCCAGAGAAAGACATCAACAAATATAAGAGCTTGGCCAGTCTGGTGGCAGATGTAAGACAGACCGGCGCATCGCAGACGCAATTGAGAAAGCAAGAGAAAGAGACAGCAAGGGAAGGTTCAGAGATTGTGTATGATGATAACGATATCTTCGCAGTGAGGCCATACACAGAAGACGCTTCCTGTTATTACGGCAAAAACACTAGATGGTGCATCTCTGCTACTGACAGTAAAAACTATTTCGATCAGTACACTTCCGACCGCAAAGGTTTTGTCATGGTCAGGTTTAATAATATAGCAGAGGATGACCCGCTCAGGCGATTGGCAATGGTTTTTGATGCTGAAGGCTATCTCGAAGAGGTCTTCGATGCCCAAGACGAGGGCCACGACGGCCGCATCGTTGAAGAAGCTATCAGTAAGAACAATCCAAGCTTAGAAGATGAAGAGGTATCAGAACTATATGAGGATCTTGAAGCGGCCGGGTCTGACAACATTGCCACCACCCCACCAGATCCGTCTGCTGGTTTCGAGGCTCAAGCAGATAAGCTGGAAGAAGAATATAGAGACTCTATAAAACATGCTTTCTATCATTACGATATCGATGAGTACATGTATTTTGGTGGCGGTTTCGAATTCGAATTCGATTTAGGTCGCTTCGAAGGTGCAGAGTACCAATTACCAAACTACTTCAGTGACCGCGAATTGGAAGATACACTGAGGGAGGAAGGAAACCTCTATGGCATTGATGATATAGATATTAGCGAGACTGGCGGCACAGTAGACATAAGAGTGATGCTTAATGCACAAGACTACGAACCCAACCCCGATGGTTATGATTCATTCTTGTCTGAACTCTCAACAATGGATGATAACTATGTTGACCTGAAACGAATAGTCGAAAAGTATCTTGTCAAAGAGGGGTATATGATGCCCTCAGCATTTGATGCTGCCAATGAAGAGTTGGCCGATTTCGCGTCAACTTTAAAGAATTTTGAGCTGTCTAGCTCTTCTGACGAAGATCAGATGGTCTTTACCAATAGCAATGCCATTCCTCTTGATTTACCAGAAGGTAGAGATAGAATGGGCACCCTCGGCCATGGAGGAATGCTTAACAAACTGGATATTAAAATAGGCGGAAACCCCAATCGCCGGCCTGCATATCCCGGCAACAATGAGTTTCTCAAGAGACTCATGAAAGAATTGCAGGGTTTGAATAGGCAGTTTATAATATTGATGCAAAAACAATTGCAGCTTCCGATTGCCGACCTGCCCCCGAGAGTCATCGAGGAATTATCAATACCAGACAATCTGGTGGTTACTTTTCACGGCGACCACACCGGCATGAATCGTAGCGTTACCGCGAGAGTTGCGTTCTCTTTGGACACAGAAGTGACGCGAGAGGTCATTGATGCATCGATGGCAGCGATAAAATTTATGGACCAAAGCTATAAAGGGATTGAAAAAACTATTAGCAATGTGTTGACGGAAATGTGGAGGGAAATTCAAGACGAAGCATTGGATAAGTTCAAGGCAATGCCAGAGCAGTGGCAACAAGTGCTCACAATTGCGAAAACGAAGCATACTATGAATGCCAATGTTAGAGCAATAATTAAGGATTTGCGCTCGTGGCTCTTGGAAAAGGGTACCGGCATCGCCCCCGGAATAGAAGATCATTTTAAGCAGCTTGCAAATTTGTTAAAATCAAAAGGGGATCTACCAGAGGATTTTGAACTTCCCAAGGTTGGGTTCAATTTGAAAGATCAATCAGTAAAACAGAAGACAATAGCTACACAATTTAATCCTCCAACAATCGCAGAAGAGGTTGAAAGATATCTTTCTGGCATCTCCGAAGAGAAAGGCCGCAGCCGACAAAGGGGTATATACAAGTTTTATTGTATGATAGGTTACACAGTCACGGGAGGAGATAGCCAGCGAGGTTTGGATGACATACTAGCTGATATGAGAGCCCTGCCGAATGTGACTATCGTAACTGTTGTGGTGGCAAACCAAAGACTGTCAGAAGAGCAGTACATTGCAGGTCTAAGTATCAAGTTTATACCAACTGTTCCCGGTTCAATCCAAGCACCGGAGAATGTAAAGTCCAGAATAGTGAGGGACATTCGTCGCATAGGGAATGTCTCTAAGGTTTTTAAGATTTCTACCTCTCTCGAAAGAATAGAATAATGCCATCTCCAACTCCGGAAGAAAACAATCGTATAAAAATTCAAGATATTGTAGATGAGATGCTCGGAGATGATAAGATCGTTTTGGGCCTGTCTAGGTTTGCCTATTGTTTTGACGAAGAAAAGCAAGAAAACTTCATAAAAATGTTCTGGCAGCAGAGTACTGTCTCCGGAGAAGGTAGAGTGAGTCACGAAATTGAAAGTCATGGCAACGGAGCAGTCGATGCCTTGTTTTCATACCTTACAAGCCATTATTCTCCAGAATTTAAAACGATAAAGGGCATAAAATTTGAAAACTTCTATGTAAGACCATTCTTTAAAAAATCAGGATCAGGCTCGAATGCGGAAGTGGAAGTTGTCATGGAGTTTAACACAAAAAGAAAAAAAATAGTAACATTCAGGCATACTAGCAAATCGTTTGTGCTGTCCGCAGCAAAAGTGATATTCTCGGCTGTTGAGTTTTATATTAATGCAGAAAAGGCCTTCAAGAAATTAAGATTTTTAATAAAGGACGCTAAAAATAGAAGCCGCGGCGACCTATTTAGTGAATATAGTTATAAGTTGTCTATAGTGGTGGATGCCACATCTTATATAGGGGTTTAGTACGGTGAAGTTTGATTTTCGCGTTCATTTGATGGCAATAATCTTAACAGCAATGATTTTTACGGCAGCAAAGAGAGCAAAGCAAGAAAATATGAAAAAAAACATGACAATACCGGAGAAAACAGTAGGTGAGCGATAAGTTCTTTCAATACTGTCTTGTTGCTTGGATCCTCGCGTTGGTTTCTCTCGGAGTTGTTGTGACCATTGCCTCTGATCGAATCGAGGAGCAAAAGAAACAAGTTGAAAGGGTACCGACAGGAAGAGGAAATTAAGATAGGCGACCTAGTGAACCACGTTCTTTACGATAAATCGTGGATTGGTTTGGTGTTGGACATAGATATGGAACTAGACGCTTTAAAGAAAGAAGGCAGGGCGTTGGTGAAGATGGTCCCCGGAACTTGCTATGAATTTCACTTTGGCTTAAAGTGGCTTAAGAAGAGAGCAGGCCAGACAAAGGGGTGGATTTCTCTGAGGTGGGTCAGGAAAGTGAAATATCCATCAAATGTTGAAAAAAAAACTTGACACTTGATCAAAAATATGCCATTATATAAAAACTAAGCCTCGGTAGCTCAGTTGGATAGAGCAACGGCCTTCTAAGCCGTGGGTCACAGGTTCAAGTCCTGTCCGGGGTGCTAACAAAATGCTAGAACAAGAAAGGGTACTGCTGGGAGATCTCGTTGAGCATCGCGATTACGTCACAGTCCTTATAGGGGTTGTGACTGAGGTACACCCAAAGATAAGCAAGGCCACAGTTTATTGGAGGAACTTCGACGAGCACACCACCTTAGATATTAAAAAATTGATTGTCTTAGCAAGAAAATGAAATCACTAGATTTACATAATTATAGTCATGACGAAGCTGAAGATATGGTAATGACGTTCCTTAATTGGACTGAGGTACCTTGCAAGATAATCACAGGTAACTCAAAAAAGATGAAAACAATAGTAAGAAGTGTGGTATACTATTATGGTCTACATTGCTATGACGAGAGTGCTTTTAATTGTGGCGCTTTAATCGTTGTGGAGGGTGAGTGGTAGCAGATGAGTCATTTGATTTCGATAGTGATATTGTCCATGTTGGTAGCAATAATTGTTTATACCAATACGTGAGGCCTAGGCCCGAATAGCTCAGTTGGCCAGAGCGCCGCTCTTGTAAAGCGGACGTCGTCGGTTCGAATCCGACTTCGGGCTCTTATTTTAAGGTTGTTTATGTTTCATATGATTATAACTGTGTTGATTCTCTTGATGAGCCCCTTGGGTTTGGAGTGGTATGACACACACGTCAAGGCCCCAAAGATAGATAGTTATACTCGTATGACAGGAACCCCGCTCGCAGGCCTGATTGTTTATTTGGGCGATGATCTCGACGAGATGGAAGCGGAACTACAGCTAGAATATCAATCAGGCAAGCTCTCAACTGCGCTTCTAATTTTGGGACCAGCAGGTATAGATCGCTTTAATTGTGCAATAAAATATAAGAAGGTCGTCTCATCTCTAAGTGAGAAATATGGGATGTACTCTCGACGTGAGACGATTAGGGATCCTATCATAAATGATCTGGTATCGGATGGTGGCTTTTGTAAGCAGGTGTCCATTGGACTTTATGAAGCTAGGACTTTCTGGCGAATAAAACAATTTAGAATTGTTGCGGATCTGGTTGGAGATAATTCTGAATTTTACATACATGTGTACTATTCTTTGATCTCGACAGGCGAAAAAATAAGAAAAAAGAAAATCTTAAAGAGATTATAGCAGAGGTAAAATAATGAAACTAGAGAATAATTTTAGCTTATCAGAGTTTAGATGTAAAGACGGCACAGACGTCCCAGAAGAGTATATGGATAATGTTATAAAGCTGGCCAAGAATCTACAAGCTTTGAGAGAGCACTTGAACCGTCCAATAAAGGTTATTAGTGGTTATCGTTCTCCGAGATACAATAGCCGCATCGGTGGAGCAAGAAAGAGCCAACACATGACAGCTTCAGCCGCAGACATTCAAGTACCCGGCCTGATGCCCTCTTATGTAAAGAAGGCAATAGTAGAGCTAATCAAGTCTGGAAAGATGGACTCAGGCGGCCTCGGCTTATATACAAGTTTTACTCATTACGATATTCGAGGCCGAAACGCACGATGGTTCGGCAGGGGAACCAAAGACGATAACTAGACTGCAAAGGAGAGGTGGTCGAGCTGGTTTAAGGCACCGGTCTTGAAAACCGGCGTGGAGGTAACTTCACCGTGGGTTCGAATCCCACCCTCTCCGCAATTTAATTTATCATTTTATTCTTGACAATCGCATAAAAATATGAGACTATAAGGAACATAACCGCTACGGCTGGCTGGTAGTCAGGAGGCGTCTTATAAGCGTCTTAAAGCAAGGTTCAATTCCTTGGTAGCGGACTAAAAAAGGAGATAAATGAAAGCATTAGTTCTAACATTAGCGATTGCACTTGGCGGCTGTTCTTATGCGACAGTCAACACATACAAGACGCACAAGAGAAAGTGTACGACGCATTATGTCGCGCCTGCTGTCGACACATTGTTGGTAGTACCCCCCCTTTTTGTTTTGGGAGTTTTACCAGCGGCCATGGCCGGATGTTGCGGTGGGGGGAATGGTTCACCGTCAGCAACATCCGGCGATATTATACCCATCGCGCTCGGCGCAGCTGCCATGGCAATCGTCTCCGGATATTCAGCTACTCACGGATACAGGGAAGTTGCTGAATGCCGGGAGAGAAAAGGAAAATGAAAACATTAATTTTAACACTAGCAATTATACTTGGGTGTGGTTGTTCACTGGCAACAGTCAATACACACAAGACGCACAAGAGAAAATGTACCGAAAGTGAAGTAGCTCCGGTGATTGACTTCGCCCTGATGGTCACAGCGATAGGTTTGAGATTGCACTATAATCACGAGAACAAAATCGAAGAAGGATCACTCTTCGACCCATTCGCAGCCACTCGCCATGTAATGATGAACGGCGCATTTTATAGTGCTGCTGTCATAGCAGGAGGTTCAGGTGTTTATGGAGTATATCACACTGGAAACTGCCAAAGTAAGTTGGATAGAAGATAAGATTATTCCCATTGAAGAATTATTAGATGAATAACGTATATAAAATTATAGAAGAAGTGCTGTCAGAACAATCAAGTTTAAACGCAAACTTATCGTCATCGGCAGCGAGAAAACAAATAGCAGAACAAGTTTGCCTAAGGATAATAGGAAAGTTTTATGTTTTGCCATATTCTGACTGTAAGGAGAGTCAATCAGATGAGTAAACACTTTAATGAAAAGGACCTAGTCAACTCAATAGCTATTGCCATGCTGCTTGCGTTAGTCGGTATTGGTTTGTTTGTTGCGTCGGCAACGGTGGAATCCAATGCACTGACCACTAATGTCGCAAAATTAGATGCTTCACATAGAGGCAAATTACTCAGAGAAGTTAGGCTTTTAACTCTAGAACTTAAGATGGTCAAGAGCGATGTGGACGAAGTCAGAGAAGCTCTAAAAGAGATGGAAAAAAAAGAGAAGTGAGCTACAGAGACTCATCAAACCAATCCGGCGATATGTCTCAACTAGCAGCGGCAATGGAAATCGCTCGCCATGGCTGGGTTGTCAACACGCCTCTCAGCAGAGATTCGATATATGATCTGGTAGTTGAATTGGGCCACCGAAACTTTCAAACCGTACAAGTCAAGACAATGTGCGGCAACAGCATTGCTAGGGTTGTTGATAGGTCGGGAGAGGTAGTGAGCAAGAACGGGAAGACGAGAAACTCTCTTGACTATGCGGAGCACGGCATCGACTGGCTGGTTGGGGTTCACAAAGAGACTGGTGAATGTTATTTTTACGATTTAGAAAACTATTCTCAAATACCCTCTAAGAGTTTTAGCGTGAGAAAGTATCCACCAAGTGAGTTTCCCTTCAACGAAGTGTCGAATCGGCATAGCAAAAAGGGAAATACGTGAAAAACCCTGAGCTTAAGATTTTCACCGGACCCATGTTTGGAGGCAAGACAACAAAATTGTTGGCAGCTCTTGAACGTTATCACTATCAGCATGAAGAGGTAAAGTTATTTAAGCCACGTATGGATGGTCGCTACTCCACAGAAAAGGTCATGACCCACAGCGGACTCAAACAGGATGCAATCTTGGTTAGTTCTGGCGATGAGATAATAGAGCACACCGGCAACACAAGAATAGTCGCAGTTGACGAGGTCTTTATGATAGAAGGAGCAGCAAGCGCGTTGCTGAAATTGTTTTCAGAGGGTAAGACAGTGCTGGTCTCAACTTTGCAGCTATCATCGGAACCGAAGCCTCTACCAGAGATTAGAGACTTGTTGCCTTACGCGACACAGATAGAGATATGTCCGGCGGTATGTTCGATGTGTAGCGAGGATGCACATTACACCAGAAGAAAAACAGATAGTTCGACCCAGATTGAGGTCGGCGGCAAAGAAGAATATGAGCCCCTATGCTATGCTCATTACAATAAGATTGTGGGGATATGGCGGAACAGGTAGACGCAGGAGACTTAAAATCTCCCGACTTCGGTCGTGTGGGTTCGATTCCCTCTATCCCTACCAAAGAGAAGCAAGGAATGAAATATGTGTAGAATAACTGGATTACAAGCTAGGACCATCGCATCGCAACTCAAACAGGCACTAGAGAAAAAAGGATACGCCTTCTTTGAGAATGGCGACCTCAACTTGAATATAGTCGGAGTTAGAAACGATTCAGCCCGCGCTGATGTTTTTGATGATTTTATGAATGTTATATATAAAATTGATGGCGAATGGGTTGTGGACTCCTATGTCATTACGACAGAACCCGGTCCAAACATTTTGAGAAAACCACTTGCAGCAGTTAGGGATAAGGGTACTGCAATATTGGTACCCGACCAGTACAGATCCACTTATCGAATCGGCACTCACGGAGGGAAAAGAAAGTATACAGCTCTTGTGCAGAGGGGATCCAAAGTAAAGGTGTGGAGAGACAACAACCGAGACACCAAGCCTGATTATGTTGGCCCGGAAGACGAGGGTTGGTATGGGATAAACATTCATAGGCAGTGGGGTTCGGACGAAAGAGAGTACACTGGAGGCATCAGTGCTGGTTGTCAAGTGTTTCAGAACAGTAAGAATTTTTATGAGTTCATGGACACTTGCAATAGGGCCGCAGACAAGTGGGGTAACAATTTTACTTACACTTTGATTTGCGAAGAAGATTTAAAGTTTTAAAAAGGAAATAAAATGGAAAAGTTTAAAAATATTACAGTGGTGGTCATCTCTTCTATCCTTCTGAGCGCCAGTGGGTATTACGCAGGCCGTAAAGTTGCTTATGCGGAGTTTGAAAAGCCGTGGGAAACTATCGTGAATACAATAGGTTTTTGTGAGCGAGAAAACGCAATGTTAAGAAGTGCATTGGAACGCGCGTATGTTGGTCAGAAAAAAGAAAGTGAATAGCAGAAATTCAAATTAAAAGATTGACTTTGATTTGAAAAAATGCTATAGTGTATATACTAACAAAATGAAAGGAAGTTAACTAAATTGTTAGAAAATGAAAAATCGCTATATGTTACCGATTCTTCCGGAGACTCTTTTCTGGTAGAAATCAGAGAGGAGTATGGCTATGTCTCTTTAAACATAGGTGATAGCTTTAGGATTGATATGAACCCTGATGAGGCTTTCGACATCGTCGATGCCCTCACCATGGTGGCCAATGATGTAACCAGCCATACTGGTGAGTCCTGATGTCGAAAGATGATGATAGAGATACTAATAATTCTGACCCTGACAACGGACGCTGGAAGTTTACTTTTGCCGGTACTGGAAACCCTCACCGCGACAAAGGCCGAGGCCGTGAAATCTCGGGATATACACCAAGCAGAGAAAAAGAAACAAAACAAAAAGATATGGAAATGACAAAAAAAGAACTTGATGTTTTTAACAATATTTACGCACTCTTGGAGCAGAATGAAAGCCTCGCCCTCGACGACGACGATGACAAGAAGATTCTGTGCCACAAGCTTGTGAAATGGTTTGTTTCTTCAAAATAGAGAAAATAATACAATTATAACATAATTACTATGTGCTACCAAGGACTTTCCTACGTGACGATGAGGTCTCTATTTTAGATCGACCCATGGGCCACAAAACTCGTATTCACGGAAGAATCGTTGGAGTCGTTTCCGAAGGTTGTTACAACGTGTTAATGTTGAATGGCCTCCAAGAGGGTAACATAGTAAGTTATAAATCTTGGCTTCTAGAAAAAAGTTCTCTTAAAGCAGACCTCGCAGAATAAAGAATAAATCTCAGCAAACTCGCGATTTTTTTCTTGACAGATTTTTTTTTCTGGGATATAATAATACATAAGATTGAAAAGTAAAGACAACCAATTGACTGAAGTAAATACAGACATCGATGTCATTTCTCGCATCGACTCCGCAGAAAAGTATCTCAACCTGTTTAGTGCAGAGGGGCTTATAACGTCGTACACATACGAGAAGCATGCTTCTTTTTTTGAATCGATACGAACGCAATTTAAAGTGAAGGGGTCGCTGTCTGTCGGACAAAAGGATTGGCTCTCAAGTCTTTGCGTTAGATATAACGAGGAGCAACTAAACGAAGGAAGAGAGTGGCTTGCAAACTATGACGATCAAATGGCACTCAACACACAAAGGGTGGCTCAATATTACTTAAGCAACCCCCCATACTTCGGTGTTCTTGCTAGGCGAGTCATGGATGGCCATATTCTCTCCAAGGCAGAATATCATAAGATGTGCTTAAATAAATACGCACAAAAGATCCTGATGGAGTATGATAAAGAGCCCCGGTTTAACAAAGGTCAGATGGTGCAATTTAGAGCAATTAGCAATAGGGCAGGACAACATGCGGTCGTGTTGAGTTCGGAGGGCCGGCCAATTACTAAAGCAGTAAAAGGAGCAAGAGAGTATAAACTTCTGCCAGTTGGTTCGACATCGCCTATTTATTCCATGGAAAAGAACCTCAAGAGGGCGAAAAAGGCATGAAGATAGCATCTATATCGTATTTAGCAGGGGATGTCCGCACATTCGTGAAAGCCTCGCGTACAGGGCGATTCTCGCTAATTGTCCCAACCGGCACTCGTAGAGAGTTTAGGGGATCTAGGATTGTTTTATTGAAAGCAAAATCTTTCATCACCCACGAGTTGATCAAGGATAACGACCCAGTGTTGACTCTCTCAACTGGAGAAAAGCTAAGGGTATACCTAAGCGGCGATTCTACAGCAGGGGTTGTTCGGGCACTTGGAGTAGCAGAGCTTCACGATGAAGAGAATGACAACACAGGCACCGATGCCGATGATCGATACAAACCAAAACCCAAAGGTCAAGAAAATTCGGATAACTTTTCTAAGATTTTAGATGATTATGATTTTCCGTTCACTCCAGACTTTGATTTTGGAGACGGAAGCAACTAGAGAGGAAAATATGTCTCAATTTTATTACAACATCGTAGAAGCGGGAAAAGTTAGCTTTAGTACATGGCTTGGACTGGCTGGGCTCTTCGGCCTGACCGGTCTGCTTGCCTGCTGCAAGAGGAAAAAATGATTACTTGTGAAATAGTTCTCGTCAACAGCGAATCAAAAGAAGAAACAAAAGATTTGGTTGAAGTGGTCAGCTTCCCAGAGGCTGTCAGGGAAGCGTACCATATAAGGACAACAAAGGGTCATGATTGGAAAATTAAATCAGTGATCGACATCTCTCCAAAAAAGAAGTAGCAATGACTCAGGGTTTCAATGTTGGAGATCTAGTCGAAATAAGGATGCTTGGCTCGAACTATTATGGCGCGAAGGGTCTGGTGGTGAGCAGAATACACTACCAACATGGACACAGCGACGACTGGATTGTATACCAGTCGTCTTCATTGGTAGTTTCTGGTGGGTCTAGACCAGCACCAGATGAGTATAGTTGTAAGGTTAAGTTGGTTTCGCGAGACGAGACGCAAAATGAATTTGTTATGATAAGAGCCAAGTGGCTCAGGATAATATCGAAAGTAGAAAAAAGAAATGATAAGTAATATTCTTGGAAGCATTGTTGCCATCGCAGCAGGTCTAATCATCAGCCAGTTGTTTTTAGATCACATCAGAAAATAATTAATTTTTTTCTTGACAAGTGATTGAAAATATCGTATTCTATATATACGATAAAAATCTAGGAAGACAAAATGTCTTACACAGGGACAGTGCGTTGTGGCTGGTGTCACCAACAAGGCCACAACAGAACAGGATGCCCTTCGAGAAAGGAGCAAGCCAAACGATCACCCCATGGTTTTTTGGCCCGAACGATTAGAGAGGAAGAGCGCGCTCGCGCCGAGCGTGTTGCAAGCCGCAGGTGCACATATTGCAACGAAAAAGGCCACAACCGCAGAGGCTGCAAGGTTAAAAAGCAAGATACAGCCAGAATCGAGGATAGGCAAGCTGAATATGTTGACAACTATACCGAGAATTCGGCTAAAGCTGGCCTCGGCCTCGGCGCTTTGGTGCGAGTACGAGCAATGCAAGACCCAGATGTATATGCGACGGGCTTGGTTCAGCAAATTCACTGGAATAATCTCTGGTTCTTCGCCGGAGACGAAGACTTAACTAGGCTCTGGAAACCACGCAGCCGAAAGGTGTTATCAGTCAGGATAACTTCAATCGACAGCGACCCAGCAACTGACAAAGTCGGTTCCGACTCATGGCGATTCACCAGATATAAGATTAATGATATGTTCCCGCTCGACCATGGTGATTTAGTCTCTTTTGTCAAAAAATCTTATCACAAGGACTTTGTAAAGAATGTAAAAGATGGCATACACGTTGGCAAAGCAGATTTGCAGATCATTGGACCTTCAAAGAGGCCCTACGTAAAGCCAAAAGACCTTGATAGGATGCCATTAGACCTGAGACACAGATTCAATTTAGAAAAAAGAGCAAGCCATTACGATTATGCGAGACTACACCCAGCCAATGAAATTTGGAAATGCTTGTATCCCGAGAAAACAGAGAAGGAAAACAATGATTGACCCATATAATATTCACCCGAATGCCGAAAAAAACACAGAAAAGAATTCAACGAGAGAAGTGCTTGACAATATTTCTCACTTTATGGAATCACTGAACACGGAAATGAGACTAAACGACCACCTTCACCGAGCTGACGAGAGATCTGGAGCAGAGTGGCGAGCGGTGAAGGACTCTCTGGAGAAAATCCACAGGAAATGGAGTACTCAAAAAAGCTTAACGGAAGCGAGATTGTCTACGGAGTACCATCAATGAGTTTGGCCGAATATATTCCGATGATGACGAACAGGGAAGTTTCTGCTCTTGCAAGAAATAGATTCATCGACTCTCCAACACAGTTTGCCATAGCGGAGCATGGTACTTTGTCGAGCCGACGACACTTAGCTAGGAACCCATCCCTTGATACAGGTGTTCGAGACGTTCTGGTAGACGACCGCGCAAACAGTGTCAAGTGGGTCTTGGTGGAGTACCAAGCCCTTGACGACAAGCCAGACTTAATTAGGGAAGTCTATAGGGGGACTCCACGAAGGTATTGGAACCCTTGGAGGCTTGGTTCTACTTTTGTGGGATATCAAAATACCGCACCAAACACTCCCTCTGATGTTTTAAAGGATATCTATATGAACTATTATCGACCGGCAGAGGAGGGAGACGAGTCATCACACTTCTATTCTTCGGGTTTCCGTTTCGGCAGCGACGGATATTGGTCCGAAAAGATGATGAAACATAAAAACGTCAACGAGGAGTTGGCAGTGATTGTATCTACCTCCCCCGCAGAGAGAGCCAAGAAAGCTGCGTTTGCTAAACTGGTTGTTCTTCGCAACGAAAAAAAATAATATTATTTTAAAGAAAGTTCTTGCATTTTACCTCAACCTGTGAGATACTTATTAAAGATAGAGAAATGGCCAAAACCACATTCCAAGGAGAAATTTTAAGTGGCTATCGATTTTAAGACCTTTGTAGAAGTTGTCAAGTATGTTACCGACGTGCATAAGCCCGTCATTATTCGAGGACGCCACGGCGTTGGTAAGTCAACTGTTGTTTATCAATACGCTGACAAGATTGGTCTTCCAGTTGTAGAACGCAGGGCTTCCCAGATGACTGAAGGCGACCTTGTTGGTCTTCCGATTATTGAAGCGGAAAGCACTAGGTTCAATCCGCCAGACTGGTTCAAGCGCGCCTGCGACGAGCCTGTTATCTTGTTTCTCGACGAAGTTGATCGTGCGACTCTTGAGGTTCGCCAAGGTATCTTCGAGTTGACTGACAGTCGCAAGCTGAACGGACATGTCCTCCACCCTGACACATTGATTTTTGCGGCAGTTAATGGTGGCGAACATGGTGAGCAGTACCAAGTCGGAGAGATGGACCCAGCAGAATTGGATCGCTGGACTGTGTTTGATATTGAGCCATCCGTTGAGGATTGGCTGAACTGGGCTTCCGACAACGAGATCAGCACAGAAGTTTGGGACTTTATCAATCAAAATCGCAATCATCTTGAGCATAACGACGACTTCGAGCCTAACAAGGTATACCCATCTCGCCGTTCATGGGAGAGATTGAATCAGTGTTTGGCCAGTGCTTCTCTCTTGGATGAGGGCAGTCCTACTTTGTTCAACCTCACCGCTGCATTTTGTGGTTTCGAGGCTGCCGTCGCGTTCAATGATTTTGTCACAAACTACGACAGGCAAGTAACCCCAGAGGACATCCTTTTGGATGGTGACTTTAGTAAGGTTGGTGACTTCAAGATTAACGACCACACTGCAATGATTGATAAGTTTGAGGCCGCGAATTCCTTCAAGGATGCTTTGGACCAAGACCAGATTGACAACCTTGCAAAGTATTTCTTGATGCTTCCTAGTGAAGTGGCAATGAAGCTCTGGACAGTGCTTGGTTCTGGCGCTCTAGACAACACAATCAAGCTTCATCAGTCGGTCGTCAAGGTCGATGGCAAGAAGCGATCAGTAGCAGACTACCTAGTGCAAATCCTTTCATCTGACGAAGGCTCTGAAAACTAAAGGTGCTTACAATGTCCGATTCAGCGAATCAGAAACGGCCTTTCGATCTCAATATTCACATGGCTCGACTACTAATGGACGAGCCATTCTTTGCAGCTATCAGCCGCAGGATCGATAAGAACTCAAGCAACGCCATTCCTACTGCTGGTGTAAGAGTTAATCCTCACACTGCTCAGTTTGAAATGTTGTATAATCCGAGCTTTTTTGAGAAGTTGACAGATGCCGAACGCCGCGACGTTCTTAAGCATGAATTTTATCATGTTGTGTTTATGCACGTGACAGACCGTATGCCTAATGGCGCTATGACGCGCCAGTGGAACATCGCAACTGACCTCGCCATCAATAGTCATCTTCATAATCTACCTGAAGGTGGTTTAATTCCGGGCAAGGAGGGTACTCCTTTCGAGGACTTGCCTCGTGGTATGTCTGCTGAGTGGTATTTGGCAAACCTGCCCGATTTGAGCAAGAACAAGGGAGACGACAAGGATGAAAATAAGAACGAAGGTGAATCTTCCGATGGCCCCGGAAGTGGAACTGGAGGCGAAGGTCAGTCTCAACCGCAAAGCGGTGAAGGCGATGGCTATGGCGACATTGAAACTCTTGACGATCACAGCGGTTGGGGCGATGTATCGGATGAGGTCAAAGAGATCGCAAAAGAGCGACTGAAGGAAATTGTCAAGCAGGCGTCTGAAGACTGCGCTCGTGGGAATTCATGGGGCAGCGTACCTCAGCAATGTCGTGAAAAGATTATGAAGGGGTTGCAGTCAAAGATTGACTGGCGTAGTGTGCTGCGGTATTTCATTAAGACATCCCAGAGGGCAAACAAGTCAAGCTCCATCAAGAGAATCAATCGTAGGTATGCCTACATCCATCCCGGCAGAAAGACCAATCGAGTCGCGAAGGTTGCAATCAGTATTGATCAGTCAGGTTCTGTTGACAATGGAATGCTTGCTCAATTCTTTGCTGAGTTGAATAAGCTTTCTGAGTTGGCCGAGTTTACTGTGATTCCTTTTGACACCGAAGTTGCAGAGGATAAGGTATATGTATGGAAGAAGGGCGAAAAGCGCGTATGGGAGAGAGTGCTTTGCGGAGGCACTGACTTCGACGCTCCCACTGAGTATGTTAATAAGCAAGGTGACTTTGATGGTCATATTATTTTGACTGATCTTTGTGCGCCGAAGCCAAAGTCGAGTAAGTGTCAGCGCATGTGGATGACTACTCCACAGTATGCCTCTCGTCCTTACTTTGCGACAAAAGAAAAGATCGTGGCCATCGAGTAGTGCCTACGGGCATCGAAAGTACAACTCAATGGTCATTGTGGGCAGCTGTAAACTATATAATAGAAAATGGGGAGCGAATATCTATTACCGCGCCCTTGGTAGACTCCTTGTATCCATAGGTTGATACAGGATAAAATCGAAAGTAAATTAGAGTAGGTTAGCGTTTCCCGTGAGTGAAGCAAGAGGTGACTCGCCTGCCCACATTATTTATTAGGAGATATGCGAAAATGTATAACATCGGAGATCTAGTAGTTACGAATTCATGTAGCGAACTAGGAGTCGTGACCGCCCACGTTGAAGGCTTGAAAAGGTATGTAGTATACTGGTTCATAAGCAAGAACTATAACTCTGTGAACGAAAAGCACCTAAAATTTTACAAAGCTGAGTATAATTACTCATGTGTTAAACATAGGTGACCTAGTAGCGTGTTATGTACTTAATTCGTCCCTTGAGGATGAAGCAATGCTTCAGTACGGCCTAGTACTGGAGCGCAATGAGCATCTTGAAGATGTTTTAGTGTTGGATAATTACGGGGAGATAAGATGGTGGCCAAACAAGAGGTGGAGACTTCTAAAGAAGAAGCCGAATCACCGCTGGTTCTAGGAGATGTAATCAGGATAATCGAAACATATGACGTGTTTGGATTCGATGTGGATGGCATGATAGCAATGGTGTTGAAGCCAACGAGCAGTATGGACCCGCTCAGGCACATGGTGTATGTCCCAGAGATAGATGACTATTGCGAACCGAAAGAGAGTATGATCGAGCGACTCATTGGAGAGACAATGACGCACCCACACGGAAGAGTAGCTGTGATGGGCAACTTCGCTGATCAAGAATAATATTATTTACTTGCAATTTTAGTGTGACCGTGGTACAGTTATATGCAACGTATACTTAAAGGAGTATCTAGTGGTCATATATCACCTAGCATATAGAATTAATAACGGAGATAGGCAACATATCTACGCGATTAAGAAGATTTGCGAAAAGAAAAAGAAAAAACTTACTGAAGAACACGGTGAAAACATCAAATTTTATCGTATGAATGCCTGCCATAGCGGGTACAGAGCTTAAAAGAAGGAGAAAAAATGTCAATTTTTGAAGAATATGACGGCGACATCAGAGAAAACCTAAGATCCAGAGCGGAAGTCATCATTGAGAGTATCGCTGAGTCTTATGAAAATGGATCCATTGATGATCCCAAAGCAAATCACACCATGATGAGTTTGTTTGCATTAGCGTGTGAGAATAAGATCGAAGGAGAGATGGCCGAACCCGGTGTCAAGTGGACTCTAACAGCAGCATACTCAAAGAAGTTAGAAGAAGAGCTTATGAATTGGTCCGCAATTGATGGATCATCCAAGGTGGTAAAAGGCCCGTGGTAACAATTACCACATCGAGTTCATTTGCACTGGCGAACATCGGTGGTAAGAGATATGTTGTTCCGCAATGGATAGAAGTACCGCTAGGTACGACTCTTGCAGACGTGAAGGTGGTTCGTCCAGATCCACCAGTTAATGCTGTGACCATTGTAAAAGAAGAGTATATAACAGGGTCGAAGGGTGATGAATACCTAGTGAAGGTTCTTAGTGACGGCTCTGGTACGTGCGAATGTTGGGGATACCGACGACGAAAAGACTGCAAGCATCTAAAAGCCTTGCGAAATACATAAATAAAGGAAAAGAAATGTTAAAGAATATCATTATTGTCTTGATAACAACAGTTACGTATGCTATGGCAGAAGCGCCATTTGAATGCGACGATAACTTTGGTGAGTGCGGCACACCGGAGATGTCTGGCGGAGGAAACGCCGGCGGTGGGTCTATGCTCATCAATAATTCAGATTTAGGCGATACATATCAACGCGCCGACGATTATGACGACGACGGAGTTGAAGATCCGCATGACAACTGTCCGCGTCTGCGAAATCTTGATCAGTTTGATACAGACGGTGACGGAGTAGGAGATGCTTGCGATAATTGTATGCACTTGGCGAATGATGATCAATTTGATTCAGATTCAGACGACTTCGGAGATGCCTGTGATGTGGACATTGACGGCGACGGAAACAACAACGACGTAGACAGTTGCCCTCTTGTTCCAAATGGCTCTGATCCTGATTTAGACTCGGATGGGATCGGTGATGCCTGCGATGAAGACATCGACGGCGACGGCATTAACAACCTCGACGATAATTGCCCTATGATTCCCGGCGAAATCGTAGAGGCTCCGGATGATTCGACGGAGTGTTTTCCTGATGTCGACCGCGACGGATCACCGGACCCAACGGTGGATAACTGCATTGGAATTTACAACCCTTTACAGTACGACGCTGACGCCGACGGACTGGGCACTCCATGCGATCCAGACGATGATGCAGACATGGTACCGGATAACATCGACAATTGCACAGGTGTATTTAATCCTCACCAGAGAGACCTCGACCGCGATGGTTTAGGAGACGACGGCTGTGATGATATATATTGCTTTGTGGTGTACGGCGATAAAGCAAACTGTCTAGACCCGGCAGCTCCGCTTCAGGCTTATTCGCCCTCGCTGATCGCATCAGTAGGTGAGCCTGTCCCTCTTCGTCTGTTCATGAATAGGACAAATCAGTCAACCAGATATCAGTGGACCTTGGTTTCTCGACCGCGCACTTCCGCTGCTGTAATAAGAAGCGGATCTGGTCACGTTAACACATCAGATCCTTATGAATATCAATACGACAACTCTCGTCCGATGATCACCCCTGACGTTAGTGGGGAGTATGTTATTAGGGTTGATGTCGTCACTGTCTTCGAGGACTCGGTCTCTCGCGAAATTCAAACCCGCGCTACTTTCACTAGCCGAGTGGAGGTTGCAGGATATCACATTCCGAAATTGCGTCACCAATCCGGATGTAATGTTAACGTCGCGACCACTGACCACCCATGGGTTTTCTATTGTTTTATTTTGGTGGCTCTATTCAGAAAAAGATTGACACGAACAGGGAAATAGTGTAATATGTAAGAACAGTGGGAGCTTTTTGAAAGAACAGATGAAAATTGGTGATTAAAGTAGGAGATCTGGTTAGGTATACCAACCTTGCCTACCCGGATGAAGGTATCGGCCTCGTTTTGGAATACGAGAAGATCCCCAACAAACTTGAGTTTGAGTTTAAGGTCCGCTGGACAGATCATTCCAGTTCAAACCGAGACTGGTACAGGGAAGGTGAACTGGAGTTGATCGTTGAACGTCGGAGATTTAGTAAGCTATCTGGATAGGTATTGCGGTATTGTGGTGGCTATCGATGAGCCCAACCCACACCACGCCTCCGCCGCCACAGGAGTTGTTGTCATTTGGGTAGATACCGGCTTCAGATCGTGGGAGTTCACGAATCAGTTGGAGGTAGTTAGTGAATATAAAAAAGGGTGATCTAGTCACCAACAAGCTCCACATAGGCCTGCCGAAAACGCATGGCATCGTGACAAGAACTCCTGAGGAAACAAACAATGGAGACTACGAAGTATGGTATACTACAGGCGTATATACAAGAAAAATATTTTGTGCACCGAGACAATTGGTGTTAATAAGTGAAAGTCGGTGATCTGATTGAGTGGAATCTTCATACGCTACGCCCACGCGGTATCATAATCGGCCTTAATGGGGATTTCGCGGAGCTTTTTTGGTTTCAAAACACGCGACTTTCCCTATCTGGTAAAATTTCATATGTTGGAAAACGAGAATTGAAGGTAATCAGTGAAAGTCGGTGACTTGATAGTGTATCGTAATGTTATGTACCCTTCCCGGCAACACTTAGAGCGTCCCGCAATCGTGGTCAAGCAGCGGGTCTCTCACATAAAGGGCAAGAAAAACTTCCGCATTTACTATCCATGCCACAATGAATGGTTAAATTGTTGGGAAGATGAATTTGAGGTCGTCAGTGAAAGTCGGTGATTTGGTGAAGTACACTCCGTTTCCGCACGAAGAGCTTCATAAATCTGGAATGACAGGTCTGGTTACATCTGAGCCTTATGTTGACAGAGGCATTGGGGACATGCATTTAATTGACATCATGTGGACAAGGGATCGAGGTACGGGATATCCCGCAGGATGCATATGTCAGGAATACGTGGATGAGCTGGAGGTAGTAAATGAGTCTAAATAGAGGTGATCGAGTAGTGATCACAAATAAGAACAACATCGAAGCGGAAGTCATTGGCTTTTATACTCATTCACAGGATGCAAGAGTAAGAACAATTGCTGGCCATGAGTGGATTATTAGTCCCATTTTTCTTGAAAAAGTTGTTGACAGCAGCAAGAAAAAGTGATAATATATAAATATACAGAATGAGGAAAACTCAGAATGGATATTGGCAGACACTTTGACACAAAAGCTACTTGGAAAGGTTACCAGAATGTTAAGGGTAAGAAAACTCGCGTCCAATACTTGGGCAACGTAGCCAAGGTTGGCAATGATATTGTTGATAATAGAGATGGCAACTTGTTCAGAGACTACAGTGTTCAATTCGGCGGTCACTTCAATGACAAGTCTGGTTCAAGACTAATAACTATTGAAGAGGCGGTAGAGGCAGTTTGTTTTGGCATTGAGCTACGCTCAGATAGATACGGAAAGGAAAGATATCAGTATCTTCGCAATGATTTATTGGTAGCAGGAAAGAAGCTAAGCTCGAAAGATTTTGAGATTATCTCAGCTTATAATATTAAGCCAGCTTTTAAACGTGACTTTCTTGGGAACCTGCGTTATCTTAAGGAAGAAATGTTAGCCGCTGGTGCTTACGGGTTCAATGCTTGCGTCATGGACTACAATATGGCAACGGCAAGATTGATTCTCAAAGAGGGTGACATCGATGATGCGGTTGTTTGGCGTCTTGGAGATGATCCCACCCGCCGCCGTTCAAGCTTGAGACAATACCTTATGAGCATTGCGGTGACTAACAAGGGCAAGATCAGCTTAGAACAATTCAAAGTTCTTGAGAATTGGGGATTGGTTGTAGCTGATGGTGTTCACACAACCAAATACAAAGATGGAGAAAAACATCTCATAACTTATAATATGTCGAGGTTTTCAGGCAACGCACACGAGTGGGCAAAAGAGAGAACGTAACTCTTTCAGTTATAGAAAGTAGTCTGGCACATGCCGGGACTGAAAGGAGTTAAAAATGGTTCACATCGAAGTTTATTGCATGAGCAATGGCAATGGTGGTTGGCCTTCCACAACTGGTAACCCCAGTGGTGGCGGACGTGACAACAATCCACCAAATAAATAAAAAACTATAGGCATGTGCAATGCCTTCCCGTGCACAGGGAGAATCAAGGGGCTACGTAGCTTTGGAAGCACTGGTGAGTTTACCCCGTCACTTCGGTGACGGGCAGGGGTTCTCACTGAAACAAAAAAAACCCCTTGTATGGAGCATTGGCGCAATTGGTAGCGCATCGGACTTTTAATCCGCTGGTTCCGAGTTCGAGTCTCGGATGCTCCACTAAGATTGGATGGGAGATATGGGATACAGATCAGAAGTAGCTATAGCCTTGACGGATCATGCAGTGAGGTTGCTTAACGCAATCATGGAACATGAGCCTGAAGTTCGTAAACTTGTTGGTGATGGCCAACAAACTATCAACACGAGCGAAGAAGACAGAGGTGGTAAACTCTACTGGGATTATATCAAATGGTACGATGATTTCCAAGAGATCTCAATGGTCGAACGACTATTGGAGCACATCCCAGATGAAGACTTCCACTTTATCAGAATTGGTGAGGATTCGACTGATATCGAGGAGCGTGGTGGCTTCTACGCCAGCGACATGCATGTGCAGAGGTCAATATCGTGGTAGCAATAACATTGGGTGCTCTTGTCAAGTCCGGTAAAGATGGCGCACTGGGCACAGTCACAAAGGTGACTAGGTTGGAGATTCCAGACGAAGGTGGCCAAGAGCTTATGCCCCATCAGGATGCATACCGAATCCGCACCGGTGATGTAGTCTCTGTCAGGTGGCAGAGCGACCCGACTAAGCAGACCACACACGTATTCTACGATGGTCAGGCCGAATCCTTCGTTGATATGTCAGACACTCACATGAACATCACGATTGTAGAACGGTGAAGCCCGGTGATTTAGTGAGGTATAAGCCTAGCTTATTTAGCTCAAACCCAACTAAAATCTATATAGTGCGAAGAGTCGAGCCATCCAACGATTGGACTTTTGTTCACGGTTCCTCGCCTGTACCGATCCAAATGAGCCTTTTAGAAGTGGTTAGTGAGAAACCCTAATGTGGTCAAATAACAGTACAAACTATCAAGACCCGCCTATACCTAAAATTGGAGAAGCAGTCCACCACATTGGATATAACCCTGAATTTTATTATGGTCTTGGCCTTGTTCAATCAGTAACTAGGAGAGACGCATTCGGACGCCCGTCTCGCGTCAAGGTTTTGTGGTCAAAATGTAAAACCAACGGTGACATTGACATCCGACAACTTAGACTTGCACATTCAGAAAATACTTGACTTTTGTTAAGTTATTTGATATTATATAAGAACAATAAAGGTAAAGAGTTTGCAAGTGGAATTGAAAGCTGGAGATATGGTGTACTTCGAGCCACACCTTGCACTTGGCGTCTTGATAGAGAAAAGAGGCGACGACTGGGTTTACTCTCTGAGGTCTCCTCCGCGCAACGATGTTGAGCATTTTATGATTAAGACTGACCAGCATGCTGAAACAGCGTTCATCGCGGATATAGAAAGTGGAAGACTCAAATACTATGCGAGTCGGTGATCTGATTGAGTGCAACAACGACCATCGAGCAATAATCATGGGCATGCAGATGCTTTATCCGGGCCACCCTCAGTCTCCGGTGCGGAATTATGAGGTATTGTGGCTTAATGAAGCGCCAAAGCACTCGCGAAAGTTTGGACAATTTTACATTCTTAGTGCTTTTGCAGTAAAGAGAGTTATTAGTCGTGCAAGTCGGTGATTTAGTGAGGAAGCGTTTCGGGCGCATCGACCCATACCAACAGAGTACAGCAGGCGTCATCGTCGGCAAGGAAGTCGAAACTCGGGGTTCAAACCCCATGCTCTGTGGTCAATGGCTTGTCGTTTATTATCCCGGCTCTGGCCATCGAGCCTATAGATACAGGCCATCGGAATTTGAGGTAATCAGTGAAAGTCGGTGATTTGGTTCAGTGGTACACTGAGTACGCAGACACCACCGTGGTAGATGTTGGTTTCGTCACGCTCAGCGCGATTAATCATGTCTTTATCGTGTGGCAAACTGGTGATGGAAACGGCTGGTTCTGCCCGGGCCATCCAAGCATAGGAGTTATCAGTGAAAGTCGGTGACTTGGTGTGTTATCTGGATAGGTACTACGGTATCGTCACAGAGTGTGGCATGTACTTTGAATACGGTGATAACGTCGCAGGTGTCGAAGTTGTCTGGATGGATTCTGGATTCAAATCGTGGGAGTTTGGGAGCTTGCTGGAGGTCATCAGTGAAAATCGGTGACTTAATTAAGTATCGAGGACTGGAAGAGGATGGACATTACCCATACAAAGCAATTGGCCTCTGTCTAAGGAAGCAGACCGATCCACACTACCCTGATCACGGCATGAGAATGTTAGTTATGTGGTTTGATGACATGGAATCCACCCACGAAGACCTCGATGTTTGTGAAAAAGACGACTGGATGGAAGTAATCAGTGAAAGTCGGTGATTTGGTGAGGTTTAGATTCTCTTCTGATGAAGCGGGAAATCCGTCTTTGGTGGGTTTAATTGTAGATGTAGATACATTTCTTTATTTGGACAAAGCATATGTCAAGTGGAATCCGACACAGTTGGGTACGAACAAACTTCTGTGGGAAAACGTCGAAGAATTGGAGGTTATCAGTGAAAGTCGGTGATTTGGTTGAAACATACGAGTTTGGCGTTGGCATACTCGTAGAGATTATGTTCAACAACTATCGTGTCCTTTACCCAAGTGGCAAATGGTATTGGACCACCAAACCAGATTTGGAGTTAATCAGTGAAAATCGGTGATCTGGTAAGATGTCCGAAAGAAGACCGCTACTGGTGGAGTGAGCAGGTTGGATTGGTTATAGGCTACGGTTATGGTGATCAGGAAGGTGATGACCGAGATAAGTCTGCCTTGCACATTCTCATCGATGGCAACAAGCATGCAAGGTTCGGAGCCAATTTCTTGGAGTTGGTCAGTGAAAGTCGGTGATCTTGTTAAATGGAGTGACTTTCAAATTGCGTGGAATTTAGTACACAATTCACATTTAAGAGACTTGACAGGCCAACGCCAGTGTGGTATTATAATAGATAATAACCCGATGTATTTTTTTATTCGCTGGGAAAATGGAGAAGTCCTTGCACAGAAAGAAGATGAACTCGCTGTCATCAGCGAAAGTCGGTGATCTGGTAAAGATTGAAGGTGGGACGCTCAGGCCAGACTGGTACGGAGCGGTCGGAGTCGTCACTTCTCTAGAAAGCGAATGGGCCTATCGTATTTCAAACCATACTTGGTACAAAGTCGCGCTGCCTTCCCATGGAACAAAGATAATTCGCAATGATATGTTGATGGTGTTGAATGAAAGTCGGTGATTTGATTAAAGATAAATATGCATCCATTCCCAATTGGGGTCTTATTGTCTACAAGGATGAATACGGTGATGTCAATGCATATCATGTGTTGGTAAGCAATGGTAAGTTAGATTATCTTTCAAGAGATTATGTTGAAAACAGATGTGAGGTAGTCAGTGATTGTCGGAAAATTAGTTAAGATGTCTTGCCCGACTTCGTTCAGGTTACGTGGCTATGGGCTGGTGACGAAGATATCACACTACGATGACATCACTAGGTTGCCAAAAAGAGTGTATGTCCAGTGGCAAAAGCTGGTTGGTGAGCGTAACTGTGGAGTGATTCATTTGGAGGTTGTCAGTGAAAATCGGTAGTTTAGTGAGGTGGGCCAATCCGGCCGCACCGGGATTTGGCATCGTTGTCGGTGAATATGAGAATCTCAGCGCCCTCGACGTCCTCAATGGGCACATTCTAGTCAAATGGTTCGATGGGGTTGGTTCTGGGGTAATCCCTAAAAATCATAAGTATTTGGAGTTGATAAGTGAAACCCGGCGATCTAGTCAGGTGGTCTGACTGCATGAGTGCATGGCTTCGCCGCAGTAATTACTTGCACGATATAAGTCACCATCGGCAGCGTGGAATTATTTATGGTGAGAATCGAAAATACTATTTCGTTCGCTGGGATAACGGAGAGCGGCTTGCAGAAGCACCAGAGAACTTGGAGGTAGTCAGTGAAAATCGGTGATTTGGTTGCTCATACAATGGACAGTGGTCCACCCGGCGTTGGGTTGGTGGTGGAGTTATCAAAAATAAGGCCCGGATGGGCCATGTGCAAATTTATATGCAGGGATCAAGCGTGGTGGTATCCAATGAGTGTCTTGCATATTAAAGGATATAGAGAAAAGAAATGAAAGAATTTGGTTTATTTTGTGTGGGATTCATCACCGGCTGTATTGTCGGCAAGGATTCAGTGTGCGCCCTACTCCACAAACTACAGGCATATGTGATGGGAATGGTGGGATAATGAATAAAGAACAAGCAAGAATGCTCGCGAGGAAAATCTATAATCTCCCGAAAGGAGAAAGAACTCAAACCCTTGGGGCTTTAGACACGGACTCTAGGATTTTGGTTGTGAAGGAGTTATACTATTTGAGGGGTGATGCGCCTCCCGGTAAGGCACCAAGCTGCTCCTGATTATTCTATAAATGGGGTCACTTTTTTCTTGACTCGGCCTTAATCTTATGATAGTATTATAATACAACGATTGAGGAACAAGCAAATGCCAACGTATAGAGTGCAAGTAGCGCAGATGATTAGAGAATATGCAACGGTCAATATCACAGCCGACACCGAAGAGGAAGCAGTTAAGCAAGCCCGCGACCTCGACTGGCAGGACTTCATTGTATATAACCAGATCCGCCAAGACTATCATCACACGGAGTTCCTCGAACCCATCGTAGTCGGTGAGCAGTGAATTAGAATCGGGCTATCGAGTAAAAAGAGTGCATGTCGTGTGCGGATCCGCCATAACTGACGACCTCTGTGCCACCTTTCTCGATTGTCCACCAGATTTCGATGCCAAGTGGCTGCAATGCGTGACTAAACGCAGCATCTTATTGCAGACCTTCGAGCTTAATGTCACACTGGGGTTGCTCCCAGAGTGAAGGAAAACGCGGCTAGACAAGCCCCCGATTGGACATGGATGTTCCAACGCTTGGCATCGAATTTATTTTATAAATAGGGTCACTTTTTTCTTGACCAGCCCATGATATTGTGATAGTATATATACACAAGATGAGGGAAGGGTTTTATTTTGTTGGAATCGATACGCGAGAATTTGCAGCAGCGAGAAGAGTTGATTTCTCAATTGCAGCGCCAATTAGACTTTGAACGTGATTTCGGCATTGTAGCCCACGAGATCCAATCCATCCGAGTTAGAGGTCGAGGGACCAGTAACCGACAGAGTTGGGTCACTATGAGAGACGGAACCGAGCACCACGTTGTTGGTGTAGATGTTAAATTTGCCTTAGATGGCGTTGAAGATTGGAGAGTCCAATAATGAGTAGAGTTAGAAACGAAGTAGTTGTGCGCCGATGGGCCGCAGGCACCGAAGCAAGCAACCATCAAGGTTCGTTCAGGACCGATGGCAAGCGGTTGTTTTCTTACGAGTTGCAGATCGGTGATACTACCGATGGCATCAAGGTTTTGCGCGACTATAGCGCAAAGGGGCGGCACGGATTCAAATCCATGACCACCAGCCAGCACGTTGGCAAGGCCCGAATGTGGGCCGACATCATCGATTAGGAGAGTTTATTATGATTCGCTTGAGTTCTTATACCGTGAACTATTCAACTCGACGACGACCCCGTTTAAGGCGGCGAGTTCGCCGCGATTTTTTTGGAGTCTGAAATGCATTGTTGCAGTGTTAATACACTTTATCCTTGTTCGTCGTGTCACCGACCGACGAATCGAATGAAATATCTGAAGATGGCCCACCACCGCGGCGTTAGTTCCCCGCTCAAGGCAATGCGGCTTGATGGCCGACGTGGCACATCTTCACAGACGACACAGGCTAAGTAAGGTGACTATTTTGGGATTCTTTGAAGGAATTGGTACGACGTGGCGATACGCACAGAGGCAGGCCATTGCCGAGATGAGCAGGGCCGAACTGGTTGAGTGGTTGGAGTTCAGGGGCATGGCTTGTTATGATGATGAGTCAACCGAACTGCTTCGAGAGACGGCACTCGAAGACTATGATGAAGAGCAGGGTAACACTGCTTAGGGCGCTCATGGTTGGGGCGTTGCTGGCGCGACCGGTAACGAGTCTGCATGTGGTTGGTAGGAGATACGCCTCGCGCCAACCATGAGCATTGAAATTATTTTCACTTTCATGTCGTTTTTTTCTTGACATGGGGGTGAAAACCTGATAGTATTATATACACAAGATGAGGGTGCGGGCAAATTCCGCACCAAACCAAACACCAATGAAACCGAAAGGTACTTAGAATGAATCAAGACGAACTAGACTTAATGAAACGCATCGCGGAACTGGAAGCAGCCGAAGCCGAACTCAAAGCCCTCAAGAGACGAGCGGCAAAGGTTGTTCGCATGAAGGTTAGCCAGAAGGGTGCAGTTTCGATCTACGGCATGCGCCGACTCCCGATCACCCTTTACAAGAACGAAATCAACCAGATCCGAGACCTCTTCGACTCGGGTCGCATCGACAACTTCATTGAAGAGAACAATGCAACTTTAGCGGATCGCTGATTGGTGTTTCAGCGACACTTAGGTTTGATCTGTTGCAACATTCCCCGGCAACAGAGGGATTCATCACGAAGTTTCTAGGGCTACGAGATGATGCGCGAATTCGGTGGGGTTTTCGCGCCATTTTTTATTAACTAATAACAAAGCGATTCGAGAGTAAAACATAATGAACAACCAATGGTACTATAGATTGGGCAATGAAACAGCCCCTTTCCTTTGGACAGGTCGCATCACGACGACCACACCAATCACCAACAAGCAGGCAAAGCACATGATTCGACAGAAGCATCGACTGGCGCGGCTTCCCGGCTCCACACTCGTGGTGCCCAGCAGCACCTTGGAATTCAACGGCGAAGCACGGAGGGTCTGCTAATGTTTGTACAGAGTAAATCAACAACCGTACATGGTGAGCGCAATGGGGTTTGCCTTCGCAGTCGTCGTGGTGGTCAAGAGCTGCTTGTAAAGTGGTCCAACGGGCAATGCCGATGGGTCGATTGTGATGACATCAAGGGTGAGATTCGACTCATCGACGCAGAGGGCCGCAACTACGAAAACCAGAACGCGGAGGACTTCGCACTGTGAGCAAGAGATCAACAAAGAAGACGGTACGCAAGACGTGGACAAAAACAAAGAAGCGAGGATAAAGAAAGGCGACCTTGTAACGTGGGGTCTAGATCAGAAAGCAGGAATTGTGCTTGGCTTCATCGGAGGAAAACTCTTCGAGGGTGATAATATTATAAAGGTATTAAGCACACACAGCCAGAAGCCCGCGCTAATCATGGAATCTAGAGCCCGCCCTATTACAGAGAGTGAAGATCCGCGATAGAATAGAAAAGAAGATTATTCCAGTAGCCATTACAGCTACAGTAGGCATAGCGTTAGCAATAGCTGTTCATGCCTTTGTCTTATACTCAGATATAAGAGCCTATAGAGAAGAGAGATAGAGAAGAACTAAATGAGCTTTACAAGAAACTGGAAGAACTCAACGCTAAGTGTATGCTTTCCCCATAGGTCAGCAAGGCGTTTCGGTTATAGTCATTCAAGGTTTTATGAGTCATGGGACTATTACACGAGGTTCTGGATTCTGGATCTTTACTTTGTGAGTCTGCTGTTTGGTAGGCCGTGAAGCATTATAGCTATATTAGCCTATGCCCCTTGCATAGTCTATGCAGTTAGTTTATTAACGGGTTTTTTACTTTTATTAATGGAGGGCGTTAGCTTTTGAACGAGATGGACCTAATACATATACAAGAGCGCCTTGTCAACGATTATTTATTAACGCTTGCCGATGCTAGGCGTGAACGTGACCGTCATATACTTGACAGCGTTAGGAATGTAACGGCTGCTAAGTGTGCGAGATCATTCAGGTTTCCTAGGCGCATGCAATACGACGAGACCATGACGGGACTTGAAACGACAATAGATTGACGGCTGTTTCACGGGCACACTAGCCCGAAAGTGCCGAAAACCTAAGTGACTGATATCATTAGGGTTTTCATTTTTATTTGATTTAATGCGTTTTTTATGAGATAATATATATAACAGGTTGAGGGAATGACCAGCAGCCAGTTCTTTTAAAATCAGGTTCTAAGTTTCACGGGCACGGCAGCCCTTAAAAGCCAAAAAGCTAACTACTTGAAATCATTGGCTTTCGTAAATAAACTTGATTTATTTCAAAAAGAATGATATAATATATAAAGAAAGTGAGGGAAGGGTTTCCTCGCTACTAAACACCATGCCCACAAGGGCAAAACAAAAAGGGGTCCATCATGGCCATTTCACGACACACATCAAACATCATCAATTTGGGTTTCGTCTGCATGAGCGAAGACGACAAGGCCGGAGTAGAAATCAATCAGAGCATCGTTAACGGTTGCTCCGCTGGGGTTTCTGTCCGCACCATCAACGGAGCGCGTAAGAGCGCCAGCATCCGCTTGGATGATCAGGCTGCGCGTGACTTGCACGCATGCTTGTCTGAGATGTTGGAAAACTTGGATAGCTAAACCGTCAAAATCCCAACGCATTGAGACCCGGCCATCGTGCCGGGTTTCTTTTTATCTAAATTCAACCGTCAATAATATGACGCTGTCAAACCAATGACACCGCCAGAACTATGACGCGCCAAGCAATTGACACCGTCAAAGCTTTGACATTCGCGATAATAAAAGAAAAGAACCCAAAAAGAACAAACGTTTTTCTCTAATAAAATCAAACACTTAGGGGTCTCCCCCTCCCCCCTACCCGAATGTATGTCCCTCCGGAGCGTCAATCCCTTGACGGTGGCTAAGTACACGCGATATAGCTCCAAGAAATTTCACAGATTTGATTAAGTCCAGCATAATTATACCGAGGAGAAAAAATGGAACTTTTCAAATATACAGTTTGGTCGGTTAATACAAAGTTGGATAAGCCGCTATGGAAGATGGCTACCTATAAGGGGCGTGAGAAGGCGATAGACCACGCTGAGCGCATTGTTCGAGAGGCAGGTGGAGCTAACCCCAAGTTTCGCGAAATCAAGTATCCAGAGGCCCCGGAGAGCATGCAACAAGTTGAAGCCATTCTTTGTGAGGATAGTGATTCAGTAGTTGGAGCACTTATTGAAGGCCTTAAACTTACAATAAAGCTATAACTCCGGCAGAAAAACAAGCAAACACAACAGTGAGCGAAAAGGCCTAGGCGAAGCGCGTTGATTTTTGATTGAATACGTAAAAAACCCCAAGAAAAAAAGTAGATATTGGCCAATGCCGGCATAGTTAGTATATGAGAAGGTTAAAAATAGCACTGATGGTAATGCTTTGCGCGTTCCTAACGCAGTGCTCCGCTCCGCAAAAGACCCGCAGCGACGTTCTAAGAGTCGTAGAGTATCAAGGGTATGTCTCAGAAGGTTCATTAAAAGAGTTAGTTAGGTATAATACCGAAGCCGGTGAGGATATAGTTCTCATATTCGCTGCCGATTGGTGTAAAGCATGTCAAGGATTAAGGCAGCTTATGGATACCGGTGGTATTAGTGCAAGTTCAAGTTCGATTGTGTTTGTCAATGTTGATGAAAGTTGGGCAGCTCACCTAGCACAAGTACTGGGGGTACTTCAGATACCCGCCATGATCCATTTTAATTCAGAAGGTGATGTCCGCAAGATAAGTTTTGGTCAGTATAAGATATTAGTTTATCTGTTAGCGCATTTTCGTTAAAGTTGGTGTAAGTTTGAATAAAATTTAGTTTAATAAGTTCATAATAGAACCTTAGGAGGTTTTATAGATGATATTGAGAGCAATACTTTTGGTGATAATATGTGCACCTTTAAGCGCGTGGGCAGATAGCAACGCAAAAACTAAGTTTTATAATTTCGATGAATTGCTTATTGACGGCAAGATTCAAAGACCTAAGGTTCTTTGGACGGATACTCGTCAAAAAGCAAAGTTCGAAAAATTACTTAAGCTTCGCAAAGATTTAATACCAAGACTGAAAGCGACCGCAAGAGATCCTGCATTAAGGTAGTAAGGTAGTCGCTACGTTTTGTTGATAATTGCTAGCAACTAGCAGTCGACTGGGTAAGTAAAAAAAATCCCGTCGCAAAAGAAAAAATTTTCGGCCGAAAGGCACTACTTACTGATATACGAGGAGTGCATATGAAAGTTTCAAAAAACCAAATTATCCAAATCATAAAAGAAGAAGCCGCGGCTTATGTCTGGGGTGTTAAGAGCCCGGGCCGTGTTGCTAACATCTATTCTGTCGATCCCGCCAAACAAGTTATCAAGGAAGATCATGATAATGTAACCATGGCTCGAATGTCTGGCCCTGCTGGGGTTAACCCTGCCGGTGACGAGGACTCTGAAGCCAGAGCAGTTGTTGCTCAATCGTTGCGAGATATGCAAGTTCCTGTTCCCCCTCCTGTTGAAAAGATGCATGCCTTGTGGTATCAACTTAATCTTGTGCTGAATCGAAACCATGGCTTGGAAGACCTCAAACAGATTATGCAACAGATATCAAGGGATCCTGACGCTGCTTTCCCAGAAGAGGAGGAAGTTCCCGCGGATACTGGACTTCATCATCCACAAATGGGGCTTCGGAACCATCCACAGCCGGGCGTATATTTTGAAAAGAAAGAAAAATGAAACTTTTTCGACCTTCAGAGTGGAAGCCTTTTTTTATTGAAAACTCTCGTGTTCCTCTTTTCTTGGAGAAGTTTGCCCCAATAAAGATTGCTGCTATTACAATTGGGCCCCTTGTTTTTTGTCGAGGAAAAGTTAACGAATCAAATATTCGACATGAAACTGTCCATTTTCAACAACAGTTGGAAACATTGTTTGTTGGCTTTTTATTATTGTATATATATGACTACCTTATTGCTCTCTATATTAGAAAACTTACAGGCCGGCATGCATACCTCGCAATTCGAGCAGAAGTTGAAGCTCGACAATCCGGATGGAAGCCGGGGTACCTAAAAACCCGAAAACGGTATCGGTGGATTTTGAATTTTATTTAAACTTAAGGCGGCCATGTGCCGCCTTAAATATATAAGGACAATCTGATATGATCGTTTATAGGATATGAACAATTTTATTGAAAATAATTGGCACTCAGGTTCTGAGCGGCCTGTCAAGTTTAGCGAAATAGTGCTTCAAATTAAGAATTGTGTCCAAAATGGTGGCAAAGTCTTTATTGGTTCAGATTCCTTTATCAGCAAAAGAAAAGTTACTTTTGCTACAGCCATATGTCTTCATGGGGATCGAAAAGGAGGAAGGTATTTTTTTACAAAAGATTACTCCCCGATTAGTCACTATACGGTATTGGTATCCAGAATGACCGAGGAAGTAAGAAGATCTGTTGAGTTAGCAGAGCACGTAATGGAGGAATATAATATCGATCCAAACTTTTTCGAACTTCATGTCGATGTCTCCCCGTTTGAGTTAAAGATGGCCACTTCTAAATTTTCAGATATGTTAAGTGGTTATGTCTCGGGTGCTGGTTTCGAGTGTCGTATAAAACCAAATGCTTGGGCTAGCCAAACTGTAGCAGATAAACACTCCAAATGAAAGAAAATCAGTTAACCCTAGATCACGTATGTTACGCGGTTTCTTTTCGAGATCTTGTCGAGTCGTGGATTGATTTATTTCATAGAGATTCTCACTTGATGGTAATTTTCGACCCAATCAAGCATATAAAACTGCTTTCCAAGTTGGGTTTCTCCGGCGAGTCCAAATATTATGAAAGTAAGATTTTGATATCAGAAATGGATTCACTTGATTCTGTCATGTTATTGAGCAGAATGATTTCTTCAGATACCGGGCCGTATATCCAAATATGGTCCTTGGGCCACTACATTACCGATAATATCGATAAATAGCTATTTTTTAAAAATAGCATACTTACTCTTTATACAACGAACCTAAGAGGTAATTCCCCATGGATTCTATTAGCTTATATTTTATTATACTCTCAACTGCAGCGATTATTGTGGGATTAACTCTTCGTAAAAGGTAGATAGTTGATGTGTACCAACTAGTTAAAATAGGAGGTGCGCAAAATGAGTAATTATTTAATACCGATCGAGTTGTTGATACGAGAACTAGAGAAAATGAAGGATGAATCAGAATGGGCACCGGTTCCGTTGCATCTAGAACTTGAGCTTCCGCGAGAAGAAGACGACGTCGTTGTTAATGATTCAAGGAAAACTGTTATCATAATCGATATTTAGTGACTAATTAATAGTATGAAAATAGAAATACCTATTTTAATCACTATTCTCGGCGCGGCAATTACCTTCGGTGGGTTTTACTATTCTACCAGTCATAGGCTTGGTGCGTTGGAGACTCAAATCGAATCAATCGACAAGAGAATCAACAAACTAAAGCGCCTTAAAAACAACAGGAATTGAACATGAAAGATTTTAAATTACTCACAGAAAATTGGAGAACATTCGTCAACGAAGAAGATAGTCAAAAAGTTGACGCAACGGCTCAAGCACTTAGCATGAAATCTGATGATGTAAGAAGGATGAACAATATCGCAGCCAGATTGGCAGAAAAAGGCGTAACTTCTGACGATATATATGATGGACAGCACGGTGAGATACAACATATTCGAAAACTTCTACCTTTGGTCGGTATAGAGGAAGACCAACTTTACGATAGGGATTTAGAAGCAATACAAATGGCGTTCCCGATTCCTGATGATTATTATGACCTCACTCTTGACGAAGAATGATCAAAAGATGGCGATGAAATGTGTATAATTTGTATAGAACTGCAAAAAGAAAAATTAACACTGCTTGAAGCTAGAAGAAACTTCTTCGAGATGTCAGAAGGTTTAGGCTCTCATGCAAGAGAAGTGGATGAAATACTTTCTAAAAGAGAGTTTGAAAAAATGCTGGAGCAATTTATCGAAGAAATAGAGTTTTGGGTTACTGATTGAAAAAATGGCGGTAAAATGAACAACTTTAATAAAAAATGGACTAATTTTCTCGAAGAAGCTGAATTTGATACTTCAAATTTGCAAATAAAAGATGAACTTCATCCCGATTTCTGGAGAGCCGGCCATCTTGATGAAGAGATCCTGCAAAAACTACAAGAAATAGCGGAAGATGCGTACAACAGCCTCGAATTAGATGACGAAATGAGCGATCTGATCGTAACAGGGTCGATTTCAGGCTATAATTGGCACAAAAAATCCGATATTGATCTTCATATTTTGCTAGATTTTACAAACATAGACAAAAATTATGATCTAGTGAAGAAATTTCTTGATTCCAAGAAAACACAATGGAATAAAGCTCATAAAATCATGATTCATGGCCACGAAGTTGAAATATATTTTCAAGATATTAATGAAGAACACGTATCTTTGAGCGTTTATTCCCTCATTACTGATGAGTGGCTTGTCAGGCCAATTAAAGTCGATCCAGAAATTGATATAAAAGCAGTAGAAAAAAAGGCTGCTGGTGTAGCAGTTGAAATTGATCACCTTCAAGAGCTTATGAGCGACAACAAATACAAAGAAGCTTACGATTACTCCCAAAAAATTAAAGAAAAGGTCAAAAAATTAAGATCATCTGGCTTAGAGGGAGATGGCGTGTTCTCAGTTGAAAATTTAGCATTCAAGTTATTGAGAAATGACGATTATCTGAGTACCTTAATGTCTATTAAGACTCTTTCTTACGATAAGATGATGTCTGTGGGTTCGAGTAGCAACCAAGACAAACAACTCAAAGTCAAAATCATGGAAAATTGGCTTAAATTTAGTCGCGATGGTGTATAAGAGCCTTCCGGCAACTAATTAATGAAGGGTTTGTCAAAATATGAAAAATGATTTCTATAAATTGGTCCTTGAACAAGTTGAGGAAGCAACACGGCACAAGAAAGCCGGCGTCGAGCTTCCGAGCCAAGTCGAAGAGCTGGAAACTTACGTTCAAAATCCTGCAAAATACTTTATTACCTTTACTTCCGACTTGAGCACCAAATTAAAGAAGACAAATGAAATAAAAGGCCGAAGAAAGAGAAAAAAACACCCTGAGCGGAGTGGTTTGCCGTGGTGGAAAAAGATACCCGGGTCAACAAAGGGCCAAAAATCCCCAACAATACCAAAACTGGGTATAAATCCGGCATCGGCCTATAATACCCCCAACGGAATATATAGTTACCCCTTAAATAGAAAAATATTTCAGCAATTACGACAAGGTCAGCTGCCATTTGCTCAAGATAAGCCTTATTTTTCTATTTTTGAAATAAGAGAAGGTAAAAATATAATAACCATTAACGATGATGGCCAAGTTGACGGACTCGGTGAACAAGAGTATCAAAATTACCTAGATAAGATAATATCAGATGACTTTTTTGACAAAATATCCCAAAAACGTATCCAAGGCCAGAAAGATTCTCAAAATTCCGAAGATTTTTGGAAAAATTACAAAAAAGCGCTTGATGCATCAAAAAATGTGGATTATTCTAATATTAAAGATGGATTTGGTGGGGAGTTCGTTAAGAAATATTTAAAACCAAGAATCGAAAGCATGGCGAGCTACCACAGAGTACATACAGCAAACTTAAGCAAAACAGGTCAAGTATATTTAGAGTTAAGTCGATTGCTCGACGAAGAATATGAAGGAACGCCGGATGATGTGGGAACAGATCGATATCAATACTTAGATAATTTCGAAATTTTCATAGAAGACTTGTCTGCTTTGTTGTTTGATTGGAATCTTACAACCAGAAAAGAGGAGGAGTCTGATCTTAGGCGCTCTGGGCTCGATTTGTTAGGCGCAAGAATATTCAAGAAATCAGAAGACTGGAAGAATTTAAAGGGTATTGATGAGTGGTCAGAAAAAATAAAGAAAATTTCGGAAGAATCAGACCATTGGCTGGAACAAAAAACATATCCTCAACTGACAGAATTTGATATCCGGGCTGTGAGATCCGTATTTCAAGCCTATCAAGATTATATAGAAGAAGATGGTAGCGACTTACTGCCTGAAAGATTAATGCCACTATTAATCAGCACAGTGATTGCTGAAGTTCTTACTGTAAACAGCGAATTAGACGGTACGGGAACACAACCTAAAAAAGGAAAAATAGAAGATTTTTTAGATCTTGAGGCACATGATAGAATTCATCCAAAAGATACCGATTTTATAAAAAATATAGAGAACTTAGCACTTATAGATACACCTTTTGGAAAGTTATGGGCAATAACTAGGATTTTGGCCGATACCGAAGCTGATCCTATGAGTACCAACAAATGGGCTAGGATTTGGAGAAACCTAGGAATAGACGGAATAATAGACCTCGGCAGGGGACTGATTCACAGTAGCGAACCAAGTCAGGCTCTGTTTTTCAGTAGAAGCACAGTAAGAGAGGTCAAGTCATTCGACAATAAATCAACTCCAGATAAACTTAGGCTTTACGGCGTTCACAAGAGGCTCCAAGGTCAATTGCGCGGTAACCTGTTCGCCATCGCTAGAAAAAATTATGGATCTTCATCTTTACCAAAAGAATATTTTCAATTCTTACACGGACTTGTAAAATCTACTGCAATGAGAGGCAATATGGGATTAGAAAATCTTCATGCTATGATAATCAGGAACATGAATCACTTTCCAGCAACAAATGAAGATCTAAAGGCCCGACTCGAAGATAAAAATTACAAAAGAGGCAAGCCCGAACAAGACGATAGGCTAATAGACGGCTTTAGTTTGGGTAAGCTGGCTGTCAACGATATTGAAAGGGTGTATAATCTTGGGTTTTTGCCGCTTTTGTCTCCTGAGTATATAAATATGTTTTCTATTCGAGCCAAGAGCTACAATCATTGGATAAGACTTGGCCGGGAAAAGCGAGAATTGACAGGAGAATTTAATAAGGCAAACGCCCAGTTCTTCGGCGCTTTAAAAAAAGCAAAAGAAGAGGGAAATAATAAAGCCGTAGAAATAGCTAGAGGAATGTCAAGCGAAGTTCTCAATAGACTACAACTAGATGGGCCCACGTGGAGCACTATCAAGGGATACATAAAAGCTGCACAAACAGAGGGGATAAAAACTTTTAACTTGCTGAATATAGTAGGCAACCTTTCAAAACTAGATATGACTCTAGAATCAGCAAAAGCCCTATATGAAGAAATAGGAGAATCAACGAGAGACATATCTGAAATAGAACAAACTGATGGCGCTGTAGTAGCACATATGTCTCTAAAGGAGAGGTACAAGACATTGTCTTCTCTCGTTGACTCTTTGCTTGGTGGAAATTTAAACGATAGTGCTTCTTTGTTGAAAATACAAAAAAGAGCTTTTCCTTGGAACCCTGATGGTTCATCCAAAGTCACCAAAGAACCAACGACGCCACCTTGGTTCTCCGAAGCCCGAGACGAAGAAGTGGGCATATATTTAGAGTCTAAGAGTAGCGTCAAAACAAAGAAAATAATCATGGCTGCAGAGGATATGGTAAATCCAGATATTCCAGCTCCATGGGAGATTAAGAAATGATATTGGAGTTTATTATGTTAGAATTTATAGTTATGAGTTTTGCCATAAACTTATTTGGACTTATCGGGCTGCATTTAGTCCAGAGTAAAATAAGGGAACAAATACGTAGGGATATTTATCTTGCATCGCCGAGTGCAGTGAGAAAAAAGCTACGCGTCAGACAAGAATATAAAAAATTAACAAAATAAATGATAACAGGAAGTTATAGCCCCGTAGGCGCACAAGAAGTGATGAATTACTTTTTTGGCATCGGGTCTTCTTCTATAGAACCAGCGTCGGAGGAAGAGCAGCTAACATTTAGTTCTCTACTTGACGCGGCGCCCCCGTTAGCTGTAGATTTTTTAAATTGTTGGCTTATATTAAAAAATAAACCCCGACTTCCTAGGAATTATTTAATGAATCCTCAGGAAGATGATATAATCCACAAATAACCAATACTATTCATCAAGGGGTACAAAATGAATGCTGATATTATTGTAGATCTTCAATATGGCGATTGCGGAAAGGGCAAAGTCGCTCACCATCTTTGCAAGTCTGGAAAATATACACATGTTGTACGCTATAACGGCGGCTGTAACGCTGGTCACACCATTTATCATGAGGGTAAAAAATTTGTTACGCATCACATTCCTTGTGGCGTCTTTTTTGGAATAAGATCGATCATCGGACCCGGGTGTGTCGTTAATGTTGATCAATTTTTCAAAGAAATAAAAGAATTAGAAGCTGCAGGTATAAACACCGCCGGTCTTGTTAAGATTGCAGCCAATACTCATGTCATTACAGACTTTCATATAAAACAAGATCAAAAAGATGAAGAAATAGGCACCACAAAAAGAGGAAACGGCCCTGCATATAGAGATAAATATGCTAGAAAGGGAGTACAAGCTCTGGAAGTGCCTGAACTTGACGAATATTTGATAGATATGTACGAGGAATTATACCACAACGATGATGTGAAAGAGGTCAATATACTATTTGAAGGAGCCCAAGGGTTTGGTCTTGACGTTGATTGGGGAGATTACCCCTATGTTACATCGAGCCACTGCACAGTCGGGGGAGCGATATTGAACGGAGTGCCGCCCAAATCAATAGAAGATGTATGGGGTGTTGCTAAAATATATGAAACTTATGTCGGAGCGAAACTGTTCGAAGGTATAGATGTTGCATTTGAAAAAATAAGAAATTATGGTGAAGAATATGGTGCAACGACGGGAAGACCTAGACAGATTAATTGGATGGACTGGAGGTTGTTAAACCAAGCTATTGATATAAACGGAGTAAATAAGCTGATTATCAACAAACTTGATGTGCTAGAAAAGGTTGGAGTATATAAAATATACGACGGCATAGAATTACTAGAATTTGACTCGATTGGCGATATGGAGTATTGGATTGCTGATAATTTAAAGTCTAAAGATGTTGAGATAATATTTTCACGAAACAAAGACGGTTTCTGAACTAGTTATGTGAGTACTGGTGTATCTTTTTTGGGGGACTCATATGTCAACTTACCGAACTATTTTTGAAATTTTTGATAATTTTGTCAAAACCGAAGAACTTAAAGAAATAGAGAGAAGAGGAAGAAGAGAAAGAGGAAAAAAAACTCAAGGCCTTGAAGTCCTCGATGATATTGCTGGATCTAAATTAGGTTCGCCGGTGGCGGATCATCCAGATTGGAAAGATTTGTGGGCGGATATTTACACATTAGCAGATAATGACCCTGTTGCAACAGACGGTGAAAAAGAAGAAGTAGCAAACCTTGCGGTAGCACATGCGCTGACCAAAGATATATCCCCAGAAGAATATAAGAAGGAATATGTTAGCGCGCCCTCACCTAAAATGAATGATTTTACCAGCCAGCCCGGGACGGTCTCAGGATATGTCGACTCTCTTAAGAGTATATTAGCTTCTGGTGAAAATGACCTAGCAGCTACTGAAGATGAGCCTGAAGATGGAGACGTTGTTCCAGATTTCGACGACCCTCGATTTGACGGGGGAGAATCAGAAAGAGAACCAGAATCAGAGTCACCTTCGAGAGTGTCTGTACAGAACGATATATTAGATCCTCTTTCCAAGTCTTACCCGGGAGTATACGATCATTATTCCAACCTTATGCGTATGACAGGTAAAAAAGTGGTAGAGCCAACTGATGGCACCATCAGCACTAGAGATCTCGCGAATATTATCGGAAAGATTGCATCGCCAGAAGATACTGAAAAAATCGTAAAACTAGCAACGAACAAGAAGATCGTCGCCGAGCAAGCATTAAAAACTTATATAGAAATAATTTTGGAGAAGACACTCCGTGAGCGCAATAAAAACACTTAAATACCTAAAAGATAGTCTCTTATCTCATTGTCAAGAACAATTGAACATCAAAGAGGTGCCTCACATTTCTTTTGTTGAGGATATTAATAATGCAGAAAATATATTAGGGAAAACTGCCTACTATGATCCAAACAATAGCGAAATAACAGTATTTGTAACCAACAGGCACCCAAAAGATATCTTCAGATCTGTTGCTCACGAGATAGTTCACCATGAACAAAACGAAAGAGGCGAAATGGACCCAGAGCTTGTCGGAGAGTATGGAGAAGGATATGCTCAAACTAATAAACATCTTAGAAACCTAGAAAAGGAAGCTTATTTAGTTGGTAATATACTGTTTAGAGACTGGGAAGATAAAATAAAAAAGGACAACCACACAGCTATGAGAGAGACCCCGATGGTTAACCCAAAAAATCTTTTAATGGAAGGCGGAGCTGCAGGGCATATGAGGCACCCTTTTGATTTACCGTCTGTGAAGACTGGTCAAGATCTTATCGAATTTTTCGAAAAAGCCGCAAACTACGTAAAAGAAAACCCAGCTAGTGTTAAAATTGATGGTGTCAATGTCAGCTTTAAACTCGTGGAGGGCCCTTCCGGCAAGGAATTCGCAGTTGATCGAGGGAGTTTGAAACCAATCGACATAGAGGGAATAACTTTAGATAGATTGGGGGAGAGATTTCCAGAAGGTCACGGTATGCGTGACGCTGTGGGGACTCTTTTATCTATATTCAATAAGGCAATACCGGATATACAAAGAGAGTTAAAAGAATTAGGAATGTGGGATGATCCCACAAGATTTTTCAATACTGAGTATGTATCAAAAACGACCAATGTTACAGAATATGATCACAATTTCTTAGCTATTCATGGTATTAATCAATTTTACCAAAAGAAGCATTCAAGATCTGGAGCCGTTCGGCCGGGACTACACAGGCCAGATGGATTAAAGGACCCATCAACTGAAGTGGAATATTCTCCCGATGTGTTGAGTAGATTAATAAGCAAAGTTGCTCCCATTGCTAAATCTGCAGATTTTGAAGTATATAGTGATATACCAACATCTGCAATAGAAGACGAAAAAATTGATATGTCATCCGGACTAAAAGACGCGCTTAATCAAAATTTCTCTATAATAGGTCGCGATAATGCATACGAGAACAGTCTCGGAACTTGGCTGGCTTCTGCAGAGAATCCCGTTGATGAAAAAGTTATGTTAAAAGATGGTCGCAAAGTCGGAGCCTTATCTAAGTTAGTTTATACTGAAGTCTTGGGTGGTACATCATTATTTGATTTATTGGCTGACGAGGATGATGTCAAATCAGCTATTGACGGTGCAGTCTTTTACCATGCCACAAGGATGTTGGGAAATGTGATTTTAAGGGCCCTAACAAGCGCTCTGGGGGACGTTGTCGACCACGAGGGGGTAGTACTAAGGGACGTCTCCTTATTTGGTCCAGCGCCTGTTAAAATCACTGGTGAATTTATACTCGGAGGCATGGCAACGGGATTCAGAGAATCTTTGGAGCTTAACGAGGCATTAAGCCCTCCGGTTGAACCGAAAATATCTGGCCACATACTGATGATACCCGGAGGATTCAAGCCGCCCCATAAAGGCCACCTAAGCATGATCCAGCAAGCTATCGATTCGGCAGACCCAAATCCATCCAAAGTTGTTATATTTACAGGTGAGAGCGCGCGTGGGAATTTTACACTTCAACAGACCCTTAAGGTTTTGCCTATCTTTTTTGAAGCAGCAGGAATGAAAGGGTTTGATATATCGGTTGTACCGGTTGGCGAAGAAACAATGGAAGACATGTATGGCCAACCTAAGGTGTATGCCTCAAACAAGGCGAATATAAAGAAAGGCCGTGTAGGAAAGCCAATGACAACTCCTAGCCCAATGAATGCGATGATAAAATATGCATTGAATCCTAGAGAAGTTCCTGACAACTATAAGGTCTCTGTAGCTTTTAGTGCTGACGACCCCCAACACGGAAATACTGTAGAGGTGATTAAGAATTTCGCAGAAGCCAGAGGCAGAATGATTCATTCTCAAGCCATCGTATTGGACCGCGTTGCTGATGAAGAATTAACAAAAGTTTCTGGGAAGCTGCAAAAAGTTAGCTCTAGTAGTCTTCGGCCGGCAATTGAAAACGGAGATTTTGAAAAATTTAAAACTTTCATGCCTAGAGAGCTTGAAGAAGAAGATATAGAATATATCTGGACTGATATTTATGGTAAAGATATGCCCGAACCAGAGGAGGATTCCGCTCCCTTGACTTTTGAGGGTCTTTTTGGTTTGGTGGGTTCATTGTTAGAAGAAGATTTTCAATCAAAAATGAAAAAAAGACTAAAAAAAGCTCACGAAGACCTGCTCGATGGTGGACCCCAAAAAAAGGGAAACTACGGAGAAAAAAGAGGCGGATATCCCACATCTAACGCCTTCGTAGCAAAGGAAAATCAAGATCAAGACGAGGAAACAGTCGAAGAAACTAGCTCAATGGGCGGCGGCAATGTTCATATTGGCGCTGGGTCTTTTATTGAGTTTACTGATAAAGATAACGAAGAGCACAAAAAGACTGTTCAAAAGAAAAATAAGAAAACTAATTAAACTAGAATTTGGAGATGAATATATGTCGTCTAGAGAACAATTTGCCGACGAAATAGCCCTCAGGGAAAACATACGTAAAATCATTGGCATTTCAAGAAATCGTAAAAACAAAGCCACGAGAGATATTATAATCAGTGAATTAAATCTTCGTTGCGCATTGCAGGATCTCATCTTCCAAGAAACGGTAGGATTACTAAAAGAGGGTGATAAGAAATTATACCCAAATACTGGTTTAAATAAATTATCTGATGCTTTTGCTCTAACAATTGAGAAGATTGGTGATAAATATAAAGCACTTCAAACTAATGACATACAGAGGAGAGCTTTCGTGGTACATTTGGAAGCAGCTTTTTCCAACCTTGAAAGTCAATTAATCAATCAAGATGCTGCAGCTGATGAAGCCGAGCAAGATCTACAAGAAGAGGACGAAATGACTGTCAAGGTTGAAAAGGAGCCATTCCTTTTCAACAAAGCGGAAGAAGAGCCAGATCCAGAACCGGAAGAGACCTCTCCTTCTATTGATGGCAAAAGAGGGCCTGAACTCAAGAAAGAGATTCAAAAGTTCTTTCAAGAAGTCTCACCCACAGGTGAAAATATTGACGATTGGCAAGAAGGTAGAGAAAGAGCTGAGGAAGCTTGGGCTGAAAACGGTTGGGCTTTTGCTGAGTATTTTCCTAGATCAAAAGATGACCAAAGCATGTTTATAAAGTGGCGCAAAGAAAACTTCAAGGAGTTTTACAAGACATGGGAAGACGAAATAGCCGGCCCTGAAACTGTTGGATTAGATATAGATAACAGCACACCAGAGCCTGAAATTTCATCAGAGCTGCCTCCAGCAGGCCTCGGTGATCAAGAAGTTTTCTCTGAGGATGGGATAGGATCAATGCCATCTCCCATATATGATGATACCGAATTCCGAGAAGATGTAGAGGCCTTCATAGCAGAGGAGGAGGACTTCGATTCCTTCTTATCGAGAATCTTTTAAAAAATATCTTGAATTCATAATCGATATATGATATGTTATATACCTGAAGTATGAATGGTTATGATCAAAAAGAAGATTCCAGACTATAATAAAGGTAGAAACCACTACCAAAGTATATCTAAAAAACTAAGAAAAGAAAAAAAGATAGATACAAACTTTGAAGTTAAATTTTCTAGTCTAACATTAGAAGAAATTATAGCTCTTAAGTTAGAATTGTCTGCCAGCATGGTAAGAGGTAAATTGTTTGGCCTACCTATAGCTTCAAATATCAATACCCTAATTAAAGATTCCTTAATTAAATTTGCCCTCTCAGCTACAAATTCCCATAAAGAGGCCGCTAATCTTTTAGGTTTATCAGTTAGAGAATTAAAGCGCTTTATAAAAAAATATAAAGTAAATGAATATTTAGATCCCTAATTATAGTTATACTTAGGAGAGATTCATTATGAAAAAATTAATACATAAATCAGTTACATTGTTAGATTCAGAGCATTGCTGCAGCTGTTGCGGATGTTGTGCATGCGAAAGTGGCTGCTGTTAAAGGAGAAGAAGATGCCAAAATTTTATGGACAAAATAAAAAACGAATAGATCCAAGGTATTTCTTAAATGAAACGCAAACCATCAAGCCATTGATAAACCGCCGCAACCTTGCTGGACCACGAAGGTAATTTTCCGCGAGACCGGTCATGGACAAGTCCGTCGACTGCCACCGCGGTGGGTCAAGATTTCGAGGCGCCTCGCCCTAGGTTGCCCCGATCGGGATTCCTCGACTAAAACTCTTGATCAATAAAGATTTTTATGCTATATTTAAAAAATAATGGGGGTGAACAGGTATCGACAGGGTAAGGATAATAATACGTGCAAGGCTGTGTGAGTGAGGACACAGTAAAAACACTCAAAACTATAAATGCCAATGATAACATTGAAATTTTCGAGGACTTTGCGCTTGCCGCATAGTTCTTGAGGAGGTTTCCAGATACCTTCTTAATCGAACATCTGGATTTGTTATATTTTGTGATATATTTGGTGCTCAATGGCTGTCTAGGGCCAGATCTAGACTAATCTTGTGAATGACGTGTTATTTGAGATGTTCTGGACGCGGGTTCGACTCCCGCCACCTCCACTAGTTTTAAAACTCCAAAAAATGTTCCGTTACCATACGTGTCAAATAGTTTTGGTTGCATATACGTTCTTCGATCTGTTTTTGTTTCTGAGGGAGATTAAATTATACAGTATATAATGATACAATTGAATATGATCAATATATTATTAAGCATTATGCTACTTGCTCCCGTGACCGCAACTTACCAATCGACCAAAGCCAAGGTTGTGCAAAACAAGAAACAAAAACAAAAACCTCGCCGATTAAAGAAGCGCTCTTATTACAAGAAATATAAGAATCGCAAACACAAAACAAGAAAAGTTTATCATCGAGCAAAGCCAAAACCCAAAGCAGTCAAACCAAAGCAGATCAAGAAAGCAATAAAAAGAAAACCCAATGAATACAATCGCATGATTGATCTCTGGGTGATTGATGTACTCAACAATAAATTGTAGCTTCTATTACTCCACCTCCATCAAATTATCACACAACTGTTACGTATTTATGGGAAGAGTATATCTACATATAATATGAAACAGTTTTTGTTTATATTGTTGCTGCTCTTTTCTATTCCTGCAGCCAGTCATCCAAAATTTTGGTTTTCTAATAAAGCCGAGATAGGTTTTGGTAAAGTTTTTATCAACGAGACTGTGACTGTAAAAGAGGGTATTTTCACAAAAAATAGACTCGCGACCGGCCTAAAATTTAAAGTGTCTGATACTATCAGATATAAAACCTTCTATCTTCTAGAAAATAAACGGAAAAATAACTGGGCAAAAGACCACTTCCTAGGGGCTATGCTTGAGTTTAGACTTAAATGAGCGACCACAGTTAGGTTTTTTTCATTCTTTGGTGACTAATTAAGGTATGTCAAGATCACATATACATGGCAAACAGATAAAAGATGATTCAATTGGGTCGGCGGATATAGCCACCGGATCTATTAAGGCTAGCGAACTACACGCAGAAGCCATTTCTGGCCAAACAATCATAACATCAACAGACACTTCGAATGATTATCTTTTAATTTTTGATGCAACGGACAGTACACTAAAAAAAGTGGCTGTGACTCATCTAGGTTTGGGAGGAAGTGGAATTTCACACGATGGCAGCACAGCAGACGGCGTTCTTACATATAAAGATTCGGACGAAGCCACCGTTGAATCTAATCTTACCTTTGATGGTTCTACCTTAACAGTTGCTGGTGATATATTGGTCAATCAATATATCAAACACGGCGGCGATGAAAATACGCTCATCAATTTTGCTGATGATAAAATAATCCTCAAGGCGGGTGGTAAGGCATTCCTTACCTTAGAGGAAAAAGGTTCTGCACCCCACGAAATTACACTTAATGACGGAGCCAACAATATTGACTTTGTTATTAAGGGGAATGGTTCCAATGCAGGCAACCCCGGGGTGATGTTTGATGCATCTAATAACAGGCTAGGAATCAATGGAGTAGGTACTCCCTCTTATGAACTAGATGTTGCTGGTGATATTGGACTTAATGAGTATATTTACCATAAAGGTGATGATGACACTTTTGTTCGATTTGAAACCAACAATATTAGTCTATCAGCCGGCGGCACCGCAATGACTTATGATGGAACAGACTTAACTGTTCCGGGTGCTAGCAGTATTTATGTAGACAAAATAAGACGAGCATCAGATAGTAGTACTACTACAAAGATACTTCTCAATGACGAAGCAATTAAGTTATATGCCGGGCACTCATCAGACAACATCTGCACTATAGATTCCACTGGGCTAAAAATAGACAATGGTAGTTTAGAGACGGCGACGATAGATTACACAGATGGCGACCTGTCTATGACCATCGCCGATGGGGGCAAGGTTACGTTTGCAGCCGGCTTTGACGTCGGATCCGATGCCGCTGGTGATATATTGTATCACAACGGCACCAGCTATGTTCGACTAGCTAAAGGTTCAGCAGATCAGGTATTAACTATGAATGATGCAGCTACAGCGCCCAATTGGGAAACCACGTCCGGTGGTTCTTCAAACGAATATTTTCATTTTCACATTTCTGGCAGAGTTAAAAACTCTTCAACTACGGGCCCCGTTGGGCATCTCGCCTACCCTTATAGTGCAAACGAATCAGATTGGTCTTATTCGATGGCTTCAATTATTTCAAGTTATTCGGACGGAGATGCAACTTTTGTAGGCAGCTATGTTAATGCGATGTTGTATTGGACTATTGGTGTTGCTCCTGCGGCGATGGCTTTGACGTCTGCCCGCGTTGCTTATTATATGGCTAACGATAATATGACGGATGATTATATATGGGAGATTTGGAAAGCCACGCCTACAGATGGAACTTCATATAGCACGACTTTGACTTGGACCAGAATCGGCTCTTTAGATCATGGCGGAGATCCTGCTGCCACAACATTTTATGCAGCCAATGATACTTTTTCATCTGGAAACGACGTGGCTGCAGGGGACTTAATTGGCTTGACCGTTAGAAACGGCGATAGTTATACTAACAAATATCACGGATTCCACTTAGCAATGAGATTTACATATTCATGAGAGGGTTGACTTAATAATGATTACTGGCAAGATTTATTCTAATGGATATTGGGACGGCCTCGAAGCTATATTTTTAAAAGACGACCCATCCCATCCCGGCTGGGTTTATGTTTTGGCCATGGAGCTACCTGACAGTTCAATATCTATAAATCATGCAATCGGTTCGAGAACTCTTTGTTTTCATGCTAAAATCGAAGCAGATACTCCAACTATACCTGAACTTGAAAACATTTCGTATATGGTTTATGTGAAAAAAACCTGAAAATGGACGAAGAATTTAAAAATTTGTTGAACAATGATAAGAATAATCGGAAAAATACCGCACCGTATAACAGTGGCATGCTCTGGGGGAATCGACTCCATGGTAATATTACATTTTCTAATGCAGTCTCGCCGCCAAATCGACGTAGCCTTCTTTAATCATGATACCAGTCACTCGAAAAAAGCGCAGAACTTTGTAAAAAAGTTCTGCGCTGAGCATAAACTTATTTTGACCATAGGTCGAGTCAAAGGAATGAAAGGGAAACGATCACTTGAAGAGTTTTGGCGAAATGAAAGGTACGCCTTCTTTGACAGTCTCGGAAGCGACTTTGTCATCACATGTCATCACTTAGACGACGTGCTTGAGACTTGGTTGATGTCTTCTTTCCATGGTACTCCAAAGGTAATTCCATACAACCGCAACCCAAATATTTATCGTCCGTTTTTACTAACAGAAAAGAGAAGTCTGATTTCTTATTGTGAAAAACACAAAATAGAATGGATAGACGACCCCTCAAACAAATCGGTAATACACGCTCGAAATCGAGTCCGCCACAATATAATACCTGAAGTTTTAAAAGTGAATCCGGGAATTAGAAAAGTTATTCGTAAAAAACTCGTACAAATATATGATAAAGTCTGATATTATATAAACAATGGGCCTTTAGCTCAATCAGGTTAGAGCATTCGACTCATAATCGACAGGTTCTCGGTTCAAATCCGAGAGGGCCCACTAAATAAACAGGAGTTAAGATGAGAGATTATTTTTGGGGTTCGCAAGAAGAGATGATTTTTGAAGAACAATCACCAGAGCGAACTAAAAGCAGTTATTTTCCTTTTGAGAATAATACGTCAGAGGATTTCAATAAAGTAGAATTTACCAGCAATCGGGTTTATTTTTATTCTAGTGTATCAAGGCCTAAAATCCTTCGCCTAAACAAGGCAATCACTAATTTAAACTCCAATCTACAGGCTAGGCAAATGGTCTACGGAGGAAGCGAGCCTGAGCCTATTAAGTTGCACATAAATAGCTATGGTGGATCAGTTTTTGCCGGCTTGTCTGCTGTTGATTATATTTTAACATCGAAAGTGCCTATACATACAATAATTGACGGCTGCGCTGCGTCTTCTGCAACTTTGATGTCCGTTGTTGGTTCACGAAGGTTTATGCATAGAAATGCATGCATGTTAATCCATCAATTATCGGGCCACATGTGGGGAAAATACCAAGACATGCAAGATGACATGAAAAACTCAGAAATGTTAATGGATAAGATTAGGTCAATATACAAGACATACACAAGGGTACCCGAAAAGGAACTTGATGAAATGCTGAAGCATGATTTGTGGTGGAATGCAGAAACATGTTTGAAGTATGGTTTGGTCGACGAAATAATCTAAGTATGCCTATATATCGTTGTAAATGTAGAAGTTGCAACTTTGAAGACGAAGTGCTGCTATCTATGAAACAAAAGAGTCTTACTAAAGATGTAAGACAGTGCCCAAGATGCAATAAGGATGAGTTTAGATTTGTACTGGGTAAATCGTCCTTTAGATTAAAAGGTGAAGGCTGGTACAAAGATGGCTACACATGAGTGAAAAAGGAAAATAAAATGATAACAATCGAAAAATCAGAGTCAATTTTAAGAGAAGTCTTTTCTGAAGAAGCTGAATTTATAGGTATAGAGTGGGATAACCATAGAGAATCACCATTTTTAGAAAATACGTTCCAAGTAACGTCAAGGATCTTATCAATTGACTCTTTAGTTAGGTTGCTGGAGCATCCAGACGTGAAAAACGCATATTTTCAACCTAGATATGCCCCACCAGACCCCCAGAAGCGCTTCGCCGCCGTCACCCTTCAATATCGATTATATATTCAATACAACTGAAAACAAAATGAAAAAAAAAGATAATAGCATCGACGAATTAAAGTTGATTATAGAAGAATTAGAAAAAGATATATATTTAGCACAAGTATCTGGAAAGCCTTTTTTTGCGTCTAGACTGGCGATTATACGAGACAGGAAGCAGAAAAAGCTAGATTCTTGGATAAATCAAAATTAAGTTTGAAAGTTATTCTGAATATTTTTTATTTAGCATCGTTTCATACCCCTCTTCGATGAAGGACATTGTTTCGTAATAATTTGAAATCAATGATACGTGGTTGAATTTCTGAGCCGTCGCGTACAATATCCCAACGAGAGCCATTTTTTCGTTGAGCACTCCACTACCAGAACTGCCTCCAATTGCAGGGATTGTCGTCATTGCATTCGGTCCACCGGGAATCATTCCACTGAACAGTCCCATTAGAATAGGAAAGGTTGGTGGGTGAAATATACCAACCGGAGCAGATAAGGAAATCACTTCTTCGCCAACTTTGGGAGGCCTTGAGGATATTTTCACTCCTTTGGTTTTGAGATTTGGTACATATAACATACAGAGGTCACGAGGGTCCATATCCCCAGACGTCATAGAAATCACACTTCCAGTTTCAATTTCTCCTAAAATATTTTCAGCCTTTAATACTTTCTGAGCGCTTTCAATCGTCACAGCATATTTTCTATTCATAGAGACATAACACATATGTCCAGCAGTTAATATCACAGACCCTCCTTTATGCATTCCTATTGAAATTCCACTCCCAACAGAGGTAAAGGTGCTAATTTTACAGATGGTGTCTTTTTTACACTTATCTATTGAAAACATTCTGTGTATTTTTACGAAAGATTTGGTTGGTATTATTCTTTTTGTTTTTATTGGGCTATTATTATGCTTGTTATTCTTTATTGTGCAACTTGATAAAGAAATACATGCAAAAAACAGCACAAAGATTAGTAATTTATTCATGGATGCTCCTATATAATAACTATAGGAATACAGTTGTTTTTTTGTAAAAAACTATTCTCAATCTGTATGATCAAGGAAAAGTAATGAAGACTCTTATAACAATTTTTGTTTTCTCTGCAGCAGGAAGCATAACAAACCAGACATCGAAACCAAACAATAACCCAGTCCAGATTGTTTCTCCAAGTGAAATTTCAATTCTAAAAAAGCAATTTTCATTCGAAGGCCAACTAAAAGTGACTCCGCACAACGAAGGTCAAGTAAAACCCGGTTCACAGTTTTATAACGTACCTACTGAGTGGGTAAAAGTAAAGTAGAAGCCTAGTTACTCTATAAGAAAGAGAGTTTAACTTGGTTAAGAAAACATACGTCCTAGATACTAGCGTTTACCTCACAGATTCGAAATCCTTAGAATCTTATGGAAATAATGATATTGTTATTCCACTGAAGGTTTTAGACGAAATAGATAAACACAAAAAAAGACAAGACCCCGTAGGAACTCAAGCTAGAGCTACTATAAGAAAGCTAGACGCCCTTCGCGAAAGAGGTAACTTATGCAAAGGTATGCGAATAGACAAAGGCAAGGGTATTCTTGTAGTTAAGAGTTATGATCCCTTTGTTATGCCAGATGATTTAGACCTAGAAGATCCAGATAATCAAATAATTGCCACTGCACTCACAGAGAGGAGTAAAAATCCAAAAAGAAAAGTAGTGGTGGTTTCAAGGGATATTAATATGAGAGTCAAGTGTGATTCTCTAGGGTTAATATCAGAAGATTATTCTCTAGAACATGTCATAGACGATGCTGGTGGGTTGTTTTCAGGGTATATAGAGCACCTAGTGGACGATCAGATTATAGAATCGTTCTATGTAGACGAGCCAACTTACTTAGATCGCGCCGAGATAGTTGTGCATCCAAACCAGTTTGTTATGTTGGTCTCCAACTCTAACGATAAAAAAACAGCCTTAGCTAGATTTATAAACTACGAAACGCCCCTTAGTAAGATTCCAAATTTCAAAAGAGGTATCTGGGGAGTTAAAGCAAGAAACAAAGAGCAGAGCTTCGCAATAGATCTATTGATGGATCCAGCCGTCCCAGTGGTCAGCCTAGTGGGAAAAGCCGGATCAGGTAAAACACTATTGGCTCTTGCTGCAGCCTTAGAACAAACATTTGGCTCAGACGGCAAAGCACGCACATATAACAAGATAGTAGTAACGAAACCAGTCGAGCCGGTAGGTAAAGATATAGGCTTTTTACCCGGGTCTTTAGAAGAAAAAATGATGCCATGGCTAGCCCCGATACAAGATAACTTGCAAAATCTATTCGGAAATGATAGAATGACATTAGATCAACACGTTCACGAAGGAAGAATAGAAATTGAAGCAATGACTTATATAAGAGGGCGTTCTATTGCTAACTCGATAATAATAATCGACGAAGTTCAGAATATGACACAACATGAGATAAAAACAGTCCTCACTAGAGTAGGGGAAGGTACTAAAATTATACTTACTGGAGATGTGGAACAGATAGACAACGTATATATAGATTCCACTAATAACGGGCTAGCATATGTCGTTGAAAAATTAAAATCTGAATCGATTTCTGGACATATTACCCTGCAAAAAGGCGAACGCTCAAAAGTTGCTACAATTTCTGCAAAATTACTATAAAAATGAAAGAATATATTAAAAAATCATCCCAAAAGAGGGTGGGTGAGTTTCCAATTGTGGGTTGGGGAATCAATTTGGTCGTTGCGGACCCCATCACAAATAACGTCTCGCCAACTTCAGTCATAGAAAGACTTAAAGCTAAGATACCTCACAAATATATAGAAAACATCGATGCTATATACGTGGGAAAATTTAAACACCTAGAGAAAATGGACCACAACGCAAGCTATATGGATGGAGTAATATATGTAACAAGCGAACAAGACTCAGAATATGATATGCTTGACGACATTGTTCACGAAATTGGCCACGCAGTCGAAGAGTTGTACGGTATGTCCATGTATGCAGATAAGAAAATCGAAAGGGAATTTCTAGGTAAACGCCATCGATTATATGATTTGCTAGCTTCGGAAGGATATGACGTGGAACCTTATCAGGTAGATTTTTTGTCTCCTGATTATAATCAAAGATTGGATTCTTTTTTTTATATGGAGGTTGGATATCCCTTTATGGAGATGTTGTCTTCTACTTTATTTTATAGTCCGTACGGCGCAACCAGCTTAAGAGAATACTTCGCAAACGGGTTTGAGTCTATTTATTTTTCAAACAACGGTAATCGACTAAAAAAAATAAGCCCCATATTGTATAATAAGATAAAATCAATAGAAGGGAATGAATAATGATTGAAATTAAGACAGAAAACAACTCTATCACTGTTAGTGTGGAATTGGAAAAGAGAACTTATGCGAAAGATGAGATAACATCATTTTCTAATTCTCAAATTAGGAATATGTTGGTTGATTTGGGTCATAATTTGGATTTTTTTGAGATGACCAAGCAAGGATATGTGTCAAATAGGACTGACAGGCAATTGTCCGATAGTTGGGTTTTTGTAAAGAAAAACTTGCAAACTTCTGATGTTTCTGATATAATAGAAACAAAGAAAGAAGTAAAAAATGTCAAACCAAAACCAAAACCAAAATCAAGGACTACTACAAATAGAAGAGCCTCGCGTACCCGAAAAACAAAAAAAACCACCGATTAAAGAGCATGTAAGTTTTTCTGAACTGAAGAACTGGATGACATGTTCATATTATCACAAAGTCGTATACATCGATGGAAATAAGTTTTTTATGGGTAACGAGTATACTGCTTTTGGTACAGCTCTACATTCCTTATGTGAAGCGTGGGTGGAAGATAGGTTAGATACGACGCCTGAGAAATTCTTTGTTAAAGAATTTGTAAAAGAGATTAAGGGTCTTCCTGATTCTCTAGAATTGAATAAAAAACTTTTGCTAGATATGAAAATACAAGGCGAAGTATTGGCTCCAATGACCATTCCATATTTGAAAAATCACTTTGGTGAGTTTGAATTGGTATCCGTCGAAGAAAAACTCATGGAGCCAATCACGGAGTATAAAGCTTCAGATTATAAATTTAAAGGCTTCATCGACCTCGTAATAAAAGACGCCAAAGGGACATATCACATTATAGACTGGAAATCCTGCACATGGGGCTGGAACGCGAAGAAACGCTCTGATCCAGCAGTAACATACCAGTTAACGTATTACAAAAACTATTTTGCAAAAAAGCACAATATCGATCCATCAGATATAAAGACTCACTTTGCATTGTTGAAAAGAACCCCAAAAAGTAACCAAGTAGAAATATTTGAAGTTACTTCCGGACCAGTAAGAACTAAAAATGCTGTTAAATTACTTAAAGATATGCTTTATAATGTAACAGAAGGCATCGTTGTGAAGAATCGACTTTCTTGTGAACGATGCGATATATATAAAACTGAATATTGCATTTAACAGGTATACAACATGTCTAAAACTAAAAAAACCGTGATTACGATAAGTGACCACCCGTTTTCACCTAGCGGAGTGGGAACGCAAACTAAGCACTTCATTGAATCTATGCTTGAAACTGGAGAATACCGGTTTTTGAGTTTGGGTGGTGCCATCCGTCATAATGATTATACGCCATCGAAAACTGAGAAATGGGGGGAGGACTGGGTAGTAGTGCCCGTCGACGGATACGGAACAAAGGAATTCATAAGGCACTTGCTGGCAGCAGAGAAGCCAGATGCTTTGTGGATTATGACAGACCCTAGATTTTGGGGTTGGCTCTGGGCCATGGACAATGAAATAAGAACAAACGTTCCAATTATATACTATCATGTTTGGGATAATTACCCATTTCCTACTTTCAATAAGAAATACTATGAATCCAATGATTATATTGCAACAATATCTAAAGTAACTGACGACATTGTAGCGAATGTAGCACCTTCTGTAAAGAGGAAATATATCCCCCACTCAGTCGATTCTGATATTTTTTGCACCCTTTCAGAAAAGGAGACGAAAGAGTTTAGGAAAGTTTCTTTTGGCGATGAGAAAAAGAAATTCACAGTACTTTGGAATAACCGGAATGCAAGAAGAAAGCAGTCCGGATCTTTAATTTTCTGGTTTAAGGAATTCCTTGATATTGTTGGTCATGACAATGCTAGATTGATTATGCACACGGAGCCCAGTGATCCCAACGGTCAGGATCTGATGGCTATCATGAAGAACTTAGACCTTTTAAATGGTCAAGTTATGCTTTCTACGGAAAAGATGCCCCAGCCATCGTTGGCCAGAATGTACAACATTGCTGATGTGACAATTAATGTCTCTGATGCAGAGGGTTTTGGTCTTGCAACTTTGGAATCACTATCTTGCGGCACTCCAATTATAGTGACAATGACAGGGGGCCTTCAGGAGCAGGTCACTGATGGTAAGAGCTGGTTTGGAATTGGCATTGAGCCCTCGTCTAAGGCTATTATCGGATCCCAAGAGGTTCCTTGGATATACGAAGATAGAATCAATAAGAAAGATGTTGTTGATTCGCTTGTTAAGATGTACAACATGACAGATAAGGAAAGGATTGAACTTGGGTCTAAGGGTCGTGAGCATGTTCTTAAGAACTATAATCCCGAAGTCTGCAAACAGAAGTGGATTGATTTAATGAACGAAGTAGCTGAAGATATGGGCTCTTGGGAGAATAGAAAAGGCTATGACAACTGGACAATGGAGAAAATAGCGTGATCAAGTTACTGGTAAGAGGACCGGCACTAAGCCGCTCAGGATATGGCGAGCAGACAAGGTTTGCAATGAAAGCCCTTCGAGAAGAAGAGCACAAGTATGATATATATCTGGAAAACGTTGGCTGGGGCCAAACCGGAGTCGTTGCTGAAGACACAGATGAAAAGAGGTGGTTGGAGTCTTTAGTCGCCAAGACCGCAGCCTATAAACAGTCCGGCGGCAAGTACGATATTTCTTTACAAGTGACTATTCCAAACGAATGGGAAAAATTGGCCCCTATTAATGTTGGGTACACTGCTGGCATTGAGGTCGACCGAATATCACACGTGTGGATCGAGAAAGCAAAAATAATGGATAGAATTATTGTAATTTCAAACCACGCAAAAGACACCTTTAATAGCACTAAATATGATATGCTTGACAACGATCGGAACCCGATCGGCACCTTAGAAAATAAAACTAGAATAGATGTAGTAAACTACCCAGTAAGGACATGCTCCCCCGGTGCACCACTTGAGCTTGATTTGGAGCACGACACTAATTTTCTGGCTGTAGCACAATGGTGCCCTCGAAAGAATTTTGAAAACACTGTTCGCTGGTTTTTAGATGAGTTTAGGAACGACGAAGTTGGGCTTGTTCTAAAAACCAATATTATGAACAATTGTAACATAGATAAAGAGCACACGAGAGATAGACTCAGAGCCTTACTCGATTCCTACAAAGATAGGAAGTGTTCGGTACACCTCATTCACGGAGATATGTCAGAACAGGAGATGGCCTCATTGTACACTCACCCTAAAATTTCAGCACTTATTACGCTAACTCATGGCGAAGGGTTTGGCCTGCCTATTTTTGAGGCAGTATGTAATGAGTTGCCAGTGATCGCACCAGACTGGAGCGGTCAAGTCGATTTCTTATATGGTGAAGTCAAAGAAAGAAAAAAGGTTCGGAAAAAGGTTGTTACAAAAAATAAGAAAAAGGCACTATTTCTTCCTGTCTCCTATAAGCTCGCCCCGGTCGCACCTGAGTCGGTTTGGGATGGGGTTATTGAAGCTGGTTCTCACTGGTGTTATGCAGATAAAACCTCTTATATGGGCTGCTTGCGAAAGTTTACAAAAAATAAAAAACTCTACCAATCATGGGCCAAGAAGTTGAAAGAATATGTATTTGAGCATTTCTCCGAAGAAAAGCTCAACACTATGATGAGGGAGTCAATTCTCCTCGACCACCCCGGCTTGGCGAATTACAATGAAAATGTAGCAGATACAAGGATTCGGGTATTCAACTAAATGGATATTGTATTTGTTTCTGATTTTTTCTTAAGGCAGGTAACTGGTGGGGCCGAATTGGCCGACGATTGTCTTATTAAGTATTTGGTAAATTTTAACAATAATGTTGAACTATGCTCAGCAAGAAACACCAAGTTTCTTTTCGAAACCATCAAATCAGAAAAAGAATACTATTATATAGTTTCTAATTTTACCAGCCTGTCGGAGGAGTCAAAACAGGCATTAATGACTCAGAAGTATTCTATATACGAACACGATCACAAATACCTACAAGAGCGAAACCCGTCCATATATAAAGATTTTCTGGCTCCTGAAAATCGAATAATAAATAGAAGGTTCTACAAGAACGCTCACCATGTGTTTTGTCAATCTAAGCTGCATGCCGAGGTTGTTGAAAAGAACTTAAAAATAGAAAATGTCGTAAATCTTGGATGCAGCATTTGGCACGAGCAGCACTTAAATTCACTAAGAAACGCTATCGGCACAGAGAAGGTTGCCAAAGCTTGTATTCTTGATTCTGAAAATTCAATAAAAGGAAAAACACAAGCGATAGGTTATTGTAAAGACAATAAAGTGGAGTATGATTTAATTGGCTCCAGCAATTTCGACGAGTTCGTCGGCCAAATGGCGAAGTACGAAAGTCTGGTGTTCTTCCCTCAAGTGTTGGAGAGTTTCTGTAGATTGGCTATAGAAGCTAGGATTTTAGGCTGCAAGCTTGTCACGAATGAATTACTGGGGTGCACTTCTGAAGAATGGTTTCCGGAATATAAAGGCGAAGAGCTTCTTGATTTTATACAAAACAAACAGCTTGAAGTGGTATCTAGGTTTGTAGAATTAATCAAAAGTGATGTCGTCCGAAAATCCGAGGTCGCCGATTTGACAGTTGTGTTGAATTCTTACCGCAGGCCATATAATTTGAAAATGCAGATAGAAGCCATTAATAGACAAACAGTAAGACCTAAACAAATTTGGCTGTGGGTCAACGCCCATGAGGATAATGAGGGATTTGACTACAGTGAGTTAGGTGTAGATAGGATTTTCAACAACGACTATAATTGGAAGTTTTACGGTAGGTTTGCTGGAGCGTTGCTGGCAGATACTGAATATTTAGCAATTTTTGATGATGATACGATCCCCGGTGAGCGGTGGCTCGAAAACTGCTTAGAGACAATGGAAACTAATGAAGGTATTCTTGGTTCAGCCGGCATAATCCTCAACGACAAGTTCTATATTCAGCACGACCGCTGTGGTTGGCCCACACAAAACAGTGAAATAACAAGAGTAGACTTGGTAGGCCACGCTTGGTTTTTCAAACGAGAGTGGCTGTCTCACTTGTGGAGAGAAAAACCAACAACTTGGGATAACGGCGAAGATATCCAATTCTCTTATTTGGCTCAGAAATACGGAAATATCCAAACCTACTGCCCTCCACACCCACCAGAAGATAAAAGCCTTCATGGATCTGTTTTGGGCAACGAGTTGGGTATTGATATAAAAGCAACCTCAACTAACCAAGCGATATCACATCAGCGCTTTTTCAACGAAAGAGATATCTGTATTCAGACAGCGATCAAAGGTGGTTGGAAAACTGTGAAAGCAATTAAAGCATGACTTTTGATAATTTTAAAAACTTGCACAATGTTTTATTAATCAACAGGAATATAAAATAATGATTTTATTAAGTTTCGGAACCCGCCCAGAATTTATCAAGATAAAACCGGTAATAGAAAATTTAGAGATACCATACAAATTGTTGTTTACAGGTCAACATGAAGACTTGCTAAGTAATATAGAGGAAGAAGTGATCAAGCTTACCATCGACTCAGGCCAAAACCGGCTTGACTCTATAGTCTGTTCTATCTTAAACAAGGACGATATATTTGAAGGAGTAGATGCAGTAATGGTTCAAGGGGATACAACTTCCGCCTTTTCTGTTGCTCTCGCTGCTTATCATAGGGGAATTAAAATAATTCACCTTGAAGCTGGGTTGAGATCGTTCAATAACAAGCACCCATTCCCGGAGGAGTTCAATCGAAGATCAATATCGTGCATGACCGATATACACCTGTGTCCGACTAAGCATTCTGCGAAAAACTTAAGAGCAGAAAGTATAGATGGAATCATATATAACGTCGGTAACACTGCCTTAGATAATATAAAAGATCTAAACAAAGTATACGGCCAGAAGATTCTAGTAACATTACATCGACGAGAGAACTTTCCGATAATAGAAGAGTGGTTTACTGAGATTAACCGATTAGCCGAAGAGCATCCTGAACTGGAATTCATCTTACCGATCCACCCAAACCCCTCTGTCAAGAGGCACGTTGGCCTATTGAAGAGCGTCAAGGTCGTAGAGCCAATGGCCCACAGGGAGTTTCTGGAGCTTTTGGCCTCGTGTAAATTCGTGATAACTGATAGTGGTGGCCTGCAGGAAGAAAGCTCGTTTCTCAGGAAAAAGTGCATAGTGTGTAGAGAGACCACAGAACGTCCAGAGGGCGTACATAAGTTTGCTTGGTTAGCCAATCCTAAAAATCTTGAGAAGGTTTTCAACAGAGTCAATAGGGACTTTGTTCCTCATTCTGTCTGTCCGTATGGAAACGGAAGGTCTGGACCGAAGATAAACAAAGTTTTGAAAAAGGAATTAGGTTATGAGTAAGGATTTTACAGAAGAGTTCGACAAATTGTTGGATAAATTGAAGACTGGTGAAAATTTTGCATTTGTTAGATTCTCTGATGGGGAAATGTTTATAATGCAGAATAAGCAGGTCACTTTAGCGGAAAACCACTTTGTAACTGGCGACAGAAAAGGCGCAGGCAGATACCCTGCAGAGGAACAAAAGGAGTTTCTACCAGAAAAGCATCAATTTTATAGAGAAAAATTAATAGATGCTTTAAAATTCTCAAAAGAGAATTATTTGAAGGGAATCTGCTGTAGGCAGGACGTAGGCGAAGAGGCATTTCAATGGCAAAAGGATCTCGCCGGCGGAAACGAGGAAAATTTAACTTTTGCAAACCTACTCATAAACAACAACTATAAAAGATTTGTTGAAGAGTTGGTTCCACTTTTGAGAGACAGGAAAGTTTTATATGTCGCTAACGAGGCAGCTGACACTGATCGGTTACCATTTGAGGTGAAAGAGGTTTTCTCTATTGGTTCTAATTGTATGATAGATGACTATCATGTAGTAGAAGAGGTAAAGGAATATATCGAAAAGAACAATATCAAAGACCACGTTATATTGTGTTCCGCGGCCAGTCTCAGTAACTACATCATTCATGAGTGCTTCAAGGAGAACTCGGAAAACACCTTTCTAGATATAGGCAGTTGTTTAAATCCCTATCTTGGATTAGAGGGGTGGAAATATACGAGAGGATACTTGACACACTACTGGTTAAATAGCGGAAGTCCATATGGAACACAAATCGATACATGGTAGTCGTCTAACTCTCGTACCAAACGAGGAAAAGTATTACTCATTCATACTAAATCTCAGGAACAACCCTGAAGTAAAACAGGGCTTTATAAATCAAGATCACATAGATATAGAATCTCATTTTACATTTATGAAAAACTATGGTAGTATGTATTACATATGCTTGCTCGACGGAACACCTGCTGGGTTTGTCGGTCAAATAGATAAAGATATAAGAATCGCAACACACCCGGATTTTCAAGGCCGAGGTGTAGCGAGATTTATGATTGTAGAACTTATGAAGCTCCATCCTGACTCTATTGCTAAAGTAAAAGTGAAAAACCAAGCTAGCTTAAGGTTGTTTGAATCTTGTGGGTTTAAAAAGAGATATTTTATATTAGAGAAAGACAATGCTTCATAATCCGTACAAAATAGTCAAAATGTTTGAAGAGGAAGTAGCTCACTATACTGGTGCACCATATGCTGTCTCTGTTAATAGTTGCACCAACGCGCTGTTTTTGGCCTGTATGTACGAAGAAGTACAAGGAAAAGAAGTAACAATACCTCAAAGAACATACATCTCAGTTCCACAATCGATAATATTAGCTGGTGGTAATCTCTCTTTTGAAGATTCCGAATGGAGGGGCATATATCAACTGAAGCCGTTTCCCATTTTCGACGCGGCCAAAAGATTCACTTCTAACATGTATATTCCCGGCACTCACATGTGCTTATCCTTTCATATAAAAAAGCATTTAAAGATAGGCAAAGGTGGAATGATCTTGACAGATAATCCCGAGGCGGTAAAGTGGCTTAAGAAAGCACGATATGAGGGCCGTACAGAGGGTGTAAGGTACCAAGAGGATAATATTGATATGATGGGGTGGAATATGTATATGACTCCGATACAGGCCGCCCATGGGCTGTCCCTCATGCAAAACTATCCGCAAGATGTACCTGACATACTAGAAGAGCCGCCATATCCAGATCTAAAAAAATTCCAGCTATTTAAGGACGTACCAGTAAGATGAGTAAATTAATATTTGATATAGGATGTAATCTAGGAGAATTCTTCGAAGCGTGTGTTCGAAAGTTTGGCCGAGACAATAGGTTTGTGGTTGTTGATGCAAACAAACAAATACTAGACTATTGGTCTGCCCCGGGCATCGATGTGGTCAAAGTTAACGCAGTCGTCGCCAATGAGAGCGAAAGATCTGTACCATTTTTTATATCAATGGAGGATGGCATATCCACAGCATCAGAAGATTTCATGCGCAATTCAAGATTTGCAAAAGGAAGTAAAAATCTTCCATTTGTTTCCAGATGGTGTGACCCTGTTTACGTGCCAACAATCACCATAGATAAACTAATAGAACTGCACGGCACCCCAGATATAATTAAGCTTGATATAGAAGGTTATGAACTTCAAGCCCTTCTTGGCCTCACTAAAAAAGTAAATATGATATGTTTTGAGTGGAGTGAGGAGTTCCTCCCTGATTTAAAAAAGTGTATAAAGCACTTATCATCACTTGGGTACGAGAAGTTTGGAACAATAGGGTACTTCGACGAATTGCCAAATGATCTACCTTTGACGCACCATGACGCAGGAGATCCGTACTTGGTGGAGCCAGACAACTACGTATCAGCTGCAACATTGGTTGAATCTCTTGAATCCGTATGTAATATAGATAGGAGAGTAAATTACGGAATGTGTTTTTGTAAATGATTACTTTTTCTGAATTGGGAAGATATGGGAGGCTGGGAAATCAGTTATTCCAATATGCTGCAGTAAGGTCCTTGTCTTTGCAGAATGGTTATGAGTTGAAGATACCAGACCCATCAATGATGCACTGGCATGGCCAACCGTGTCTATTGGGAGAATTTTCCATACCATGCGGATTCTTAGAAAAGACAGACGTTTCAAAAATAAAATATTTTTACGATGAGTCAGATCATATGAAGTATGATTTTAACTTCTATAAAATCCCAGACGCTACCAACGTCCGAGGCTTCTTTCAAAGTATGAAATATTTTGTAAAAAACGAAGATCAAATAAAAAAAGAATTAACCCCGAAAAAGAATCATCTTGATGCAGCAAAACAAAAATTAAAATCATACAAGGACAAATACCCAGATCACAAAATAGTAAGTGTTCATCTCCGCCGCGGCGATAACACCAACCACACAAACCCCAGCAAAGAACTGAACAACATGTATGGAACAAGCCAGATGGATGAAGACTCCTTTTACGGCGCCTATTTGAAAAAAGCATTTTCTGTATTTGCAAATCAGAATGTTAAGTATCTGATATTCTCAGGAGGTTCACGAGCTGAAGGCAATGATAACTCCAGCGACCTAGAATGGTGCAAACAAAATATCACAGGTGAAAATATCTTGATAGCAGATCCTGCATCGACTATAGAAGATTTTAGTCTAATTACTTCATGTGATCACAACATTATATCACCAATTAGTAGTTTTGGTTGGTGGGCCGCATATGTAAACAACAACGAAAACAAGATAGTGGTAGCGCCTGAGCGCTACCACCCAGACATTCCAAATTACACACACAGAGAGGGTTTCTACCCGGAAACTTGGAGATTATTGTAAAATGAGAGCAGCAGAAGTTAAAAAACCAGTAAGAATAGTCGGTTTTCATTCCGGCCATGATTGTGCATACTGTATATTGGAGGATGGAATTCCTATCATCCATGAAGAATATGAGAGAATCTCAAGAATAAAAGAAGGTAACGGCGACGCTTTAAAGCTATATTGGGAGAGACAAGAAGATCCTAAAGATATTCATTTTGCGCATGTAATGCACCAACCCGGTGGAGCAAAATCGATATATCCAGAATCATGGAACGCAATGAAGAAAATAGTTGAAACCAGCGGTGGTCTCTATTCTGAGCCGGGGCACCATCAAGCCCACGCTGCCAATGCGTTCTTTACTAGTGATTTTGACAAGTCTCTAATAATAACTTTTGATGCTGGAGGTTGGGATTATACCCACTACGTTTCTTCAAAACTCTACGGGGCAATTATGGATGAGAAAAAGCCAGTAATCGTAACGACCTCAGCTTGGAGAGGGAAAGACAACATAATCTCACCAGTAATTTTGGAGCCGTGGACGGGTGTGAATATAGGGCACCTGTGGCACGATATTTTAAATCCCGTGTTTGGATTGTCTAGCGGCTCCCCAAAGGGAAATCAGGCGGGCACGCTCATGGCCATGGCATCGGTTGGAGACAAGTCCAAGTATCGCGATTTATTTAGGGACAATTTTCACCCAAATTATATATCGAATCATTTTGATTTCCTAAAGAAAGAACATGAGAATACAGAACAAGCCAAGTATGATATCGCAGCAGCGCTTCAAGATGTAACAGAAGAGGTAATAAAAACTTTTATATCTGATCATATCTCGCCTGAAGACAAAAATATTTGTTTGGCAGGTGGGGTTTCTCTGAATTCTGTAGCTATAGGTAAAATATATGAGTGGTTTCCCCAAATTGAAAACATTTTCGTCCCACCAGCGCCATATGACGCAGGTCTGGCCATCGGAGCAGCACAGTTTATGTACCATCAATTGATGGGATATCCTAGAATAAAGAATGGAGCTAACGCTTCTCCATATTTAGGGAAGACATATAGCGAAAAAGATATATTGGAAGCGATAAATGACACGCAAGTAGAAATACAGAGCGTGGACTCCTCCGTAGACGACCTAGTAGAAAAACTTGCAGACGGGAAAATAGTATCAGTATTTGCCAGTGGATCTGAATCAGGACGCCGAGCATTGGGTAATAGAAGTATTCTAGCAGATCCAAGAAGACCAGACATGAAAGATAAGATCAATGAAAAGGTTAAACACCGACAATGGTTCAGGCCATTTGCACCTAGCATTTTAGCTGAAGAGGTTAAGAATTGGTTTGTAAGAGACGTAGATAGCCCTTACATGTCTGTCGTTATACCTTTCAAAGAAGACGTTGTAGACAAGGTACCTGCAGTTGTTCATTTGGATGGGACTGGACGCCTACAAACAGTCACAGATAAAACTAATCCTTGGTATTATTCTTTCCTGAAAAAGTGGCACGGTCATTCTGGTGTGCCTATAATACTTAATACCAGTTTTAATGATAGGGAGCCAATTGTCGAAACTCCTCGTAACGCAATTGATTGTTTTCTCAAAACCAACATAGATTATCTATATTTTGTTGATTCTAAATTGATGATATCTAAAAAATAATTTGTATATCCGCGCAACTTGTGCTATAATGATTTCAACAATGAGGTCTTAACATGAGTATATTTTGGAAAAATAAAAAAGTATTGGTAACTGGTGCCCATGGCTTTGTGGGTAAGAATTTAGTCGAACTTTTACTAGAGAAGAAAAAAGCAGTCGATTTCGAGTTGCTTATGCCGACGCACGAAGAGTTAGATCTTACAAGAGAGATCGAGGTTAATTCTTATTTTGAATTAAATAAGCCAAACATTGTGTTGCACTTAGCAGGCAAGGTCGGAGGAATTGGAATAAACAAAGCCAAACCTGCCGAGTTCTTTTATGATAACATCATGATGGGCACCTTGGTCATGGACCAGTCCTGTAAGCATGGTGTTGAGAAGGTGGTGGCTCTCGCCGCCGGATGTGGTTACCCAAAGATGCTAGAAGTGCCCTACACAGAAGAGGACTTTTGGCGCGATCTTCCTGATGAAAATTCAATTGGATACTCTATGGCCAAGAAGAATTTAATCATACAGTCTTGGACGTATAGAGAGCAATACGGGTTCAATTCAGTTGTATTACTTCCCGCTAATTTATATGGCCCACATGATAATTTTAATTTGGAGACTTCTCATGTCGTCCCAGCATTAATTAGAAAGTTTGTTGAAGCAGAAGAATCCGGAAATGATGTTGTTAGTGTTTGGGGCACCGGAGAGGCTTCGAGGGAATTCTTGTATTCTAAAGATACTGCGCAAGCAATATTGGATATCGCTGAGCGGGTTCATGAATCTGGGCCATTTAATTTGGGCACCGGTACAGAGACGAGTATAAGAGATTTAGTACTCTCAATAAAGAAGGTTACTGGATATACGGGAAATATTGCTTGGGATTCGTCTAGGCCAGACGGCCAGCCCCGGAGATTTTACGACATGTCTAAATTTAAAAAAGCCTTGGGGTACGTGCCAGACACTTCCGTAGAGGATGGCCTAACTAAGACCGTAAAGTGGTTTAAGGAAAATAGAGATAAAATAAAGTGAGTTTTTGGAATAATAAAAATGTTCTTATCACCGGAGCCATGGGGTTCATAGGATCAAGTTTGGCTCTAGATTTGGTGAGAGAAGGGTCAAATGTGACCACTGTTGATAATATGGAGCGAAAGATTTTTGGAATGGATGGGAAAACCAAGATCTTATCTCATAAAGTTTCGAGATTTCTAGAAGGAGACTTGAGGTCTTATGAAGTGTGCAATGCAGTGTGTCAAAATATTGACATAGTCATTCATCTCGCCTCTAAAGTTGGTGGAATAGGTTTTTACACGAGCCACGCTTCAGAGGTAATAAACGATAATATATGTATCGACAACAATATGTTACGCGCCGCAATTGAGAATAACGTAAGTAAATATTTTTACGCTTCGAGCGCACATGTATACCCATTTAGTCTACAGGGCCACCCGGACTCTCCCCCTATAAAAGAGGAGAAAACCTCCGCAGGAGACCCGGGACTTTCTTACGGCTGGGCTAAATTAATTTCTGAAAAACAACTACAATATGCTGCAGACCAGTATGAAGGTTTCAACGTGGCAATGGCCAGATATATCGGTATATATGGCCCAGATCAAGATATAGACTTAGAAAAGGGTTCTGTAATCCCAGTATTCAGCCATCGGGCCATAAAATATCCGGACATAGATTTTGGAGTCTGGGGCACCGGAGAAGAAACTAGATCCTATTGTTATATCAAGGATGCAATTAATGCAACCAAGACCATGATTGAAGCCATGGAACACACAAGAGTTGTTGGCCCATATAATGTAGGAAAACAAGAAAAGGTTTCAGTCAGGCACATCGCGGAGACGATTGTCAATATATCTGGTAAAGATATTGATATAAAATATGACCACTCAAAAGAAACTAAGATTTGGGGTCAGTGGTGCGACTGCACAAAGATAGAAAAAGATCTAGGGTGGAAAGCTGAAATAACATTTAGAGAAGGTTTAGAGAAAGTATACAAAAACGTAGAATGGAGATTAAATAAGTGAAAATTCTAATAACAGGAGCATCAGGATATATTGGATCTGTTTTGACGCCGCACATGTTGAGTTTAGGGCATCAAGTAACGGGTTTGGACAATCTTTTTTATAAGCAAGACTCTTTATTGGGAGCCTGTCATCATAAGGACTTTTCTTTCGTAAACGGCGACGTCAGAGATACGGAACTCCTTCAACGTCTGGTAAAAGAAAGTGATGTGGTTATACCCTTGGCAGCTTTGGTCGGTGCACCTTCATGTGACAAAAGGCCAGAATATACAAAAGCAGTCAATTTCGAATCAATAAAATCAATATCTAAAATGGTTACCAAGAATCAGAGAGTGGTGTTTCCAACCACCAATAGTGGTTATGGGGTAGGTTCTGACGGCTATTGTACTGAGGAATCTCCATTGCGACCAGTATCTCTATATGGTCAAACTAAAGTAGAAGCAGAGAAAGCGCTATTAGAATCTGGTAATGCTATTACGCTTAGATTGGCGACGGTATTTGGCTCAAGTCCAAGAATGAGACTTGATTTGTTGGTTAATGATTTCGTGTACAGAGCCAAGAACGATAGAGTATTGGTACTATTCGAGGAGCATTTCAGAAGAAACTATATCCACATTAGAGATGTTTGCAATGCTTTCGAGCACTGTGTAGAAAACTATGATAAAATGAAAGGTCAAGCATATAATGTAGGATTAAGCTCTGCAAACTTAACAAAGAGGCAATTAGCAGAGAAAATAAAAGAACACCTGCCATCTACAACGATTATTTCTTCAGAAATAGGAACAGACCCTGACAAGAGGGATTATCTTGTAAGTAACGACAAAATGGAGTCAACTGGGTGGTACCCAAATTATAGCTTGGATGATGGTATTTCTGAGTTGATTAAAACATATAACATCGTGGGCGAAAACAGCAAATATAAGAATCAGTGATTATGAGAATGAAGTACGTTTTTGATATAGATGGAACAATCTGCAACAATACTTATGGAAAATACGAAGAAGCAAAACCATATGCAGATAGAATAACTAGAATAAACAGCCTGTACAACAGGGGTAATAAAATAGTATTCTTCACTGCTAGGGGGATGGGCTCGACCGGCGACAATAGAGAATTAGCAATAGAGAAATACTATGACTTTACATTTAGTCAACTTAGCTCATGGGGAGTAAAATTTCACGAGTTAATTTTAGGAAAGCCGTCAGCTGATATGTACATTGACGACAAGGGGATTCACGATGAAAAATTCTTCTCCAATTAAGCACGTAGATAAAGGGTGGGGCTATGAAAAATGGATAGTAAACAAGCCAGAGTATTGCGGAAAGTTGTTGTTTTTTAGCGCTGGAAAAAAGTGTTCTTGGCATTTTCACAAACTTAAAGATGAAGTTTTTTATATACAATCTGGAAAGATTTTGGTAAAATATAGTGATCACGACGATATAAGCGAAGCCAAAGAGATAATACTAAATCCGGGAGACAATTTTCATGTGTATGTTGGATTGAGACACCAAATGGTTGCGTTAGAAGATACAGAGTTGTTCGAGTTTTCAACACAACATTTTGACGCAGATAGTCACAGAATTCAAAAGGGGGACTAAGTGAGAAAATACCTACCAACTCTATCAGAATTGATAGATAGATTATCAATAGCACAACTCAAGGAGGTGTTCATAATAGATCACAAGGATGAATACTCCCAAGAGATATCAGACATTTGCCACGACATCGACCTGATATTATCAGACTCAGAGGAAGTCACAGCAGATACTATCCGTGCAATAGTGGTTTTGTCTCAAATGAACCTGCACATCTGGCATAATGAATCAAATTACAGAAAAGGCATCAAAGATGGCAACAACCTTGAACTAACTCACGGGTTAAATGGAATTAGAAATACAGCTAAAAATAAAATTCAAGAAGTTGTCGGAGGGCGAAAAGATTACAAGATTGATTGTCTTGCAGCAGAATTCAAAGATTGGGAAATAAGTTGGAAAAAATAACACTTAAGGAATATTATAAATATTATTTAACCCTTCACGATAATCATATGTGTCGAAGAATGCATTTTATAGGCCAACTTGCAACAATAATTTATATAATAGTGGCGATCCCGCAGAGTTTATTTCTGTTGCTTTTAGCTCCTTTTGTAGTTTATCCATTTGCATGGTATGGCCACTTTCGTTATATGGGCAATACTCCAGCAGCCTTCACCGACCCAATTAAGGCAAAAATCTGCGATTGGATTATGTTCAGAGACATTATAACAGGAAAGTTGTCAGTATAAGATGAGAGTATTGGTTATAGGCGATAGTTGTCTGGATGTATATAAATATGGAGAGTGCGATAGGTTATGTCCTGCTGCTCCTGTGCCTGTGTTTGTGCCTCTGAATGAGAAGAGGAATTACGGCATGGCAGGGAATGTCTACAATAACTTAGAATCCTTAGGAGTAGCGTGCGACTTGGTTACAAATCAAGAGCAAGTACTTAAAACCAGATTTGTCGATATATCATCAAACCACATGATAATGAGGATGGATCTAGGAGAGTCAGAAGTCAAACGAGTCTCAAATCTTCACAGGAGGTCGCTGAGTACCTTTGGTACAATAATAATATCAGATTATGATAAAGGTTTTTTAACCAGAGACGATATTAAGTTCATATGCGAAAATAACTCAAATGTTTTTATTGATACAAAGAAGATATTAGGCAATTGGTGCAGGGATGCTAGGTTTATAAAAATAAACCACCACGAATATAAAAGATCTATTCATTTTATAGAGGAAAATGATTGGGTACAAGAAAAGTTAATAATAACAAGAGGCTCTTCCGGTGCGGAACATAGGAATGAAACTTTTCCTGTAGAAAAGGTCGAAATTAAAGACCTTACAGGAGCAGGAGACACTTTCCTAGCAGGGTTAGTCTGTCAATTTGTCAAAACAGAAGACATAAGTGGATCTATAATTTTTGCGAATGAGTGTGCAACAAAAGTAGTACAACAAAAGGGGGTTAACATATGTGGCGCAAAATAGAAGAGAAGAATGTCTGGGTAAACGGATGTTTTGATGTTCTCCATCGCGGCCACATAGAAATGCTTAAATACGCGAAAAGTCTTGGAACTCATTTGACAGTCGGCATAGACTCTGATAATAGAGTTAAGTTAGCAAAAGGGCCCAACAGACCTTTTAATACTGAAGAAGATAGAAAATATATGTTAGAATCTATAAGCTGCGTAAATAAAGTTGTCGTTTTTGACACCGATGAAGAACTTAAGGAAAATATAAGAGAGAGCAATTCTTCCCTTATGATCGTAGGTTCGGATTGGCAAGGAAAAAAAGTGATAGGCGAAGAACTAGTAGAAAGCGTTTCTTTTTTCGATAGAGTTGGAGACTATTCCACTACAAAGATATTAGAATCATGAAATTGATAGTAGTAACAGGTTGCTTAGGGTTTATTGGGTCTCAAATCACTAGAGATTGCTTATCTAGGGGTTGGCGAGTTTATGGCATAGATAAGTTAACATACGCTGCAAACACAACATTATTAGACGAATTTTCGGAAAATGAAAACTTTTCCTTTGAGTTGAAGGATATTTGTGAATTAAAAAGCATACCAGATTGCGACTACGTGATCAATACCGCAGCAGAAACCCATGTAGGTAACAGTATTATTGATAGCACTGAGTTCACAAAATCCAATGTAGAGGGAACCAGAAATATTCTAGATATAATAAGAGCAAAGCCAAGCAACATATCAGAAAAGCCAGTTTTGTTACATTTTAGCACTGATGAGGTATACGGGGACATAACCTCAGGTGCTCACACCGAGAAAGATCTGTTAAATCCAAGTAATCCGTATTCTGCTTCAAAGGCTGCAGCAGATCTCATGATAACTGCATGGTCAAGAACATATGGTTTAGATTATGTAATCGTCAGGCCCACAAATAATTATGGGAATTATCAATACCCTGAAAAATTGATCCCTCTATCTGTTAAACACCTGCAACGGGGGAAAAAAATACAACTTCACGAAGCAGGAGAGCCAGTAAGAAACTGGCTACATGTGGAAGACACGTCAGCAGCTATATTGCAAATAATAGATAGCAACCAGAGAAACCAAATATTTAATATCTCAGGCGGATTCGAGCAAAAAAATGCAGAAACTGTTAGAAAGATAATTAATTCCTTTTTTGAGAGTAAAGTCAAATGGAAGCGGTATGTCGACCTAGAGCACACTCGTTTGGGTCAAGACGTGAGGTACTCTTTAGACGATTCTAAAATAAGATCAATTGGCTGGTCACCAGTTAAGAAATTCGACCAAGAAATAGTAAAAATAGTTAACTTTTACAAAGAAAATTTCAGATGGTAAAACTAACAAAGGAGTTAAAATGAAACTTTCAAATCAAGCAATAGGAGCACTTATGATGGCTCTTCAGAAGTGCATCATGGAACAGATCGACATCGTGGAAATCTTACAGGATTTTGAATTGGACACAAATGCAGATAACCAGATAGTGGTAAGTAATTCTCCACTTATCTCAGCACCAACAACCACAGATTTAAAAGAGCAAGCATCAGCGTTTGCCGATGAGACCAACAGTACTGTTGGTTCAGATTGATGCCGAAGTATTTCTATCGGTGTAGTTCATGTGAAAATGAATTAGAAGTTTACCACTCTATGAGTGAAAAGCTTAAAGATTGCAAGGAGTGTGAGACATCCGGGTCTCTAGTCCGTGTGCCATCGCTAGCTGGCACGACAAAGTTTGTAAAATCTTCACCCACCAAAGCCGGCGCAGTCGTACGCCAGTTTATAGAAGACGCTAAGGCAGACCTTAAATATCAAAAGAAAGAAGCAAAAAAGGAGGGCTTGTAATGTTATACGTCATGTTGGGTATATCTTTGGTAGCTAATATTGGATTTATATTATATTTAAAGGTTGTATTACAGAAATTATACTTTGTGTCTGAAAATATATCAACCTTGTTATCGATGGTATCACAATACGGCTCACACCTAGGTATAATTAGTGAATCTGAAATGTACTATGGAGACGAAAGTTTGCAGGCCCTTCAGGATCACACTAAGATGATATTAGAGGAAATTGAAGAGTACAAGGAAATATATTCTCTCTTTGACAGTGATATAGATATAGAAGCAGAACAGTCAGAACAGGAGAGTCCAGATGCCTAGAAAGAAAAAGAAGAATTATTATTTTACACAAGTCCACGAAGATGCAATAGCAGAGTATATCTTATCTGAGGATCACTCACACAGGTCAGACCTTTATGTAAAGGTAATTGGACCGGCTCTAAATGAAATGGTTGATAAAATAATTTATACTTACAAATTTACGACTCTTCCAAATATAGATTCACTAAGAGACGAATGCAAAGTGTGGTTAACAACGGTAATAGATAAGTATGATCCGAACAAGGGATCAAAAGCATTCTCCTATTTCAGCGTTATAACCAAGAATTGGTTTATTCATAAAGTTAAGAAAAATTCAAAAAAGACAAGAATCGAAGTAGGTTATGAAGATCTTCCAAAAGAATTAGAAATGATTCATATGTCGGCCCAAAACACCTATGTACAAGACCGCGAAAAGTTAGAATTCATGAATCTACTGAAAAGAGAAATGGATTCGTGGGACACGGGCAAGCTTAAGGAAAACGAAAAAAAGGTATTAGAAGCTGTTAAAATACTCATGACTGACGCTGAGGATATCGAGATTTTCAACAAAAAGGCTATTTATTTATATATAAGAGAAATCACTGGATTAAAAACAAAACAAGTAGTCAACAACCTTAATAAGATGAGATCTCGATATAAGATTTTTGTCAGGCGTTGGCACGAGGGTAGCATTAGATGAAGAGTTTCGATGAATTTGTGGAAGAGGCGTTGAGAAATATAAATGAAGACAGGGCTGCAGCCAAGAGTTTGCTAACAGATGTTATGCTTTATATTAAGAAATCTGACGATAGACAGAGAGAATTTGGCCTCATCGCCGCAAAATACCTCGAAACCCTCCAGAGGTCAAATGAGCAAATGGTCAAATTGACTTCTATAATGCATCGTCGAGATGATACTTCTACTGAATTATCCGAGGAGGATAAGCAGAATGTTTTTGATATTATAAACGAAGAGGAGAAATCTTAAAGTGGTTAAGGTTTTGCCACAGGCATCTAGATTTTCGGGCACCAAGCGAAAAGATAATGCGATTCTCAAGAATGTTCAAACAGACCTTGCTAGAAAGCTAGCCGAGCAGGCTCTTTTAGAGCAAAGCTTTTATTCAAATAAATATTATTACGGGATCGTTGTCGCCCTTGAGCGAGTCAACCAGTCGACACCTAGGAACAAGACACCAGCAGACGAAGAAGCCTCAGCCGGCGGAGCTAATTTTGGTGATCTAACACCCATCGACGGTGGCGACCTAAATCATTACTCTGCAAGGATACATGTCCCTAGGGCATCCTCTGTTCCTTCTCCTAGGGCTGTTATTGAACTCGAAAAGGATCCAAAAAACAGAGACATGCATGATGCTCACATGTATCCGATAGCAAGAGGGCAAGTACCCGGAACTCTTAGTCCCGGAGACGTTGTAAAAGTCCGACTAGTTCCAGATACAGATGAATTTTTTATTATTGCTGCTTTTGAGTCTACTGGTTTGACTCCTTGTGATTTGTTAAGTGAAAATTTTGATGGAACCGAGCCGCACATCGATGCCGAAAGAGCTGAAAGCAGAGACGACACAGAACGAAAACAGGTTCCAGCGCCTGCAACATGCGACGAGCACGTAAAGGTGGGAGATGATGAAGGCACCGCCGCAAAAGTCTGGGATTTTCGGTCCCCAATCAAAGACACTACATGGGCAAATAATAAATCTAGATGCTTCTATTCATCTCGTGGAAAAGGTGTGACTCACTATGGTATAGACTTGGGGACTACGATGGGCGAAGAAGTCTTTGCATGCGGCTACGGGGAGATAAGGACTGTACGCCCTTATCATGTATACCAATCAGCAGTTAAAGCAGTGTATGAGTACCTGAGAAGCAGAACAGATCTGAACCCCGATGGATTTATGCCGGCATTTAGTACCTTACTAGCTTCAGAGGGCTCGGACCCTGCCCGCGGCGCTATAACCAATAAAGTCTTTTCAGACTTCATCAAGAAACGTCTCTATCTTGAGTCCGAGCACGAGCAGATCCGGAGAAAAGTGAGTACTTATCGTGCCGGAACATTTCTTGAGATTAAACACATCGGTGCCCCTGCAAAGTTGGTTAGTCGTTATATACATGTAGCTCCCCTAGCCGGGTTAAGTGCCGGCGACATCGTCAAAGCCGGCGACCTAATCGGCCACGTTACAAAGACTGGAATTATCAACGGCCGTCCACATGTTCATTTTGAGTTAGTAACCGACAATGATACTGTCTGGGCTCCATATGGCGTTCGACCCGGTCCGAAACAATCTGGATATAGGAAATTTGCCGTTAACCCCGGAGCGCTGATTCCCGGCCTCGAAGCATGGATTCACAATTGCCCAGAAATGACCCCCCATGGCGGCGTCACTTGGACAAACTGCAATTAGCATAAGGAAGGTACGATGTCAGGAAAGAACTCTCTACAAACAAAACTACCGGTAGAATCTCGCGGCCGAAGACATAATAGTCAATATTTGACCCCGAAGCAAATAAGGCAAAACAAGGGAAAGCCCGAAGAAGAAGCAGGCCTTTTTTGCGACATCAATAATTTTGATCCTATACCGTTATATAGAAAGGCTCCGGGCGAGACCGTCGTCGGTTACGCAAATAACGCAATAATTGTAATAGGTCACGATCGACCTGCAGGTTTTGATAGCGGTTATGGCGGGAAGGGATTCAACGCGGCATCTGACATCTTTTTATGTGCCGGCCTAAATGGTACTGACCCAAAGGCATATTTCGACGGATCTAAAGTGGAAGTGGATAGAAGCCCCCACAATGATTCCGCTTTCATTCATATAAGTCAAATGAGCGACGTGGATGAAAATTTGGGCCTAGGAACGACGTTCTTGGGCACACCAGACGAATATATACATTCAGCAGGTAAATCCTCTATATCCCTCAAAGCTGATCATTTAAGGATTGTAGGGAGAGAGGGCGTCGTGATTATGGGCCGCGGCACAGATTCTAGAAACTCCCAAGGTGGGGGGATAATTGGCATTCCCGGGGTTCACTTGGTCGGCAACTGGGAAAACGAGGCGATGATGGGACAACAAGAGCCGCTAGTCAAGGGAACTAAACTAGTACAGTTTTTGGAAGAGTTCATGAGCGAAATGCAAGAGTTTGTCGACACGTTTAACAAATTTCTCAATTTCCAGATGAAATTCAATGAGGCCATCGCGTCTCATAGTCACATCGGGTTTATGGGTGTCAATGTGATGCCTTCGATAAAGTTGCAGCTTCAAGGTATAGAAACACAGTTTAAATCTTTTGACGTAGCTCTCGACACCCTGAAGGGCGACTATAGCTCGCAAGGTATGTCCTTTCAGTATCTCGGCGGCGCAGACCCTAAGACAGGAATTAAATCTGAACCCGGCCTTCTTTCTGATCATATTTTGAGTAAACATAATACAACAAATTAATTAATTTTCTAATTAGGTACATAAAGGCTTAAAATATGGCAAGAATACCCGGAACAGCAGTAACCCAAAGATCCCCCATGACCCAAGCTCAACGCGAGCTTGAGAATTCATACGACTGGAGAACTCTAGAAGAGCCCAAGTACGTCCCGAATGAGGCGGCATACGTCGTTAATATAAAGACTCCATACGCTTCATCTCGCGGCGGAGGTATCGGAGTTGATGAATCTCAATTAGCTGATATAAAAGCATGGGCCCGAACTCAGGCCATAAAGAAGATCTTCGACTTTTATGATAAAAAGTGTGTATTCTTGTCTGGTGGCAACCCGGAACCGCACGATTCTTGGAGACAGAGATATCCGGGACTGGGTGAGGGCATACACGAATCTTGGAGAAACTATCTAATAGAGAGTAATCCTCCAGCCAGTGGAGAGAGATCTGTTGACGGGTTCACGTGGAATTCTAGAGAATTAGCAGGGATTCTAGGAATTACCTTTGAAGAGATAACTATAGAAGATTATTATAATGAACCATCTTTCGGTGACCCAACTGATTGGTTCATTTCCAGTCGCCCCGGATCAACAATACAAGTTAAGGTGCTTTTTGCAGCAGACTATGTAGACGCAATTCCTCAAAATATAGAAGGGTACACTGGCTCTGGAGGCCTTTCTCGTAACGCCAAAAAAAGTCTCATAGCGAAAATGGCAACATACCCTCTCTTCGGGACACCAGAAGAGACAAGAAGAGGAAGAACAATAATAGATCCCGGCTCAGCCCGGGCAAGAGATTATTCAGACGTCAGAAGAAACGTAGGAACTCTAGATGCTGCGCTTTCAGGCGACGAAACCGCGAAAGACACTATTAGAAAATCAGCCCAGCGAGGGTTCGAGCAAAGCAGAACAAAGAGGGAGTTCGATTATTATAATAGAAAGTTCAAACTAAAGGGTCCGTATCGCCAAGACCAAGATCCCTTTAGTGCACCAGATAATCAATCGTTTACTAGCGCTATAGCATCGGCAAGAGACCAAGGCGCTTTGGTCGGGGCGAAAGTTTTAGCTAGAGAGTTAGCAGTAAACGAAGGAAAGAATTACTTAAAATCTTCAATGAAGCAAGGTGCCAATGCTGCCTATGACAAATCTGCAAGAAAAGCCGCCGTCGCCGCAGCAAAGTCCAACAACAAGAAGGGTGAAGATTTAGCTAATATTGATAGTCCAGTCGTGACTAGGAGATATGAAACTAGAAACTTTTTGGAGAAAATTGAATTTGTAGCAAAGTCTCTAGAGGAATTTGACAAAGATGTTAAAAAATTCAGGGAGAGCGGTGGAGAAATTTACTTCTCGTTTCTTGCACCATTCGAAGGGGAAGCAGAGGAAATAAAAAGACAACAAAAAGAAGCTCAAGAGAAAATTTATTCTGATAAGAGAAAAGGTGTTTACGGTACCGGCCCTGAGCGCCATGACAAGGCAGCACGAGCCGTCGAAAAGTCAGATGAAGAGGTAATCGCTCGTATCCATTCCCAGAGCATGCAGAAATTAAATCTAAAGAGGGAGGCAAATAGCCTAAGGCAAATAGCGAATAGCCTTGCAGGGTTTTTATCAGACAATACGGAAGTATACAAGAAGGATCACAAGGAAAGGTGGAAAGCTGGCTCTGGCATACCCATGTCGCCGTTTAATCAGGGTTTCGCAGGGCAAGGTCCATTTTTGGATATCAATTTCCACATATTAAACAAACAAACTGAACCACTGATTGACATTGATTTCCCGACAGGCACTGCCCTGACCGCGGCTATGGATTATCATGGCCCCGGAAGACACAAGAAATTCCCAACAGCAGACGCTATAGACGAAGAATTGTCTCAATATATTGAGGAGGTGGGCATCAGTGGTCGACTCGCCAGTGTTACATATATCGACAAAGGATTTGTCGAGTATCCCTGCCTCTATAATGTCGGTGCATTCATGAAATCGGGAGGCTTCACTAACCCGGTATCTGTTGGGTATCTTTTCCAACTAGACACGATGTATGATGAGCTTATGGCACTAAACAGTTGCCGCGAGATTGGCGCTGGCATACCATCATTTCCGTTCATATTTAGATTTACGTATCCGGGACTTCAAATAAAGCCAGCAAAACCAACGGCTAAAGCTAAATTTAAGCTAGGAAGCTCTGTAAAGACTGAAGCCGAAGGTATAAAAGAAGACGCAATATATAGCAGCAAGATGGCAAAACGCGATGCTGGCGGCGCTCTCAAGGGTGCTTCGAATTATGTAGCGCAAAAACTACCGTACGGCAACATATGCACGCTCAAGGAGCTTCATCAAAAATTCCTGAAAAAGTTCAGCCTTAGTAAAATCTTGTGTGATCTTTACGCCTGTTTTCAGCTTCCCGGAATTCCAGACATAAGCTTGTGGCAGCCGAAGTTCTCGATGCCCAAATTTAAGAAGTCTAAAACCGGCTGGCCAAAGATAAATCTCAAAGACGCATTGAAAGAGATGATCGTGAGGTTTCTTTGCGGATTAATTACAGAATTGATAAATGCAGTCAATTCCCCTGATTGCGATGCTTGGAAGGAATTTGCAGGAGATCTTATTGGAGGCATAATAGAGGATATAAAGGCAGAATTGAATCAGGCACTCGAAAATATAGTTCCGGGCCTAGGTCAAGCAGCTTTCGGTCTACCGGAACTAGAAAGAGAAGATGCCTGCCCAGATCTTGGAGGTGTTACTCCGACACCCAATAGATTAGGTACGCAAAACCAACAGTTACTGTCTGCTTCGTCTGTGTCCGACTTGGTTGAAAAGCTTTCTCACGCTCTCCGTCCAAGTGAATTTTGCTCTCTCTTGGCTGGCGAGCCTGACGAAATGACGTTGCAAGTAGTAAACGTCATGATAGATTCTAGATATCCCGCGCTTAGAACTATTTTTACTACAAATGACATCATAATGAGTGTTTTTTCAGCCCTTGGATCAACTATTATTGGACAAGATCTGTGTCAGTTGATGTTGGGTGCTGTATCAGGACCCAGCGGCCCAGATGCTCTGTGCGATGTGGACGCATTCAGACAAAGAGTTTTAGCAAACAGAGTTTCGAAAGATGAATTAGACGAACAGGTCGAAGCCGATAAGCGCCGGCGAAATAGGCTCTACAACAAACTCAAGAGACTAGCCGATTCACAAAACATTTTATCTGGAGTCGTTCCAGACAACATCGTTGGTGGTACACCAGATTCTGACAACCCTGCTTTGGTGCCGTTGTATGTCCCGGGAAGTAGAGTCGACGCTGCTGCGGACATAGCAATAAGGACAGTCTTTAATGCAATAACAGCGCCCTATGACGTGGAAGTAAAATCATTCAAAAATCGGATGAGAGGCCCCGCGCTCGGGCAGGCATCTGCAGGCTCAGCTCCAAGCGAACCCCCAATTGATGCACTTAGATTCAGAGCTTTGATGGACAACCCAGATAGTGTTTTTTATAACCCGACTGGGATACAGCCAGATTGGTATACCGGGCAAAACTTGATGGACGATACAGAGTTGTTGTCTAGAATGTTCGAAGCATGGCAGAATTATAACAAGACTCTGAATCCTGACCCACAAGGGGAGACGGAAGCTGTATTTGCTGAGAAACTCATCATGCTGTTGAGAGATTTTAAGTCAATAGAGCGAGTACAAACAGAAGATAGGGTCGCCAAATTCAAACTACTTGTAGAACCAGATGAGTCTCCGGATGATGATATGGGTGTTGAAATAGAATATTCTCACAAGCCTAGTACTTTTTGTATAACAGACACATACAATTTGAAAGACACTTATTCTGTTTCTATATCTGGCGAAGGCATGCAGCATGAAATATCATTCGATGGCAGCTCAGAAGTTGATATTGAAGGAGAGGCCATAAGGGAACAGATTTCCGACTACGATATTAAAGAATTTAGAAGAGAAGATGGACTACCCATACAGCAGCAAATATATGCATTCTTCGCCGCCGATATTTGGTCCGAATATTTCGGCCATGGATTCAAGTTCAATAATCATAATTCTGGCTACGGTTCTCCATTTTTCTCATACATGGCCAGCAACCAATTTTACACTGTAATAGAATCAATTTTGCAGACAATAGCAAAAAGGATAGCAGAGTCAGATTTGATAACCAAGGACGAGTTTGGTCGATACGGCCTTGAAAATATTGATCTGAATCCTGTGTTTGATAGCGACGGTTGTCGCCTAGATGGTTTAATTTCCATAAACTCGGCGATCCAATCAGTTAAACAGCACTTTTATGGCTTAATGGGGCAAGAAGATCAAGATTATGACCCCGGTCCATTACCGCTGTCTATGGCCTCCAAGGGTGTCACATCCATTCTTGTTAGGTTGATGATTGTTCAAGTTGTCTTAGAGGGTATTGTATCCTTTAAAGAATTTGGAATAAACACATTATATGAAGATGAGATGTTAGTCCACTATATGATGAAACGCTTCGACACAATGCTGCAAAACTTCGATTCGCCAGCAGACTATACAGGTAATGGCGACTACAGCAATTTCTTTAAGATGTTTCAGCTTCTTTTAATTTTTTCTGAGAGGGAGCAAGTCACAACAGACGAAGTGAGCAATCTGTCTGCAGCATTGGTGACCTTATCTGCCCCTTCAACCACCATGGATGAGGAGGAATTCGAAGCTCGACATCCTGATCTTTTTAGCGAGATTGAATACCAAGCAGCACTAAAGAAATCTATAATCTCTAACAGTATGCTTGTGGCTGACTCCGTAAGGACAATAATAGGTGCAGCCACTAGAGACATCTTTCTGGCATATGCCAACAACTTAGACGTCATGGACGTTGCAGCAAGCCGTCATAAAATTGACGGCTGGGAAGATATATATGGCACCGCCGACACCGGAGGCCGCTTGGGTCATTCATCCCTCGCCGAACTCGAATATAACGACGAATTAAGACACGAAGACGGGTTTAGACGACATATCGAGCAGGTAATAGGGCCCTTTCCTTACAACCCAGAAGAGAAGAATAGGTTTTATAATCCGGACGGAACGCTAAAGGCAGGCATGGAATCTTTCACCGATGGAGGATTCGTGCTGGAAAAATTCATAAAGATCCAAGAAGTAAATTGGAACGACGAAGTATTCAGAGGGTACTCCAATGGAGTCTTGAACGCTAGAGATGAGCAAAGAGTTCTAGTTCGACATCCTGAAATCACAGAAGCTCCAGCAGGAAACTTAATCCCCGTTGAGAGCTTCAAGGAATGGGTATTTGAGATGGTCGGCAGACCACCAACACAAAGAGGGGATGAAGATTGGTTCGGAGCCTATTTCGACTGCTCTAACACATTTTATGGTACAGCGACAGCATGTGAGGAGAGACTTTCAGATGAAGATGGATACGGACCAAACGATGTCGGATACGATGAAACAAAAGATCTCTATGGATTAACCCCAGCATATCTTCCAAATGGACACCATGACTTTGGCGACGACGGTAATGGCCATTACCACGAAAAAACAGATCAAAACGGAGGATCAGATAGTAATATTTTATTTACAACTGGAAAATTGCCTATACACACAGGGGACACTTGGGGCCCAGACAATGGAATTTCCATAAGAGGTTACGCTACACCACAAGGCCGCTCAGCAACTGACACCGGCCCGAACGCCATCGACAAGCAGATAGAAAGATATCTTCTGGATCCTGCAAGTTCCCAGAACCCATGGGTACCGCTTAGGTTTGAAAAAATAAGGTTCATGTACACAGAGGATCAACGAACGTCGGATAAAAATCCATTCTTAAGAACGAAGCTGGATACATTCAGAAGAAGATCTCCATCACTTTCTCCATCTCGATATATCGAGGATTTCACCAATGACGGCTTATTGGGCATGTCAACAACTGAGACTGATAATTCTATTGAGCCAAAACATAATGACACTTGTGGCACAAAATATGTAATATATTTCGTTGATGCAAATGCTTTATTTGCGGATTTTCCTAGAGATTCTTGGAGAAGAAACCCCGCAACCGGAAGATATGAATTAATAGACCAAGCGTCAGCTGCGACTTTACCGAAATCACTACAAAGCTTGAACCCAATCGCACCACCAAAGTCACTAATGGCAAACAAGCTTCAAGGTGCTATGGATTATGAAAATTACACCGACAAGAATAAAGTAAGGCTGACTGTAGTCGATAAAGAGACTTGGACAAGTTTACATAAAATCTGGGCCGGTACAACAAGTCAGAAGCTATCAAGCGGAGCAACAGTCGAAGACCTAATAACTAGAAGTAGGAATGTGCAGGTATCACGTGATGACGTGGCATCTATAGCTGCAATCAAAGAAAGGGAAGTGTTTTGGGAAACAACATATAAGACGTGCTTATATAGTACTCCCGAGGAAGAGCACCTACACAAGGGTATAGCAAAATCGATTGGCCAAGACGTAACTGGAAAATCGACCGTAGATGAAAAAGGCAACATGACGGGTAATAGATTTTCGATATCTGGCCGGCAAATAACTGTGAGAGCAGTTCCTCCTGAAAAAGGCGGCTCATATGCAGAGCAGCAAGCATACACATACGTATCCAGAGGGCGATACCTAGGCAAAGCCCCAGAAAGAACCGAAACATTCGGTGAAGCAGCAGAAAACTGGTGGGATGAATATGGAGATTATGTAACAGCAGTCGGCGCGGGAATAGCAATCGGCGCTTTGGCCGCGGCCACCGGTGGCGCAGGCCTAGGTGCACTAGCTGCAGGTGTTGGCGGTGCCGGCGGTGCCGGCGGAGGTGCATTAGCTGGCGCAGCAGCAGTTGCTGGTGCCGGTGCCGTCGCTGGTGCTGCCGTCGGCGCTGCCGGCGGCGCTGTTGCGGCCGGGGTAATGGCTATTGAAGATGCTTTAGAGACCGAAGCAGGAATAACATCTACCGTCAACACTTTGCGAAGCGATGCAATTGCAAGAAGACAAGAAGGTTTTCTAAAAGAAGAGAAAAATGCCACGTCTGTATTCCAAGGAAATGGAATCCAAATGGGCGATCTTGTAACTGTTTGGGCCGACGTCGACTGGCGCGATTATCTATCGACGCAGGATTCTGGCCGAAGTCGCTTTGGTTGGTTTACTGACAACTGTTATCGTTATGGGTTCGATCGACAAATAGAAGCCAACGACCCTACTATCGAAGGGCCATGGAGTCGGAGAAACGATACCAGTTTGCCGTATTGGTATGACCGAGCAGGGGGGTGGTTTTTTACATGCGGTACCGCAGTTAATTACGCAGTCGAGCCATATTGGACCAGTGATCCGGGCGCCCGTCACCCTGCAGATTTCCAGTCTAATTCCGACTCTCCGTTGAACGTGGCAACTAATATGTCTGCAGACTTGCCGAATAACCTTGCACTTCGTGATTACTTGGAATCAAATAAAGCCATCGAGCGCCATATGGGGTTAGATTTTGAGTCTGGATTGAGCGTCGACGGCAACGCTCATCACACAATGTTTAAGAACTGGCCAGTCTACTCTACTGGTCGACCCGGATATCAATATGTTGGGTGGTTGAGTAGTGATATTAGAGTAAATGGCAACACGACCATCACAAATCCCGAGGACCCAATTCTTACAACAGAGATGGAAACCACACCAGCAGAAGACTCAGTGACAACGCTTAGTTCAATTATTTCAGGAAAATCCACATATATTCACTCAAGTGGGAAATCAATTAGAGACAATAACTTGTCCGCCGGATTTATAAACCTAAATGAATCTTTGCTTACTGCAGCTGACTATAACAATTGGGCCGACGTAGTTCGGCAAGGCGGAGACCCAACACTAGTTCACACATTAGAGCAGAGCAAAATTGCACTCGAAAACGAATTGGCAGCACTGCCGGCAATTACTTTAAGGGCAAATAGTCCTGAACTATTAGAGAGGAGGGAGATAGAACAACGCATCAACGACCAGATAGCATTTATCGAATCTGTACTAGATCCAATCGGATCCTTTGGCGATATCGGAGCGTACGAGTTTCTGTCTGCAATCCACGGCCGCACCAAATGGTACGGGTCCATGCCGGTAAGATTATCGGAAAGGTCAGAATTTCTAGCCTTGGGTATTGATGCGAACGGGGTATATCTTGATCAAAACAACGACAGCAGTAAATTCAACCCAGACGAAGAAAGACTTTCTTTTGCTTCAACGCGTGGCATGTACACAAAAAGGGAAGCAAATCCATACTTCTGGATGCCCAGTTCCATGTTCTTTTTAGGTGGACTAGGAAACCAAGGATATAGAGTAGAGAACACCTCTGAGTTCGGAGCAGAATGGCAAGCCGGCGGCGGTGCACGAGACCAGCCTTCTAATGCAGAAGCTGAAAACCCAGCTTTATGTAGAGAATATTATATACCATCTCCATTTGGCATACACCCTAACTTGGGTTATGATACTCGTGGCACTGGCGGCGTACGCTCCGGTGATCCGGTTTCATGGAATAGGCTCGGTTATAAAGACAAAATGAGCCTGCATGATATCTACCAGTCCGATTTCCCGGGATCTGACGCGAGTCTTCACAACGCCGGCTTCACCTACGCCCGGGATTCGAAAGCGCCGGCATACTACTGCGAGCCGGGACACACTTTAGGCATGGATTTCCCCGGAGAAAAAGATCCAGATGAGTTAGGTCAGAATGTTATTAGGGACTTGATGACTTATGGTATTTATAACGACGATAGTAACTTTGATGATATTATAAACTCAATCGCCAACGGTACCGGAGAAATATCGTACAGAGACTGGTGGTTCACCAGCGGTAGATTTGCCCATGAACACGATACGCAAGATTACCCCTTGCCGAGAATCACCCGAGAGGAAGGCGAATCCGATGATGAATTCGAACGAAGAAAAACCTCAGAGCAAACTGCATGGAGATCCGCCCGAAACGCCGACATTAAAAAATGGTTCAGTTCTGGCGGCCGCAATAAGCGCAACGCCAAGAGTCACAGTAACATCAATAGGGGAAATTCATCGCAAGATACATTAGACATTACTGATCACCACCTATTAAGGGCTTTCAGTTACGTTAGAACAGTAGGAGCAAAACGTTACTTGTTTCAATTGGAGATACTTTATCGTGCCACCTCAACAAACACGACAAGGACGGGAGACAGGATCTACTTATCTCCAACAAATTTGAGGTCGTACCAAGCCGATCGTAGTAAGATCTTGGGCAGGGATTATTTTTATGAACCATCCGGCCACAACAAAAGACGACACTCGGATTCTCCAAACCAAGCAAGGTATAATACAAATTATTATAGGCTTTTCTCCACCACTCAAGGCCGCGACCACAATAGCGATTATAATTATAAGGTCGAATCTGTTCTGCGAGCATATGATTTGTCTGCCATCATGTCCGAACATGGAACCTATCGTGAGACTGCCGGCATGCCGACAGGCTTCCCGGACCTACCCCCAGACGAGCTAGAAAGAATAGAACTAGCTTTGGAAACTCTGGCACAAGACTATCTAACGGACTTGAAAGAAAATAAGCCTATCTCTGTACCTTATGAAGCTCCCGGAGGAAAAACGAAATATATGATCCGTGATGCTAAATCATATTTAAGAGACGGCGAGGGCTGGGCATATGATCCTTCCCAATTTGCTCTTAAAAAGTGGTGGACGGGACGAAGAAAAGCCCGCGGCGACAAAATCGAAGCTGCATCTGTGGATACTTGGTACGACATCGCACTTCGAATAAACCTTCCGGGTAAGACATATGTTATGAAGAGGGTATTTCTGGCGAACAATACTGCGAAAATTAATACTACTGATGTTTACAACGTTGACTTGATGACCGGCATTGATTTACCGGGCGACATAGATGAGATATTAGAGTCAACAGAACTTAACTTCGCGATTACCCCCGAGAAGAGACTAAGACTTAAAGCTCACGAAATTGAAAACTGCTACAATTTTGTCCGCGGAATCCGACAACCAGCCTCTTTTATCAATTGGATTGAGAGCTATCGAGAATGGGCAGAAGACGGACAAGCTATATTGGAAGAGTTAAATGGCCAATTGAATAAGTGTAATATGGAATTTGGAATGAGATTGACTTACGTCAACGCTCTAGATGATGAATTTTCAAACAGTGAAGTCTCAGAGACCAACGAGAGATTTCATAATGTGGAGTTTCCTACGGAGGCGCCAGATGTAGTGGAGGAGCCCGAAAGCCCATTTTCGTCGATCCCAAGTACTTCAACTATCCAGAGAACGAGGATGCCTCCTAGAACGAGTCCCGACCCAGAAGCGCTACTTACGGAGTTGGACCCTAACATAGAGCCAGTGGGATTTGGAAGAGGTCGAGATGATAGGGTATATTCTCAAAAGAAGTTTAGAACGACAGAGAATTTTTATGCTCCACCTAATACTCGGGACGAAGAAATGTTGCGACACAAATATATATATTCTATGCCAATCATAGAAAAGACGGTACCGTTTAAGTTATCTAACATATTGACAATAGAGAGACAGGACTTTTCAGAGGTTGCTATGGATGCACTTCGCGCCGCCGACAACGCAGCTATCCCACTAACAGGAGAAGTCCGAGATCAGCTCAACGAAATGGCCAACACCGCTGATGATCCGAGTTCTGCCGCGGGATCTTATGGAAATGAAGCTATTTATGACGCCCCACAACCTATAGGGGCCCCTGAGAGAGAATCGGGGCATTCTCCAGAAGACCCAACGTTTATAAATGTAGTTCAATATACAGAAGGATTGTCACCAGAAGAGTTCCTCGCAGGCCAATTCGCGACTATAGACACAGGAAATCTCGATGTGCAGGGATATTTAAAAAACAAAATAATAAGCTCAGATGAATTTAATATTTTCTTTAAATATTTATTTCCGATAAAGAGGTTTTCGTCTGTGATGGCAATTTACAACGTCCACGCCACTTCAGCAAATTATGATTTAGACAAGATGTTTGATCGTACCAGAGGCCTCACAATGTTAATAGCAAAAAATATGATGGTCTCAGACTGGAGAGGAATTCAGGTTGATGCAAATCCTATCCCAGAGGGATTTGACATGAGTCAATATTCGATAAGTCCAGATGATCCAAGTCTTGGTGAGATAATTACAGACTCTCTAATTAGAATGACAAGGGGTTTAGCATATATGACATCCCCCGGTTATCGAGCAATGTATAAACCGTTAAATGATTGTAACTTGACTTCAGGATTGACGTGGGGTTCTTTTCAGGGTCGACCTGAAAGAAGGACAGGCAGAAACGACTTCAGGCCATGGGATATGTATCCGCCAATCCCCCTACTTGCAGGGCAGCATGGCTTGTACGAGTGGCCAAATGCACCGTTTATGGGTGCATATCTTAATCCGCTGGTAACGGTGGCTCTTTCGCTTCCTCACTTGGAAGGAGAGTCGTCAGATGCAGTATGTAACCAGTATCGTTTTGAACCTAGAAGACAGGTGAACTGTTTAGAGAAAGGAATAAGAAATCCACTAGAAATAAAAAAGAATGATTAATTAGGAGAAACAAGATGGCATCAGGAATAGGACCAAAATTACCACTTTTACCAGATGACGTCGACGGCGCATATGCCTTGACAAAAGATCTTAAGGACACAATAAAGCAGAATTTTAGAAACTTGATGTTGACAATTCCCGGCGAAAGGATAATGCTTCCTGACTTTGGTGTTGGCATAGCTCGATATCTGTTTGAAAATCAGACGAACTCAAGAATGTTGCTGTCATCAATAACGTCTAGAGTACAGGATCAAACAAAAAGGCATATGCCCTTTATAACTATAAACTCTGTAAATATGAATACGGCTGAAAACGACCCAACGATGTCTCCGCATACAATGATACTTTATGTGGAATATTTTATAACTCCTCTTAATCAAGGGGATTCTTTGGAAATAGGTGTCGATTTAACCGGCGAAGTGATTTTATAATTCTCCAATATTTATTCTTTTTCCTACTTATATAGAGGACATAAATTATGAGCAACTCCCGTAAGAACAATCTTTCGATAGATTACACCAGTCGCGACTTCGAATCAATACGAGAAGATCTTATTGATTATGTAAAAAGATATTATCCAAATACTCACAAAGACTTCAACGAAGCTAGTTTTGGAGCTATGATGATAGACACCGTTGCATATGTAGGTGATATGCTGTCATATTATCTCGACTACAGTCTCAACGAGACCTTTCTGACAACCGCGTCAGAGAGAAAAAATGTCCTAAAGATAGGTCGCCAGCTTGGGTATACATCCCCTGCAGTTGCGTCTTCTGTCGGAGACGTATTTCTTTTCATAAATGTCCCTGCTAAATCTGATGGGTCGCTAGATTTATCGTATGCTCCTGTTTTGCGAGCGGGAAGTACGTTTGCAACAACCAATAGGAGCGTGTTTACTTTAATATCGGATGTTGATTTTTCAAGTGCACTCAATACTGTTGTCGTCGCAACCGTTGACGATACGTCTGGCATTCCCCTTAATTATGCAATTCGGGCCCCCGGTAGAGTGGTGTCAGGCGAACGAAAGCAAGAGACGTACACAGTAGGGTCAGTTGTTGATTTTCTTCGCTTAGAGATCGAAGATTCAAACGTGACAGACGTTATTTCAGTAGTAGATGAGGATGGCCATGAATACTATGAAGTGGAAGCACTGTCCCAAAACGTAGTGTACAAAGAAGTTACCAACAGGGGTGAGTTCAAAGAGATGGTGCCCTCGATCATTAGGCCTATTTCTGCACCTCGCCGTTATATCATAGAAAACGCCGGAGGCAGCACTTTTGTGCAGTTCGGCAAAGGTTCGGAAGAAGAACAAACAGCACAAGATATAGTGGATCCCTCAAACGTAGTTCTGGATATATATGGAAAGAATTATATAACAGACTTCTCTTTTGATCCGTCTAAGCTCCAGAGAACTGATAAAATGGGAATATCGCCATCAAACACTAAGATCTTTGTCACATACAGGACTAACAGCAATGGCAATTCGAATTGTGCCACTGGGGCGCTCAACGCCGTTTTAAGACCAATATTTAAGTTTGACAACAGGAATTCGTTGACTAGTGCAAATATCTCTTCTACAGCCGGCTCCCTAGAGGTAACAAACCCACAACCAATAGTTGGAGATGTTACGACTCCAAACGCGGAGGAGTTGAGGCAGAGGATAATTGGCGTCCATGCAGCGCAAAATAGAGCAGTAACAAAGCAAGATTACATATCTTTAGCCTATGCGATGCCTAGTAAGTTCGGCGCAATCAGACGATGTACTGTTCTGCGAGACGCAGATTCTGCAAAAAACAACTTAAATATGTATGTTTTAGCAGAAGATACCTCCGGCGCTCTCATTGGAGCAAACAGCGCACTAAAAGATAATCTAAGAGTGTGGATAAACGGGTATAAAATGATATCTGATTCTCTAGACATTATGGATGCAAGAATAGTAAATTTAGGAATTAGATATTCTATAGTTTCGGATTCTAGCAGAGATTCAAATAAAATCTTAATTGATGCAAACGATGCACTACGAAATGAGTTCGCATCCAAGATGGACATAGGCGAGCCATTTTATATTACAAAGATTTTCAAAACTCTTAGTAAGGTCGACGGAGTACTTGATGTTGAAAACGTAGAGGTAGTAACCAAATCAGGAATAGGATACTCAGACAACTATTTTAACATAAAGAAAAACACAACTCCAGATGGGAGAGTCATAGTTCCTAGGGAGGATATGATTTTCGAAATAAGAGATTTATTCACAGACATTGAAGGTTCTATACGATAATGGCTATTCTTAGGTTTACTGCAAGTGCAGACAGCACCATAACAGATTCATACAAGCCCGGTCTCACCATACGCGGTACCGGCTCGAACACTGGTGCAGCAGACACAGCTGAGGTTTTTTCAATATACGGTCAAACCAGCGGCTCTTCTGGTATCGGCACTTCAGTAGAGAGGTCCCGTGCACTATTTACATTCCCTGTTAACGATATTATAGCAAAAAGAACAGCAGGAACCTTGCCTGCTAGTGGTAGTGTTAATTTTTACTTGAAGCTGAGTAATGCGGTCCATGGAAACTCGCTACCAAAAGACTATGTCTTGGCGATATTGCCAGTATCTAGAAGCTGGAATGAAGGAAGGGGTCTAGATCTGGATGAATACTCAAACTTAGGTGTAGTTAATTGGGAGTACGCAAGCACCGATGAGATTTTTGCTAGTGCTTCATTAACATTTGGGGACGTAAGTATTTCCAACGGTGCCAAACTATACTTAACGGGATCTAGTGTTGACAGTCCGCACACATTTACAATTAACACTGGAATAGGCACGTCCACAAAAACTGATATAGCTTTGAACGGTTCCATCAACACAACTGCAAAACTAGCAACAGAACTATCCCGCTCAGTGGAGCTAGCCCGACTGGATGCGACTATTGCATTAGATATTCAGCCATCTATTAATTCATCAAATAGCTCAAGGGTAGATTTAGTACAGAAAGTCGGCGGCTTTGCTGGAAATACAACAGTTCAAGGTACTGTAGTCGATGATACCGTAAGTGTGACAACGGTACAATTTACCGGCGGAGATGACAATACTCCGTGGAATGCTGAGGGCGGAGATTTCAAGACTCAAATGCCTGCAGTAATATACACACAACAGCTTGACGGCGGAGAAGAGGATGTTTCAATAGATATATCTGAAATGGTGGAGCAATGGATCATAGGATCAGGTCCATCTGCAGCAGGTTCTCTTAAGTTTAATGACGCGTCTATCGCGGACGGGACAACGCTGATATTGACGGGTTCTAATCCCCTGACTCCATTAACTCTAACTTTCGATACTTCCACAGCGACATCTACAGCTACAGTCATCGGCGGCAACGGCGCTTCAAGTGCATCTACCGTCGCGACAAGGGTTCAGGAAGCCATCGCTGCAGCTAAAGCTGCGGGAACCACTGTTAATATCACAGCAACAGTCAACGGTTCTGACAACACAAAAGTAGATTTAGTTCAAGACGGAGCCGGCTCCGTGGGGAACACAATAATACAGGGAACATTGGTTGACGACACCACCAGTGTAACAACTACACAATTCCGTGGCGGCGGATTAGCAAATTATGGTCTTGTAATGAAAATGTCGGGGTCTTTTGAAGATGGCACAAGGACACAATCTTATTACACGAAGAAATTTTTTACTAGAAAGAGTCAATACTTTTATAAGAGGCCGTCGATTGAAGCAAGGTGGGATTCTTCTACGGGTGACGACAGAAGTTACTTTTATACTAGCAGTTCGCTAGCCCCCGCTGCAGACAATTTAAACAACGTTTACCTTTACAATCATGTAAGGGGTCAACTGACCGACATACCAAACTTAGGCGCTGATAACAAAGTGTTCGTGAGTTTATTTACTTCATCTGCCGGCTCTATCGCCACCGGCGGCCACGCTGTGCACCTCCCTGTAGGTGGCGGAGTTCAAAAGGCTCTTGGCCAACTGGTGACAGGATCTAGGGTTTCTACTGGTATTTATAGTGCTAGTTTTGCCTACACTGGCTCTAGTAGATTATACGATGTTTGGCGCACCGGCTCTGCAGCTCAAGTAAATGCCGGAACAGCCGGCTTTAGCGCTGTTTTTCACACAGGGACCATTGAACCAAAGCAGTTTGGTGCAGGAAATGTAAATTCATCGAATTATGAAAGCCCATATGTAACAGCTGTTCCCGGCTTTAGGCCATCATACACCAACATGGGCACAGAAAGATTCAGAGTCACAGCTAGAAAGCGCTTTTGGAATCCCAATATTTACTCTGTGGCCAATCAGGCTACATCAGAAGAGATAGAAATAGTTAGAAATGGGTTTTATAAGATCTATAGAGTTTCTGATGATTATGTTGTTGTGCCCTATGGCACCGGCAGTATCAACCACACAAAGCTTTCATATGATCGAGACGGCAATTATTTTGATCTAGACATGTCTTTGTTTGAGCAGGATTTTGCATATGCAGTCAAGTTTGTATATTATGTAAATGGCAACTATCACGAACAGCCAGAGGTCTTTAAATTTAGAGTTGAGGCAGTATGAGCATTAAAAAGCATTTTGAAGAAGGCGCTCACTTGGTGAAGCCTTTCAAAACTATCAAAGAGCTGACAGAAGGAGAAGTAGAATCTCCAGATTTCCTTAGAAATGTCGCAGACTCTCACAGAAGATTCCGCGCACCTCTAGATTATAGCACTGCGTCTAATTTTGTTAAGTTCGGAATGGCCGAAGATTATTATGTTGACTCAATCAAGAGAATATATAACACCTTTCCTTATGATGGTTCGCTGGCTGAAAAGCAACAATGGGAAAACGACTCGTCAGGCCTTGATCTATATCTATTAGAAAATGGATACCCACGCTCAACAGGTTATGCTATATTTAACCCTGCCAGTGCATGGGTAGCTGCAGGTGGATCCCCTTTTGATAACAACTATGGTAAGCCAGCCACTATGGAGTATATATCTATAAAAGGTGGACCCAATTCAGACCCTGATGAATCTAGCATAAGAAAGGTTTTTCCTGATTCTCAATTTTCAGGCTCAGCCAATTTATATAATACTGCCAGCTTTAGGGAGTCTAATCTAAAGATAGACGGCGCTCAAGGTAATACAGTTGAATTTTGGATGAACAAGTCTGCGATCTTAAATGACGACACGAAAACAAAAAGAGAAGTTATCTTTGACCTTCACAACGGCCAAGCTCAAAATAGCGCAAACTATGGACGGTTGAGGATTGAATTAAACGGCGCAGCCGTCGCTTCTCCTTTTTTGGTGACATATTTATCCGGAGCAATAAGCTCAAACGCAAATAACGATGTTGGGACAACTGTTGTTCCCAACCGCTTCGCGAATCAGGTGATTGGCTCCGGAATAACACCCGCTACGGTAGCTGACGGAAACTGGCATCATTATGCTTTTACTTTTGCCAATAGTGGAACAGCTGTCGAGAGCAAGTTGTACATAGATGGTCAACTAAACCACACATTGACGCTTGCTGATGAGTCTGTGGGCGAGGTTAGGTACGCACTACAAGGAACCATCGGAGCCTTGGCTACAATTCCTTACGAGGCAGCCAACGGCGCGATCGTGGCCACCACCGGTTGGGGTAAACTGTCTGGATCTCTTGACGATTTTAGATTTTGGAAAACCAAGAGAACTTCAAAAGAAATTGGAAGAAACTGGTATTTCCCAGTTGGAGGCGGAACAAACACAGACACTTCAAACACAAAGTTGGGTGTATACTTCAAGTTCAACGAAGGCATCACAGCAGATGCTTCTACTGATTCAACTGTTTTGGACTATTCTGGTCGAATCTCCAACGGAACTTGGACAGGGTATTCTTCCAACTCACGAAACACTGGCTCAGCCTTTTTATCATCTAGTTATGGGTTTGCTGAGTTTGAAGATCCTATAGTTCATGCGTCGCACCCTAGTGTAACCAATTTCTTAAATGCATACACGGTAGAAGGTCAGGCTTACGACAGCACAAACAATTCTGCAATTTTTCATTCTTTGCCGCACTGGATTACAGAAGCTGACGAAAGAACAGGGAATACTCATCTTAGAAAGTTGACACAGATTATATCAAGCTATTTTGATACAGCTTTCGCCCAAATTGAACAACTAGGCAAAGTCAAAGATAAAGAATATGTAACAGGCTCCTTCGAAAAGCCCATAGCGATAATGGATGAGGTACTCAGATCAACAGGGTTAGTCGTACCAGAGTTGTTTGTCGACGCTGAAATTATTGAATCTATAACAAACAGAGACGAAGGTAGACTCTATGAAACCGAACTTAATGAAGTTAAGAATCTGATATACAAGAATATCTACAACAACATAAACTATATTTACAAATCAAAAGGTGCAGAAAAGTCTGCTCGAAACTTGATTCGATGCTTTGGTGTAGATAGTGAACTTGTTGAGATTAATTTCTATTCTGATAACCACGATTTTGTGTTTGAGGACGACATAGAAGAGGTCTCCCTTAGGAAGAAATATATAGATTTTCACCATACAGCATCACATGGCGGCACAATATATAATTTTACAGAGACGAAAAACACGAATTTCGCGGGCTTTGTGTCTGGCACCATCGCCGAAGTCGGAAACGGTGGACTTGCAACAACGACAGAAGCAGAGTTTATATTCCCGAGAGAATTCGCAGACCACGGTCAAGAAGAGACTCTCCGAGGCGTCAACACTCTCTTGTCCTCTTCTCTGTTTGGTTGCCATACTCCAGTTACAACTACTGGCAAGTGGGCAGCAGCAGCCTCCGATGCTTCCAATTTCCAAGTGCTGTGTGTGAGAGAATCTTTAACAGGGCCAAATAGCAGAAATGCAAAATTCATGCTAGTTTGTGATCACGGACAAGAAGGTGGCCCTCGATATATCGGTGCAGGCGGCGATAAGACTGGAGCGGTTCAAACTGGAGAACTTACAAGTTCTTACTATCAAGATGTTTTTGACAATCAAAAGTGGAATTTTGCAGTAAGAATAAAGCCACTAGTATTTCCTATGGCGAACATGCTCGGTTCAGTTTCTGCTGCTCCCGATTATATTGTAGAATTTGTCGGAATGAATTGCGATGCAGGCTACATAACAGAGCAGTTTACACTGACGGCTTCAGTGGGGAAAGTAAAAGCCAAAAGCCTAATATCGTCAGCTAAAGGCTTTTATCTTGGAGCACATAGGGATGACTTCAGTGGCACCCTGTTAACTGGTTCAGATTGCCGCGCTGGAGGCCTAAGACATTGGTTATCATATCTCGATAACGATGAAATAAAGGCCCATGCGATATCACCCGACAATGTCGGTGTAAGTATGCCCGGAAAGAACTACTTCTCCTTCGAGGGCCACGGAGCTGCTGTATCGAACAAGGGCAATGTTGAGGTGCCAAAGATAGACACTCTGGTGTTGAATTGGGACTTTAATGATGTAACCGGTTCCGCGACAGATGGAACTTTCGCAGTTAGGGATATTTCAAGAAGCGGTTCGACCAACGGCCTGTTCTCAATTGATAGCAAGTACGCCAGACTAGAGAACATATTAAGAAAAAATCATGCTGCACGAGGCCTCGGTTTTCCAGCAAGTGATACTAAAAATATCGCAGATGTAAATTATGTGTACTCTGCTAGAAAAAAACTGCCAGAAAGTATTGCCGGCGCGGACATGACAAAAGTATTAACAGATGAAGAAAGGCTATTCAGAAGAGATTTTAAGCCAAAGAAATATTATGCATATGTTGAAAAGAGTATGTACAACTCAATTTCTAAAGAGATGCTCAAGATGTTCTCTTCCATCAAGGACTTCAATAATCTTGTTGGGTCACCAGTAAACAGATACAGGCAAAGCTACAAAGCGTTAAACAAATTAAGACAACTATTCTTTGATAGGGTCGACAACACACCAAGTATAGAGAAGTATTTAAATTTCTATAAGTGGATAGACTCATCGATCACTATAATGGTCAGTCAGCTGCTACCAGCCTCTCTTGCTAGCTCTGAGGAATTAAGGGACGTCATTGAGAGTCACGTACTTGAGAGAAATAAGTATCGCTCTAAGTTCCCAACTGTCATAAGAGAAAATGCAGAGTTTGAAACAACGGTAAGAAACGCCGGCGATGCCCCAGAGTGGGGAATAGGCACTCCACAGTTACCCGGATCTGCACCAGATCAAAGCAAAAAGGCCGAATGGTGGAAGACTCGTGCTGAACGTGATCGATCTCACGGCGGCCCAGATAGCTCCAATTCTGTAAATTTGGGTAGCGGAAACAGCGCAGTTGATTCCAATCGCGAATCCATTAGGAGAATCGCCGCGAGAAAGATAAAGGGCTTAGGGTATCTTAAGAAATCAACACCAAGTCCCGGTCGCCTCTATATTAATAAAGAAGAGCTGTATACAGGAGGCTCAAACAGTCATATAAACAGAAAGCCAGATTTCCACAGGCCATTCACAAAAGCTACAGCTCAAAACGATGGCCAATTAACCGCGACGACCTCTATATCTTCATCTTTTATTAACAATGACCCAAGAACAGGCAAGGAAAAGATAAATCATACAATAGAGTTAAATGCCGCAGCCGAAAAACAGATACCAAATGATAGAGGCTATTCTGAAGATATGCCTAGCGGCGAAAAATATGTTCCATTTTCATTCTACAGTTCCTCACTAGACAATGTAAATTATCTAAGCTCAGTGCATCTTTTCCAGCCAGCTTCGGATATTACAAACATCCATATGGACCACTACGGTCCAGACTATCAGATACCCATGCAGGGCCCGTTCACTGAAACTCACGTTGGCGGAAACCAACACAGGCATATCCCGATTAATACAACTTCTGGATCTACATCAGCAGAAATAGGCAAAGCACCCTTCGTAGCACTAGACCACGCAACGAGCCGGCCAGAAGCATATAAGTTGATGTTTACTTCGAATGGCTTCAAGTTAAAAGCACCAGATATTCCTGCAACTCTTTTTAGAGACGAGACAGCCAAGAGGCCAGTTAACATAAGGAATATAAAAACAAGTTCGTCCGGCAACCACAACACTGCTGGCAACTACGAAAAAGATTACCAGATAATATCCACGAATGGGAGAGACACTAATAATAGATATTTCACTCGGGCTCAGTCTGATGCAAGCTTGGTTTTTGATTTGGATTCATCAAATATAATACAAAACCTTAATGATTCTCCAATCTTTTTGACCATGCATGATCATGCAAAGATTCGCTGGGATAATTTGCAGACGGATCACGTCTTTGTAACTAGGTTTTCTCCCTTGGGCGCCCCAGAAACATCTGGAGATGCTCTCGGAGGTTATGGGTTAGACCATAGGAGTTCTCAATATTCTATATATAGTTCAATAAACTATAGGAATGAATTAGCGAGAAGTCTTGTAAACAACAAATCACAAGATCATGTTAATCAATTTGGTTTTGATTCTTGCGTTGTTTCTTCAATTGAGGGCTCGATGGTAAATGACGTTGACGGTATCCTCGATGGCATCGATTATCAAGATGATTTCACCCTTGCAGAACAACCTCTTCGAGGTTACTCTTGGGCCCCGAATTATTTACAAAATGTTGGTGATTGCATATCCACAACTACGGTGAGAGGGTTTTATTACGAACCTCTGACTGTCGGCTACAAGAGATTGGAAGATGGTTCTTTTTCTAGCGCCGGCGTAGACAAGGTTCTCAGAGGAAATCAAGCCGCACCGATACATAAAACTAACAGAAATGCTGAATATTACTATGATTTAAGCGAAGCTAAAACGAAAAAGAAGTATGATAACTTCTTTGTACAGCATCAGATACCAAGAAGCGACTTGCAATATTCTTGGATAACTGGCTCCGCCGCCACCGGGTTTACCCGGACCGCATATTACTTTGGCTTCACTAGGGACTGGAAAACAGACCGCGATACTATAAAATGGCTCCCCAAAGCTGAAGAATTTGGAAATATAGTTCTATCAACCACTCCAAATTACGGTCTCGCAGTGTTGGGCAGCACATACGAAGCCAACGCTTATTATGTTGATTTTACGGGCCTGAACACCGTTATCGTAGATAGGCCCGATACCGTTAGTACATCAACGTCCTCCGGCGCTAATACTTTGAGTTCAGGCATTGCAGCTGTTGCTTCATATAGTTGGATTTCATCTTATTATCGCGATTACGAGACATTTTACAATCCAGATATTTGGGGTTATGGTACCAATACAAGTATCTATGCAGATTCAAACACCATCGGGGTTACTGCCACTGGAAAGACCCTTAACGCAATTCTCTTGAATCGCAACGGGCCGTATGGGTACCCAACATGGAAACAGATCAGAACTGGTGAGACTTCTTTAATAGCTAGAAATATGAAAAAGGACAACAGAATTTCTGTCGCCTCAATTAGGACAGAGAGCGTTGTAGGTTCGCAATCCGACAAAAAAGAAATAGTCACATTCGAGAATTTCTTCGAGGCACCGTTATCCATCTCTAGGCCAACCATGTTATCTGAAACAATCGCACCCGGAACAGATCAAGAGAGGGTGTCTTATAGTCTCATAACTTATCCAAATAACGTTGATATGTTTTCGGCAACCTCTCTCACAAACAAAGCATTTGTTGCAAGAAAAGACCATCGGTTCCCTCTTGAGTCATACGAGACAGCCTCATACGTCGAGCCCATATACCCTGCATCAGGAAATATGTTTTTCCAAAAGGTTAGAGAAAGAAACAATTTTGTTATTGATTACTGGCATAGCGATAGGCTCATTAGGTCCGCATCCTACGATTCAGAAAATTCTTATGGAAACCCCATCCCAGCTCAGAGTATTTGGTCTCTGGATGGTCAACTGGGCGAAACTGGAGCAAGCACTGAGGGCCTGAGGCTAGTCACTCATATGAACACTGGCCAAAATGGAGAAGGGGAACTTCTGAATGATTATGTGACATGGCACAATGGTGGATATCAAGAAGTAACACACAGCATTATAGCAACGACGTTGAATCCGCGCCTTGGTGCGTTGTATACCAGAAGAGCCCCGCGTTATTATTTAAGGTATGATAGCAAGGACGATCTTGTCCTTGCGTGGCACCATGCTTCTGGTGCACCAATATATGAGGTAACAGGGGCAGGGGAACACAATGTAATATATGACACTTATTATCAGTATTCAGAAGAACTCCGCGCCGCAGGAAAGGATCATTCCATAGTTCCGGAGTTTAGAATATCCGATCACATGCACTTTTATACAGAAGAAGCAGGTATGGACTTTTCCAGTCAATATTTAACAGGAGCCCTGTCTTTGACAGGTTCAGATATAAGCGATAGTTCGCAAGCATCTTTTTATAAGACCTACACCAATACGGACTTTATGAAGTTATTTTCTTATATCAAGGACCCGGCCGCCGATTCACGAGAATCGAACGTCAATTCTATCACCCTGACTTGTAGGGCTCTTAAGAAGTTTATCCCGTACAAGGGCCTTCAGCCCTCTGAACGAACTTTGCAATTAGCGACAATGTTTTCTCAGTCATACTACAGAGGGGGAGTTCTTTCTAACGAGGGTTCGAACGTTCAGGCTGAGAGAGGTGCAAATCATATAAGGCCAATCAACTCAATATTTTTCGCCCCGGGGATAATGTATAATACAATAAAATCTGGCATAGCAGTAGATTACCCAGTCATGACCGCGTCATTTAATATGTCTCACGTGACAGGCACGACCCAGATCATGCAAATAGGAAAAGAGGAACAGCTCCGCCGCGGCGTCGAACCTGCTGATGCCGAACATTTCGACCGGTATGATCACGATACATTTATGAGGATGACTCAAGCAAATCATATTGACACATCTCCTCATCCAAGAAGAGCGATAAGTTCTTCCGCCGGCAGCAACGATTCTAGATTTGACTTCAGGGTTCCCTTTGAAGCGCTAATAGAACCAGAAAGGTATTTGCCTAAAACTTTCACAGTTGTCGATGCAGAGGGGTGGCACCCAAGTGCTTCTTTGAATGTGACAAGTACGTTCATGCCAGTCGAACAAAGGCAATATAAATTAGCTGTGAACAACTTTTTGGCAGAAACTGTCTCCTTTTTCTTAAGAGATGGCAAATTGACATCAATGAGGTCACTGCCAGAAAGCAGTTTCCAACTAACTGAAACAGATTCTATAAAAGAACAATACAAGATGAGGGTTTATTTGTCAAAAGATGAATCATCAATTAACACCCTGTTTCCCGAGTTGGCGTCTGGATCGTGGGGTCAAATAACAGGCTCATCTCTTGAGGGGTCATCATCTTTTTTCATGTATGAAAGGCCTTCTGCTTTCGGTCCTCCGGTACACTCTGTGGAGGCGGTTTATGGATCTGTACAGTCAGCAAAACACCCTAGATTTGGCACAGGGTTCAGACCATATACGCCACCATATTATGATGGTCATGCTTATGCAGAAATTACTTTTACGCCCCCCGTGGGAACGTCGGCACCATATAAACTTAGTGATATTAAAAATGCGGAGAACACTACGGTCACATACCATAGAGACCCCGGAGCGGTTCGCATTTACGACGACATGATAAATTCAAGTAGCTATGAATATCGCGCCCTAGACTACACTTCAGGGTCGTCAGACATTTACGTGGAGACGCCTGCCAACGGAGTTGCGTCATATTCTGATAACTGTATAAACCATAGAAGTGCAATGCAGTTAAATTCTTCACTCAATTTATTCTCGGAGGTATTGATTCCGTCTATCATCGAAGACTCTTCGGGTAAAGTCAAAGAAGTTAGAAAAGGAAAAAATAACGAAGAAAAGGCTTGGGTTATACAAACTAAATTTGAAACTCCTATCATGGATTTTTCACCTGTTTCGGCGTCACTCCAGTTCATCAGCGACTCAGGTCCAATTCAGCATACCGGAGAGAGTGTACTAACACACAAGGACCCCGTGGTGACAACTAGAGGAATGTGGCACCAGCACGCTTCAGCTTCACTCGACTCTGATGTTGGAGTTAAGTTGTTTATTGATGACTCTTTTATAGAGTCGTCTGACATTGCTGCTTCCGCAATAATGAGAATGCCTCTTCCGACTAGCATTGTTCAGCAAGATTTCCTAATAATTACGGACTCATCAGGAAATAGAGTTCACTTTGTGTTTGTAAAATCTGGAGTCATTCCAGCGGACAACGTCGCGACCGCATTGTATTATGTGGACATTAAGACCACCACCGAGTTATACGACACTAGAAATGCTCTCGTGAATAAAATTAATTCGACAACAGGTAATCATGGATACACAGCCGAATTTTTTGATGTTGACGCCTTTATGATCTTTCACAGAGAAAAGGGGAAGGTAGGCAATAACACTGGCCTACCGGTAAAAACAAGAAGAAGTCAGTTTGGTTCTGAAACAAATCCGCTCGGCCGCTCCGGAGTCCGCGGAGCACATACTGTTGGGAAAGAATACGCATTTATGGGTAAAAATACCGTCACTTATGCTAGAGGTTTTATACAAGGAAATCAATCATCTGGCTTGACTGATCCTGCATCTAATGCAATAGTCTCTTTTGGGTCGGTACAAAACGTCTTTGCAGACGAGATTGGTGTCGATCACACGAGAACGTGGGCAGCTTTTGGTGACGAACCACGAGACGGGGCTAGGTTTGGTATGAGCAATCCAACTGGATCTCTGGCTAAGTTGGTGGGATTTGAGACAGGTAAAACTAAAGAATCACAAGTCGGGCAGCTCGCCACCAGCAAAACTGTTTACGAGGCTGTTGTTGCAATACCTTTTGTTGACTCAACAACGATGCACAAGTACACCAAAAATAAATTGAAGCCTCCCGGCAGTAAATTTACTTTCTTTAAGATACACGAAGATAGAGAAGAGGCGATGAAAGTCATGTCTAAAATTCGTTCAGGATCAACAGACGACTTAGATCCAGCGATCGTGAACATGGTAGAAAAAATGTCTAAGTATGTATTTCCTCCGACTGTTGACTTTATTAATAATGAAAATATTGAGCCATTTTACATGTTCATGTTCGAGTTTTCTCATAAATTTGACAGGCAAGACCTCGCTGACATGTGGCAAAATGTGTTGCCTTCTGGTATCGGCGCAGATAAGATAGAGAAAGTTTCAAACTCTCTAACAATAAGGGGCATACCGAATATTTTAAATGCCGGCGACCAACTGCAGTGGATGGTTTTCAAAGTTAAGCAAAAGGCAGAAAAGTCATACCACAGCATACTTGATAAATCAACAGGTCAAGAATTCTCCGTAAAATCATCAGAAGGGCACACTAGTTTGGAAAGATCTTTCCAGAGGACAAATAAAAGAGAGCCTGCATATTCATTCAATTGGCCATATGATTTCTTTTCAATAGTGGAACTAATTAAGATAGAGGAAACTGTGGAGTTTAATGGTAGGCCTGAGGCCGAAGAGGTTCTTGACGGTAAGCAGCTCGAAGATGGTGTTTTTCTTAACGAAAAGATTATCAGATCTCGTCAAACTCGAAGTGAAAAAAGTAAAAAAGCGGAAAGTAAAATAAACCCGTATAAACAAGTGTTCGACAAAAAAGACAAGTAAGATATGAGTTTTTTTAACAAAAAAGAAGAAGTAATAGATTTTGAACTAACCCAACACGGCAAAAGGCTTTTGTCGATAGGGAAGTTGAATCCTGTGTTCTATTCTTTTTATGATGACGATATTATTTATGATGTGACTCATGTTTCAACGGGTTCGCACCCGACGCCGCCTAGGAATAAATATCTGGAAAACCAAAAAGATATAAACAATAGAGTCTTCGATTCAATTCGAACAAAAGTGCAATATAATTTTGCGGGGGTAGAAACAAACCACAACGTAAACCCGTTCCCAATGTTGGACCCGTATTCCAATCAGGCAACTTTGGGAAACATAATGTTATATGACATGTCGGATCCTGCAGTTTCTTCCCCTCAGCCATTTATGGTCCATCAGGATAAATTTGAAAGAAATTATGCGCTAGGTATGCCAATCGGAAACTCTAGTCCTGCTCATAAGTTTGCTCCATCTTGGGATATACAAATAATAAATGGACAAATGATAGACTCATCGAGAACTTTGAATGAATATATGCATGCCGAGACCGGCAAAGATATAGGTAATAAATTTAGAATACCACAACTTAATATAACCATGTCCTTCGATTTGACGATTCACAACATGAGCGTAGATGACCCTATGATATTGGAAGACCTAGCAGAAGAAAAGGGGAATTTAGTTCAAACATCTCATGTATTCGATGACGGTAGTTTTCTAAAGGTTGAAGGTCCGCCGTTGATGTTAAAGGTCGAGGAGCACAACGTTTCTTTGATGGAGGAACAGTTTGATATCGAAATATTTGAAATCATAGAAGGACAGCTACCCGAAAGCGATAATATAGTTCCAGTAGATTTGATACCACTTTTAGCTAGGACGAGCAGAGTTGACCCAGCAAGCAACACTGTCAGTCACTATTTTGAGGTGCTGGCCGACGATCAATTAGATGTGGATTCGCTGCCAATTTTTTCTCAAACGCATCTTAGTTCAGCGCAGCTTAGGTCCGCGTTCGAGTCTAGGGTCAACCCATACACTCAGATCCAGTCAACAGGGAATATTAGAGAGAACTCATCTCTGGAAGATATATATAGAAATCCGTCCGAAGAAGTGGAGGATTGTGATTAATGCTAGTCAATTCAGATAATATTTCATCTTTATCTTCTAGGGCTTTTATAAAGCAAATCTCTGTTGATCTGCAGTCATCTGGTGAGCTTGCCAGCCTTCGAAGCAGAGATCCTCACATCTTAACAAGCGATTCGGCAAAATCATCCTCGCAGACCGGCCTGAGTGTATCTCTCGATTTGGTGATCAAGGCCAGTCGTCAATTGGCAAATCACCTAGTTTCACCAAACAAGATGATGGAATCATATTTAAGAAATTTAAAAATTCGAGTCCTTAAGGTAGATAGCGATGCATCAAAAAAGATGATAGTATCACGTCTTACGCAAATTGGGGCATCTTCACCAGAAACCCTAAAAAAACTAAAGATAGAACACAGAGACGTAAGGTTATATGATCTTTTGCCTATGGACGGTGTGTCTCGACTTAAAAAGATAACGTCAGATACCTTCGGGCCGACCGATGTGGAGATGTACAATCTCACAACTAGGGTTACTTTTGATATGGGAAGCACAAATCCCTCTCACTTGTCTTTTATTGCATTCACATGTTCTGAAAAAAGTAAAACAGTGTCTCCCTATTCTTGTGACACTGTTTTTGTGGACAGTACGATACCCTCTGAAACATACATAATGTTAGACTCCAATAATGCAATATGGCTTGATAGGGCTACTAGGTGTAGAAACAACAAGTATGTTAAATGGTCAAGAGGTAGGTATAATCAGTTTCTAAACGCGTTGGCAAGCTTGATCACATCGCCACCAGTCAAAAAGAGAACCTCATTGTATACATCGTATCGAATGGAGCTTCTTCCTTTGATGCAGGGCACCACCGAACCACTTCTGGCCATTAGTAAAATGCTCACCAAATGGAAAGAGAGGAATCCATCAACTTCCGCGGGCGATTTATATAACAGATCAAAAGATTTGTATAACTCCTTTATTAGTTCTGAGTCAACGCTGATCCGAAGAAGAATAGCGGTGACAAAGATAAAAGATTTTAGACCTATTCGCACACTTATAAAAAAGTCAAAAAGAATGGAGTATAACAATTCAATATCAACTCCCGTCACTCCGTTTCAGACATCTTATGACTTTGGGATAGAAAAGTTTGTAGCAGATAAGAAGGTTAGAAATTCTAATTTTTCTGAATTGTTTTTATCAACGGAGATGACAGGGGATGTCAATGGTTTTTTCGCAATGGATTATATGGCTATGCTAAAATCAGAAATAAGCTTCATCAGAAGGTACCAAAAGTTATCCAGCGTGATACTGGATTTTTGCCCGTTATTGGCCATGACCATAGTTCGCCGCCGAGTGGAGGATAATGCAACTGGTATTATGGGCCTAGGTCGAAAATCTCACAGACTAATGAAGCAGGGCATATCAAAAGAGGAAACCATAGTGGGGTTTTATGGTCCCTCTGGAACTTCTGCTAAAATAGAGGGATCCAACCCAAGAGGCTCATTGAAAGAGGAGCAGCTCTCAGTTGCAGGTCAAAATAATGATATAAGATATTTCACTTTCAAAGATAGGGATATTGCTAGAATTGCAAACGGAAGCTACCAATATGGAGTAGAGTTTGTTTTTGCAGACAATACAGTTGGCATACCACGCTCACATATATCCAAAATAAAATCAATAAAATCAACTTTACAAGAGTACCAAGCCCAGTGTTCTTCCGTCAGTAACCACGATATCTCTACTGGTAGGATAACTTCGGCCATCGCGCCGAAGTCCAAGGAGTTAAAAGAGTTGATCAATGGATATATTTCGACAATGGAGTACTTAAATCTTGTGTCGCCTAATTCTGTTTCTGCGAAAGGGATATATAACCTCATCGCTCCAAGGATTGGGACTTTGTCCGGGATTGCTTTGTTCTTGGAGGCAGTAGATGGTTTGGCTTCTATGCTTCAAGATTCTATAGGATCGAAAGAGAGTGCATCTAGTTCCACCCGGGACGCAACAGCTAACTTCTATTCTTCAGCTGCTAGAACCAGAAATAACAAGCTTATAAAAATAAAGAAATTTTTTAACACAACGGTAAACGCAAGCGAAACAATGATGCCACATTACGAATATATGCCGACAATCTCAGAGGGTTCTAATATGCCATCTATATCAGTATCGGCATTTTCAAGCACTTACGCGTTATCACGAGTTCCTGCTGCGGTGTGTAGCATGGGAGAGAAAACGCTAATTGGTTCTGAAGTTCGTTTTGTTGGTTCTTCGACCGATGCCGAAAAGAGAGAATCAGAAGAAGCTGAACTTAGAAATCTCGGTCTCTCTATTATAAACCACTCGTTCTTCAAGAGCATGACCGCAGGTAAAAATGGTTTGATGTACAATTCCCTCAATCTAAAGGAGAAGGCATCATTGAATTTGGAACATCTTAATGCAAACAATTCATACACCTACTTCGATACAAAGACTTCAAAAGAAGCAGCAGAAATGTCTAACGAAGAAAAAGCTAGCTACGACACATCGATCAGGCATTATTTCGGCTTAGGAGATTCAGCTGTGCACAAAGTGGACACAGAAAGAGAAAACCATCCAGAAGCTGCAATTATCGGCCAAACAAATCTTTTTGAACAACCTTCAGAAGTTTTCGTTGGTGGGGAAATAACCTCTCAACTCTTAATGGCTTATAGATCACAAGCTAGGGGCGTAGAGACTTTTAGTGGTTTTGTAACAGACCCCAAAGGGAAGCCGTTACTTAAGAAGGCTATTTTTGCGCCTCTTGGTAAAATCTCGGACTCCAATACTAGAATGTTTTGCAGAATAGCGCCGCCTCAAATATCTTCAACGCGACCAGATTTCGCTACAAAGAGGTTAACTCTACCTGTACATAAAGAATATTTTATGATAAACCCAGACAATTCTTCACCAATGGTTGCTAGGTTTTCTCAAGAGATGAGAGATTATTTTAAAGATGAGTCTAGATTAGCAACAGTTAATGAACAAGAATATATATCAGTAGGATCAATTCAAACAATGAACTATTCTTTTACGAATAGTACGAAGGCAGGATACTGAAATGGCAGACAGATATCTACCACGCGCGCTGGGATCAAACACATTGATCAATGTCCTGCGACAAGGACCAACAGCAACAGCTTTAAGAACAGGTACTGGTTTGAGACTGGAACAAGGGATAGATGCATCGGCGTTCCAAGCAAGCTTGAGGACTCCACCAAGAGCAGAAGAGCCATGTGTCGACCCAATCACTGAGGAGTTCGACGAACGCGAAGAGTCCCAAGAAGAAGAGGTGTTGGAAATTCACGAAGAGCAAATAGATCCCATCTCCGACGCCGACACGGCAGCCTCAAGGATCCTTCGAATTGTCTCATCATCTAGGACAAGAGTTGCCCCAAATCAATCATTCGACGCTAGTGCTGACCCAATCATGTTAGGAAGTAATTGCATGTTTTACGTCTTTCCGGAGGTGGAAAACTCCTTAACAGACGTTGAGGGCGCTCTCTTATATGGTCAGTCGATAAGTTATAAAAGCCCTTCAGTTCGTCGAGACATGCATGTAACGTTCAAGAACCCGTTCGACCAGCGGTATTCCAGCTATCGCGCTAAACTGAGTATTCTTGCAGATGCTCAAGAATCCATTAGTAGAGATGTTCTGACGCTTCATGACCATAAAAGAACTCTAGAAGGGCTACCTTCTTATATGAATGGCCCTCATTTTGGGCCCAACCGCGACCGGGTACAAGTATTCGGCAATGGAACTGGGCAGGCTGAGTTTCACGTATTGAAGATGAATCTTAGCGACGAATCCAGTATGATCATCTCCAATCCCTTCACCCTCGCGTCGAGGGAAAATTGGAAAGAATACAAGAGGGAGTTGCTTTCTAGGCTCTTTGGAAATGATAGTGTGAGTAGAATATATAGCTACACTAATACATCTTTTGAGACACCAATAAGTCATGCCAATAGGAGGTTCGTCGAAGAAAGCAACCCTAAGATAGCCAAATATCAGGCAGCATACAACTTCTATAATGCATCATACGAGCCTACAATATCCGGTCCAAGTAGAGGTATACCACACCACTTGCTGCCCAGTATTTATATGTTTGCAACAGAACTTTTCTCAGCCGGCTCCGGTGCAGCCAATCATCGCACCGGTGACGGAGATCTGCTATCAGAAGATCAAATACCGCTTGGTGTTAAGAGATTTATAAGGCTTGGAGATTTCACGACCAAGGCGCGAATACCAAATATATTTCGCGACATCGAATCCGGCGGCGATAACCCTAAAAAAATAGGTGAGTCTTCAGAGGGTCAATATTATCAAAGTTGGGCAAACACAATTATGTCGTTAGGTTCGGATGAATACTCAGGACTAGTCGAGTCTTATAACACTTATAAAAACTTGATTTATGTATCATCAGATAAAGACAAGGGGATGAAAACAAAGATAAACAATATTTCCAGATTCGTCCCGATGTATACAGAAGTAAGATTTGATGATAAGGCAAAGGCCTCTTCGATGGCTAGTGTTATGTCAAATATGACCCACGAAAATGTCGCCGCTTGTGACGCACTATTCGCATCCGACGTTGTAAGTGCTCTTTCTCGCAATAGCGGTAGAGAGAATTTTATCGAATCCTTTTCCGTTGAGATAGAAAGGGAAGAAGAAAAAAGATCCGAATCTAAAGTTCAAAATATCTGGAGAAATTATTATGACCTAGAGCGTTGGTTTGAACACTACAGCAAATACGATGGCGATGGCAATGACCCGTACGCACAGGCTTCAACATGGGCGGACCGCGATGAGTCGTATATCGTAGGCGAATCGTTGGCGATACGAGCGGTCACAAGAGAATCCGTAGACGGCCGAGCCGCGGCGTCTAACTTCTTGCACGATGGAGTTCTAGCATCTGAAGAAGCGGCACTCAACCTGAAGCGCGAACATGGCTTATCATACATAGATATGTGCAACGGGAAAAGAACCCACTCAGAAGTGTTGATGTACCGGATAGATAAACATGTTGTTATGAGAACTGGTGAGCCGGAACCTGAACCTGTACAAAGTTTCTATATCACTCCCGGCGCTGAGCCAGACGACGGAACCGGCGTAAGCGGCGTAAGCGGAATAAACAGAGAGATAAGGTATTTAGACTCTCAGGTTAAGTTTGGAGAAAGGTATATATACAAGATCTTTGCACATTTGTTGGTGGTTGGCATGGACTACATGTATTTCGACCACACACACATGCCAGAGGATCTCTTTACTGTCCATCCCGGAAACAGAGATGAGTACATTTTAGCAGTGACATACCCAACGTTGAATGTGTATGAGGTGCCGTACTTTAACTCACACGAGTCCATACCAGAAGATAGAGTTCTTGTCACTTCTATTATGGACAACCCGCCGCCCTCACCTCAAGTTGAGGTAGTTCCATATGTTAATATAGACAACAAGATCGGTATAAGACTTGAAGGCTCTATAGACGATTATGTTGCATCTCCAATAATGTTGAGAGATGGAGACGAAGAAGCATACCAGAGAATTTCCGAGTTTCAGAGAGATTTTCTTGATTCGATCGAAAGGAATACTATTACTTCACCGGGAACTGAGGCAATACGTTTCCGCGCTGATGACGTTGTTTCTGGGTTTGAGATTTTTAGGACAACCACTCCCCCTCGATCGTGGCAACACTTTAGGGGCAAACTGTTGACAACCGTCTCTACCGGTGGTATGTCTAATTCCTTCTTTTATTCTGACGACGTCACCCCTAACACGGATTATTATTACACGTTTAGATCAACAGACATTCACGGAAACACATCGAACCCTTCTCCGATATATAAAGTTAGAATGGTTAACGATGCTGGTTTAATCTATCCGATAATAGATACAGTAGCGTTGTCAGATCAAGTAACGGAAAAGGAAGAATCATACTCATCGAGCATGAAGAAGTACCTTAGTATAGCGCCTGTCGCTCAGCAGATGGTTCTAGACATGCAAGAAACTCAAATGCTACGAACAGCTCAAGCCGAACAAGGCGATGGCGGAGAAGCTCTCAATTATGTGAATGTTAAAGAAAATGGCCAAACCACAGTGATTCTCCCTGCAGATCAAAAGTATAGAATTGGGACAACGGGCCCCGAAGGAAAGAAGTTCAAAATAAGATTGACCTCTAAGTCTTCTGGCAAGAAACTTGATTTAAATGTGTTTTTGAAAATTAAACAGGAAACAGAACAACAATAGTTTGAAAAAGAATACGGCGTAAAATATTTTAAAACTAGAACAATTTGGCGTAAAATACTAATTAAAAAAAGAGGAGTTTATTATAAATGGCGTTTTTAGATAACTCGGGAGACATAATACTTGACGCAGTTCTTACTGACGCGGGTAGAAAAAGGCTAGCCAGAGCCGATGGATCCTTTAGAATAGAGAAGTTTGCCTTCGGAGACGAAGAGATAAATTATGGCTTATACAACAAAGATCATGCTAATGGCAGCGCGTATTTCGATTTGGAGATTCTTCAAACACCAGTCTTGGAGGCTTTCACAAATAACACCTCTCTAATGAAAAGTAAATTGATCTCGATTCCTAGAACTGATCTCTTGTATCTTCCAGTTTTGAAATTGAATGAGGTTGCCCCGGGTCTCCAGAAAGAGACAGAACGCTTCACGGACAGTGATGATGTTAATAAGGGATACTTCTTGGTAGCAGTCGACAGGTCTACAGAAACGGCGATTACTGATCAATATGGAGCAAGCAACGGCAAGATACCCAATTTCTTTCATGGTGGCAGCAATAAAGTAACGAACCACAGGATAAGAATAGATCAAGGCCTTGATACTACAGAAATCTCTCCTAGTTTTAGACTGGATCCACAACTTTATGAGGGGCAATATATTGTTGAAATGGATGATAGATTAGGATCTCTTTCTACTTCAGATAGAAGAATCGCGAACGCTTCTTATGTCGATGACGACAATATTGCAAGCTACTTTGTAGCGGATCGCGGCTTTGTCACGATGAATACCAAAACTGGTAAAAAGGGTGATAACCCAGATGAGCAAGGCTTGGATGGTACGGACGAAGTCATCGAAGGGCCTCGCGGAACTTTTCTTGAAATGGCTATTCGAGCAAGCGTAGAATTGCAGTCAAGTACTTTCTTGTTTACGAAAATGGGCACAACCGTTGCAGCTAGCACTGCTGGTGCAGCAATAACAGCTGCGCATTATTTCATAGACTCCACAATTCGCGTCACGGGAGCCAATACTGGCTATAGCATTGACGTCCCAGTTAGATACATCAAAAAGGCGTAAGGTATAAATAATGGCAACTTCTTTTAAGACTTTTTTAAACAGCGACATAACAACAACAAGAACCCTCTTACACGAAGCCGTGCCTATTACCGGAGCGGTTCTCTCTGGGACCTATGAGCACCACAACGGCAATGGCGTCCCTGCAGGTTCCGGTGGCACCGGAACAGATAAAACTCAAGTAAATCAGAAGACTTATGCCCATGGTATGTTTTCTTCTATTTATGACTATCCCTACTTAAGTTCTTCTGCTAATCATATTATAGACGTCACGGCTGGATTTTCAAACGCTTCCGGTTTTAGCGGTAGTACCCGAGGCGACTCTGGCGTAGCCACTGTCCAAAACGCAAAAAAAATAAATATATATAATCAAATGGCTCAAATGCTAGCTGGCTACGACGAAAGTGGAGCTATTAGGGATTTTGATATAGATGGAAATCATTCATCAACTGTTGGAAAAATGAAAGAAGTTTACTTTATAAACTTTTCTAGGCTGTTGACAAAGGATGAAATCAAGAAGGGTTCATTTAATTTAACTTTAGCGGTTTCGGGTGGTTTCACAGAGAAACCTAGGACCTCTGCTCAACACACTGAGCACGCAAAGCTTGTCAAGCTAACGGACGCCTCTGGGTCTAACGGGTTTAAAACAAACTCTCCCGCTGGAGAGTATGGTATTCTTTTCGCCACTGGATCAGCAAACGCCGCCGCAGCACAGGTTGTTGGCCAACAAGTTGACGGTGTTGGAGATCTCCATTCAGATCCCATTTCGCAAAAAACCATGGCCGCCGGAGGAACCTCTAATGCGAAGCCCGCGGGCCTGATTTTCTATCAAGCCGGCATTGCAGTCGTCACAGCATCTATTTTCAACACTGCATCGGTAACTAATGGGGCATACACAAACAACGAGGGCATGGGCCTCCTCGAACCCGCTAACGTCTGGAAAGGCACCGGTGTGGACGGCGCTTTGGTTGGAACACAAGTTATTCAGATGGATGGCGATGGTCACGGTGTAGATAATCGTTTCTCTTACGGTACAATAGCGCAAAACGCGGAATCACTGATGCATAGGATCACTGACATCAGCTTTAACAACACAACAGAGCTTAACTCTACTGTATATTTCTGTCGCGCAAACCACAACGAGTTCAACTACTCTTCAAATCCGACATATCTAGCTGACAGCAAGATGGTCGTAAAGAACAGCACACTAGACTCACCAGTGACTTACTTGACAACTGTAGGCATGTATTCTGCCAACAATGAACTTCTTGCTGTTGCTAAGTTGAGCGAGCCTATCAAGAAGGATCCAACAAACGAAGTAACCTTGAGGGTGAGGCTAGACTACTAAGGAGTACTAGCATGGCACTACACAGGTTCGGCCCAGACGACATATTCAGAAACACAATACGAACTTACCCTGAGCAGGTTTTGTACGTCTATAAGGGCGTAACATATCGAGAAGGGGAGGTGAATTTAACTGGATCCGACAACATGGGCGCATCAATTGCGACTGGCTTTATGCACAAACCTTCGGGCTCAGTCAGTCTATATGAGTTGAACATCGACCGCGCTCCACCTACTCATGCCGCAACCGCTCTGCTGCAGTTTACCGATAAACCACTCGACGGTCAGCAGATCACCATAATTTCTTCCGATGGAACGTCGCTGGCATATATGGCCAAAAACGCTGGCGAGGTTCTTGGTGATCGATCTTTTGACAATTCAGGGACAGTAAAAGCCGCAGCTCAATCCCTCAGGAATTGTATTGAACACGCTAGTGGTCATAACGGAAAAATTTTAGTGTCGGAGATACAACCACACGAACCCGATGATTATATAATAGTTTTAACTCAGCAAGTTCCCGGGTCAGATGGCAATAAGAATATTGTACACAATCTTGCAAATGTAAACGTAAAATCTGTAGCCTTCTTATCTGACTCAACTTTGGCGAATGTAGCCAGCTTCTCTAAGGGTAGCGACCCGGCCGAAACAAATTTGATATACCCCTTTATAGAGGCCCCTCAACCCGGCCAGACCCGCCCAATATTCAAGACAGTGTCTAGGTCTGGAGGTGATACGAGCGATGGATATATTGGCTCATACCCACTTACTGCAAGTATAACAAGACAATACTACACAGATGATCGATCCACAAGAGAGAAATCAATAAGAAGGCGAGTAAACTCTTTGTGTGTGGCGTTGGATTCTTATAGTGTTTTTAGTCCGCATTTTGCGCACAATAGCGGATCTGCAGATGTCAAGTGGGACAAGAGCGTTCAAGAAATGTCTCTAATCAGTATACCTTCTATATTTTATGGATCGTCAATAAGGAGAGGAAGTGTTAACCTAGACTTTATAATCGACGGTGTCACAGTTGCTCGACTTAACGACGAGAAAGAAAACGGAGAATTAATACAAGTTTCTGGATCCAATGAGACCGGCTCTGTCGGCGGTGTGGTTTTGTACAATCATGGCTTTTTGATGTTGACAGGTAGTTGGGATGTGTACGCCGCGAACGAAGGCGAGACGTATACTCTTGCAGATACTGACCTGAACGGTGCCCTAAATTCCGTGACCCCAGCATGGAAATACTTCGGAGCTGGATTGACTGAGGTTAACTTAGAGAGGAAAACTAAGAAAACAGGCCAAATAATTGATGGAGCAGACGAGGTGATTGAAGTCCCCACCGCCCCCAGAGAACAAGAGATAGACGTGACTAGGCTTTCTTATTCTGGCTTGTCGGATGTATCGTTTAAAATATCCTTTCAAGGTACTCAAGAAATCAATACTATTACGATGTTGTCGCATGCCAAGCGAGGCAAAGTCAACCACTCAAATAACTCAACGTTCTTGCAATCTGGATCCTTCATGGATAACCCTCCGATTGCTGGATCCACTGCTTATATTGAATTTCCCGAAATGGTAATCAAAAACACTGTTTCTTCTTCATATGTCGACCCCACTGGGTCGTTCGAAAAACAGACTTTCATATCAAAGGTCGGAATTTTTGACAAAGACAAGAATCTTCTTGGCATAGCAAAAATGGCAACACCAGTTAAGAAAACTCAAAACAGGAATTTAACATTTAAGATCAAGATGGATGTTTAATGAAATTAGCTAAGAAGTATGAGTTGATGATTTTGAGACTATCTCTTCTTGAAAAAGAATACGGCTACGAAAAGGAAGCTTCAGACAAGGCTCAGGACGAGTTTCAAAAACACTTTCAATCAAAAATATCTAACATGACGACAGAAGAAAAGGAAGCGCTGGGGGTCCAAGAGCACAATGGAGTTTATAGGCAAAAACCAAAAGCCTCCAAGCAGCAACCAAAGACAGAACAGGAAAACGAACAAGTCCAGTCTGCAGCCAAAGAGAGGCCTGCAGTAGTCAAGAAAGTGTTCAAAGACATAGCCAAGAAAACTCACCCAGATATATTATCTGGAGATGATGTTAAAGCCGATAGAAAAAAAGAGTTATTCCGACAAGCACAAGCCGCCGCCGAAGAATCTAATATAGGCAAACTACACGAAATAGCTGTTGAGTTAGGTGTAGAATTACCAGATCCAGATGAGAAAACAATTGATCTTTTGCAGAAGTCTATCTCTACCACAAATAAGAAAATAAAAGAATTAAAGAAAACTTTTATTTGGTTGTGGTATAATAGTCCAAACAAAGATCAAATAATGGAACGATTCATTGAAAGGCTTAAAAATGCTAACTCTCGGACTTGATATATCCACTAGTATAACAGGAGCAACCATATTAGATCCTGAAGGTAATATACTATTAACAGAGTCTTGGGATACAAGAAACAAGAATAAATTTCCCGATTTGTTCGGAAAAGCAGATTTTATCAGAAGTCGAATATTTGCCCTGTCACACAATTACTGTATAAAGAATGTTTTCATAGAACAGTCGTTACAATCGTTCAGATCTGGATTTTCTTCTGCTCAGACACTATCGACCCTATCTAGGTTTAACGGGATAGTGTCTTGGATTTGCTATAAAACACTCGGTCTCACTCCGGAATATGTAGCCGCCACTACAGCTAGAAAGCTGTGTGGAATAAAAGTCCCAAGGGGAACGAAAGCAAAAGAACACGTTCTTCAGTTTGTACTTGACAATGTGCCCAACTTTGAGATACAATATACAAAGAATGGCAATCCGAAACCCGGTGCATACGACCGGTCAGATAGTTGGGTGATTGCCAAAGCGGGCCTGACCTTATGCAATCAAAAAAAATAAAGATCCTTAGAGATTCTCTGGGATCCTTTTACAAATCGACTTCTGAGCTTTTGTTT